AATTGAAAAGGAATCAATTATGGCCCTAACATCACCAGGCGTAGAAGTCACAGTTATTGACGAGAGTCAATATATCCCTTCTGCTGTCAACACAGTACCTTATTTTGTGGTAGCTACCGCGCAGAACAAAGTTTCTGCTGACGGGGTAACTGTAGCCGCTGGTACAACAGCCGCTAACGCTAACAAAACTTATCTTATTACAAGTCAACGAGACTTGGTTGCCACATTTGGTGTACCGTTCTTCTACAGTACAACAACTGGCACTCCTATCAATGGTTACGAGCTTAACGAATATGGCTTGTTGGCTGCTTACAGCGCACTTGGTGTAACAAACCGTGCTTATGTACAGCGTGTTGATGTTAACTTAACTGACCTAACAGCCAGCTTGAGTCGTCCTACCGGTGACCCAGCCAATGGCACATACTGGTTAGACGTTAGCACCAGCGTGTGGGGTATCCAAGAGTGGAATCAAACAACTGCTACATTCACAGTAAAAACTCCAACAGTTATTACTGACAGCGCCAACGTAACTGATTCATCAGTTGGTGATTACACCCCTCTAGCCAGCATTGGTAGCATTGGCGACTATGCAGTAGTGGCAGTGGATCAAAACATTCGTGGTTACTATAAAAATTCAAGCAACATCTGGGTGTTTATTGGCAGTGACGCTTGGAAATCTAGCTGGCCAACTGTGACAGGTGGCAATGCACCTAGCAGTTTGACCGTGGGATCAAACTTGTACTTTAACGATGTACTAGTGGCAGTTCCAGCAAGCCCAAATAACACTGTGGCAGGCCTAGCAGCCGCTATCAACAGCGCCGCTATTCCTGGCGTCACGGCAGCCGCAGTTGGCGGACGTCTAGCTGTATATGCTAACAGCCAAGCCACCAACGATGCTTCAACAGCTAATGGTGGTATTGTAGCAGTTGACGCTGGTCCTAACCAAGGTAGCTCTTTATTGACTTCTTTGGGCCTAGTAACTGGTGAATATCTTGCACCATCGTACTATCCTGGCTTCAGCTATCAAGTTCCACGCTGGAGAGTAACTGATACATCACCAAGACCTACAGGTTCCGTATGGAATAACTTGAGCTCAGTTAATAACGGTTTAAATGTTAAAGTCAAGAAGTACAGTTCAGCCCTTGGCGATTGGGTGTCTCAAACTACCAACGCCTATGTAGACGATGCTCAAGCTAATAACCAACTTGACCCAGCTGGCGGCGGTAAAAACATTCCAACTGGTACAACATACATTGGGTATGATGCCGCAACATATTTGACTAACACACTTTCAAACTTTAGTTTTGAAATTTTTGAACGTGTGGCGTTTGGACAAACAGTAATCACTGGTACTACTACACCCTCAGTATTCCAAGTTGGCAGCTCTTTTGGAATTGGTGGTTCAGAAGCTGGCTCAGCAACATTCAATGAAGGTTTAGTAACCATTGGTGGAACTGGTTCTGTCAGCGACTTTATTGCCGCAGTTAGCGCAGCCAACATTCCTTATGTCAGTGCAAGCGTAAACAGTGCTGGCAATATTGTGTTTACACATAGCCAAGGCGGTACAATTCTATTACAAAACAACGTTGGCACTCCAGTAACAACAGCTGGTTTTACTTCCGCAACTCCAAATGTCAGAGTTTTAAACACTGATACATCAGTATTGGTATTGAGCAACTGGGTAACAGCACCTGAGTTTGAATACACATCTAACGACGTGGCACCGGATCAGAACCCAGCTAACGGTCGTACTTGGTACTACAGCAGTGTCAGCGAGGTTGACATTATGATTCAGGACAACGGTGTCTGGAAAGGTTATCAAAACGTTACTAACGATGTTCGTGGTTTCGATTTGAGTAACACAAACCCCAATGGTCCTATTGTAAGCGCAAGTGAACCAACTACACAAAACGATGCCGCACAGACACCTCTACAATACGGTGACTTGTGGATTGACACTGGTGACTTAGAGAACTATCCTGTGATTTATCGTTGGGAACCGGTTGACGGTGTTGACCAGTGGGTACTGATTAATACATCAGATCAGGTAACGGAAAATGGTGTATTGTTTGCAGATGCTCGGTGGAGTTCAAGCGGCGCCACTGACCCTGTAGCAGATCCGTTCCCAAGTATCATTAGCTTGCTAACAAGCGATCACTTGGACCTTGATGCTCCAAGCCCAGCACTATATCCTGAAGGTATGTTGTTGTTTAACACACGCCGCAGTGGTTACAACGTGAAGGAATTTAGAAATAACTACTTTACATCACAAACATACCCCGATGCTGGTGCATACAACCCTGCACAACCAAGCAACAACAACAACCTACCGTTGTTCAACTATACTTGGGTCAGCGCAAGCGGTAACAAAGACAGCGGTGCGATGTGGAGCGGTCGTCAAGCACAACGTCAGATGATTGTGGCAGCAATGAAGTCTGGTATTGACACCAGTGCAGCCGCACGTGAAGAGCAAAATGGTTACAACATTATTGCTACACCTGGCTACCCTGAGTTGATTCCTAACATGATCGCACTCAGCAATGAACGTGCTAACACATTGTTCTGCGTTGGTGATACCCCAATGCGCTTGGCTGCCGACGGTAACAGCTTGGTTGAGTGGGCTACAAACAACAACGGTTTGGGCTTGCCAACAGAAGACGGTCTAGTTGCAACCAGCAACTACTTGGCTACATTCTATCCAAGTTGCCAAACTACAGACCTAGGTGGTACAACAGTTGTTGCTCCTCCAAGTCACATGATGGTTCGTACAATCTTGCGTAGTGATGCAGTTAGCTATCCATGGTTGGCACCAGCAGGCACACGTCGTGGTGTTGTTGACAACGCCAACGCAATTGGTTATATTGATGCGGCTACTGGCGAATTCCAACAAATCAGCGTTGGACAAGCCGTGCGTGACATCCTGTATGAGCGCAACATTAACCCAATTACATTCATCCCAGGTGTTGGTATTACTAACTTTGGTAACAAGACCAGTACTACAACAACAACTGCGCTGGACCGAATCAACGTTGCACGTTTGATCTGCTTCTTGCGTGGACGCTTGGAAGAAATTGGTAAGTTGTTCTTGTTTGAACCTAACGATGAGATCACTCGTAACGAAATCACCAACACTGTTAACAGTTTGATGATTGACTTAATTGCCAAACGTGCTATCTATGACTACCTAGTTGTTTGCGACTTGAGCAACAACACACCAGCTAGAATTGATAGAAACGAGTTGTGGGTGGACATTGCCATCGAGCCTGTGAAGGCAGTAGAGTTTATCTACATTCCTTTGCGTATCAAGAATACTGGCGAAATTTCTGGTGCGGCAGGTTAATATGACAAATGGGCTGGTTTTAACCAGCCCTGAGTCCAGGTAAATAAACATATAGGAGATAACAAATGGCAGTTTCATCACTACAGAGAATGACAGTACCGCTAGCTAGCGATCAAAGCGCAAGCACACAAGGTCTGTTGATGCCTAAACTCAAATATCGCTTTAGAGTGATGTTTGAAAATTTTGGCGTATCAAAGCCAACAACTGAATTGACTAAGCAAGTAATCAGCTTCACACGCCCTAATTTGAGCTTTGAAGAAATCACACTACCAATTTACAACTCAACATTGAAGTTGGCAGGTAAGCACACATGGGCTGATGCTACATGTGAAATCCGTGACGATGCAAGTGGCGCAATCAGTAAACTTATTGGCGAACAACTACAGAAGCAAATGGACTTTTTGGAAATGGCTTCTGCAAGTTCAGGTATCGATTACAAGTTCTTAACAAGAGTCGAAGTACTAGACGGTGGTAATGGCGCAAGCGAGCCAATCGTTCTAGAAACTTGGGAACTATACGGTTGCTATCTAAAGTCAGCAGACTATGGCGCATTGAACTACGGTGAAAGCGCACCAGTCACAGTTAATTTGACAATTGCTTACGACAACGCTAACCAGACCCCTGAAGGTACTGGTGTTGGCACACCAATTGGACGTACCCTAGGCGACGTGGTAACCGGTGCTGGCCAAGGCCAGTAAGGAGTAATCCATGGCCAATGGCGGCGGTCCATTTGGTATTGGCAATCAAGTCTTCAAAGGCTTTATTGGAAATGACGTCTTGCGTGATTACACTCACGCAAGTCGTACATTCACGACCAACAGTTACGAACTTAAACCACGCTTTAAGTTTTTATTCCATGTTAGCTTTACTATCAACGTTCAGCAAATTCCTTATCTCCGTGGCGTTTTTAGTAACGATGATATTCAAGAACTCAGCTTGTTGGTTAAAACAGTTGACTTACCCAAGTACAACATTGCAACACAGACGCTGAACCAGTATAATCGTAAACGTGTAGTACAAACCAAAGTTGATTACCAGCCAGTTTCGTTGACATTCCATGACGACGGTGGCGATAACAGTCGCAAGCTTTGGTACTATTATTTCAGTTACTACTTTAAAGACCCTGCTCAACGATATTTGTCGCCAAATAACACCAACGGAAGTTTGGGTGCTAGTTTAAACAGCCCAGCTGGCTTTGGTTACAACAGCAGAGACATTTACAACGATATTCTTCAAGTCAAAGACTGGGGTTACTCAGGGGAGACTTGGAACGACGGAACCAGTGCCACAGGTGGTAAGCCACCTTTCTTTAGAGACATACGTATATACGGCATGGATCAGCGCAAGTTTGCTGAGTATGTGCTAGTAAACCCAATTATATCAAACTGGAGTCATGATCAATATGACTACAGCCAAGGATCTGGTGTTATGCAACACAGCATGACCATTAACTATGAAACTGTAAAATACTACGAAGGCGCAGTGGGTGGATCTCGTCCAGACACCAACGTACAAGGATTTGCAGACCCCAGCCACTACGACACACGTGTTAGCCCCATTGGTCGCCCCGGTGGCAATCAAACAGTGTTTGGGCAAGGTGGATTGCTGGACGCTGGTATTGGTATATTGAGCGACTTACAAAGTGGCACAGTGGGTGGCTTAATTGGTGCCGCACAAACAGCCGCACGTTCGTACAACACATTCAAGGGTGCAGACCTAAAGAGCATTACCAAGAGTGAAGCTATTGCCCTGGGCAAGAATACTATCATACAGGCTATTCCTGGCGCAGTGCGACCAGTATTAAACAAGCCAACTGGTATATTCATCCCAACACCCACAAACCCTAACAACAATCCTTGATATGTCAACAGTAAATTATGCTAACACCAACATAGATCAAACCGTAAGAATTTTTGATAGTTTTTATCGGTATGATGTACAAGTGCCCGCGGCTGAATACGATGTAGTGTTTAGCTACTTCAAGTCGAACATGAAGAACGCACGTGCCGCTGGTAATTTTACAGTGAGTTTGTTTCAAGTAGCACAAGAAACCAATGTACCTCCGTTGACATTGCTCAAGCAATTTGAAGGTACTAGTGGGGTAAACCTCAATGCTACATTGGCATACTACCTCAATCAAATACGCAGCCGCGCCACATTGTTGGGTGTAGGTGCACCAGTGGTGCCCAATGCGTATGCAGCCAGAAACGTATTACAGTAAACTATGGCTAAGTGGGCTCAAGGTCAATACATAGTTCAAAATCGTGAAAAGTATGTTGGCAAAGGTACGCCAAGATATCGTTCAGGTTGGGAACACAGCTTTATGCGTTTTTGCGACAGCAATGACCATATACTACAGTGGGCATCAGAAAGCATTGCTATTCCCTACCGCAATCCCATAACAGGCAAAATGACTAACTATGTGCCAGACTTCTTGATCACATATCGCACTAGAAACAATACAGTCAAAGCCGAACTCATTGAAATCAAGCCTAAAAAACAAAGCGTGGTAGAAGACCGAATGAGCTCTAGAGACCGTGCAGTTGTAGCAGTAAACTACGCTAAGTGGGATGCCGCAACCAAGTGGGCACGCCGTAATGGCATGACATTTAGGGTTATAACCGAAACAGACATGTTTCACATGGGTGGCAAGTAGTACGGTAAATACCGTATGACTCGCAAACTTGAAGAACTTTTTGATCTACCGCCAACTTCCAAAGAAGTTGAAACCGCGGTTCCTGATTTAGAGGAAAACCGCAACACCATAGTGGCTCTTGACGAAGCCATAGACAAAATAGACACAGCTCTCCCAGCAGTCAAAGGCTTAGACGCTACTGACAGTGAAATGGACGAGCTTGCCGATCTAGCTAAACAAAGCTACAACGAGTTAATGGATCTAGGTATGCAAGTAGATTCACGTTTTGCCTCGGAAATTTTTGGGGTAGCCAGCAACATGCTAGGGCATGCAATTACTGCCAAAACAGCCAAGCTAGACAAAAAGCTCAAGATGATTGATTTGCAATTGAAAAAGATGCGACTAGATCAGCAACAAGCTGATAAGGATGCTGATGCAGGCGCAGTGCAACAAGGCACAGGGGTAGTACTCAGCCGCAATGATTTGCTGGAGCAAATTCTCAAGCGCAACGATCAAAACAGTAAAAAAGAATAAATATAGGACAGGAACCTGACATGAAACCATTTGCACAATACCTCGCTGAAAGCGAACGTACCTATGATTATCGGATCAAAATCTGCGGTAAACCACCAGCAGACACTGTTCGATTATTGAAACAACGTCTTGATCAATTTGATCCTGTACGCATGGGAGATGAAAAGTCTACCCCGGTACAACCAATCCCCACTGACTTCCCTAACTTCAAAAATGAATCAGTTACCATGCTTGATGTAAGCTTTCGCTATCCAGCGATTGAGCCACAAATCAAGCAACTGTTTCAGTTGTTAGGTGGCGACCCTAATCGTTTAGTAATGACCACTCGTGATTACAATGACAGCATGGCCGCTGAGTACAAGAAGATTGAAGATGAAAACCAGGATCTTGTTGCTGACACTGACTATCCTGCACCTGATGCAGAACAAAAAGGTCTCAAGAAAGACTACAGTGTAGAGGCTCATGATCACGTTGTGCTAAAAAATCAATATCGTTCCGACTTCACAGTGGCAGGTGGCAAGACCCGTCCAGCAGTGACAACAAATGATTTCAAAACTGGTAACACCAGTCCGATGACAAAAATTAACCGTCCGGCAAAGCCAGCGACTGGTGCCAAACCAAGAGGATAAAGCAATGACATTTTTCTATGACTTAAACAAAAAATTAGCCACACTGGCTGAGAAACAAGAATCACAACAGTTATCAGAAAGTGCTGTTGCTGAACGTGCCACTGGCGATTACAGTGCTAAAGATGCACGTGCTGGCAAAGACATTGGCAAGCCAGGCAAAGGATTTGCCAAAATTGCTAAGTCAGCTGGCGAGAAGTATGGCAGCAAAGAGCGTGGTGAGAAAGTTGCTGGTGCTGTGTTGGCCAAACTACGTGGCAAAAACGAAGGCATTGAACAAGAAGGCAATGCATTCTCTGGCGCAGTGGCCAAGGCCAAAGCTGATGGTGTTCAACCTGGCGAGAAAATCAAAGTTGGTGGTAAGGAATATCCTGTGAGAGAAGGTGAAGTACCAGCAGAGTTTCGAGGAGCCAAGAAGTCAGATGTGCCAGCGTATCAACGCAAGGCCAAAGGCGGTGATTGGAAAGTTGGACAAAAAGATTTAGACAAAGAACGTGAACGCAACATCAGTGACCGCAAAGGCCTTGCACGTTTACGTGGTGCCGACCCTGCTGAAGTTGACGAAGGCTGGGACGACATGTTGAAGATGGTCAAAGACCGCGGCGACATGAAAGTTGGCGATACTAAAAAAGGTGCCAAAGGCACTATCACAAAAACAGCAACTGGTGTACGTCACACACGTAGCTATGACGAAAAGACCGGTGAAACTGACACAGGTGATGATGCACCAGCAGCCGGAGAAAAGCGCGGTCGTGGACGTCCCAAGAAATACACAGCAGACAATCCTCGTCAAGAGCGTACCACAGCTAAGTCACGCAAAGCTGACCGCACTGCGTACAGCAAGAAAAAAGTAAATGAATACGGTGACTTTGGTCCCATGGAAGACCAAGACGAAATGGTTGATCGTGGCGAATATGATCGCGAAGGCGACATGGCCAAAGAACAATTGCACACTATTGAAGCAGCCGCTGAAGAGCTACATGCAATTCTCAGCGACGAAGAGAATTTGCCTGAGTGGGTGCAAAGCAAAATTACCAAGGCCATGGACTACATTGACACTGCACGTGACTACATGAAGTCTAGCAAGGCCGATGATGCTGAACCTGTTGCTGAAAAGGCTCCTCCAGGCGCTAAAGCAGAACGCATGGTCAAGCACATCAAGAAGGGCTATGCCAAAGACGGCAAGCTAACTGACAAAGAAAAATCAATTGCTTATGCCACAGCTTGGAAAAGCAAAAACAAAAGCAAAAAGAAAGAAAAAGAAGTTGAAGAAAATACAGTGGCCGGCAATGTGGCACCAGCAGACGAAGCACCAAAGAGCAAAGGCAGTGGTGGATTTACATTTGGCAAAGGCATTTACGACTCTCTAAATCGTGAACTAGAAACTATGATTTCTGAAAGCATGAACATCAGCATGAACATGAGCAACAACCCTGATGGTGGCCCAGCTCATAGCTTGACTGTTACTGCCACAGACGAAGACGCACTCAAATTGGCAACCATGTTGAAAATGGCTGGCCTTGGTGGTGGCGAGCAAGAAGGTCCTGCTACATGCGAAACCTGTAACGAAGCACCATGTCATTGCGCCGAAATGGTTGACGAAAATCAACCTGAGTGGCCCACTGATCAAGTTGAAGCAGAAGACAATTTTGAATACAGCGGTGGCCTGAACGGCCCCAAGTCAACAGGTCAGACCACGGGTGCTCCGTTTAACCGTCAGCCACAACGCCAAGGTGCTATGGCTGAACAAGATGAGTTAGCTGGCATGCTTGGCTTTGATGGTCAGCCTAGTTTTAACAGTAAAGAAATAAACGAACAAGAGCAGGATGAGTTAAGTCGCATGAAAGAAATGGCTGGCATTCGTGAATCTGCCAAGCCAGACTATGTTGATCTTGACAAAGATGGCAACAAAAAAGAGTCAATGAAAAAGGCTGCTGACGACAAAGCCAAGGGCGAAAAGAAAGTTGAAGAAAGTATTCTATCTTTGACAAATCTTTGGAAAGAATACAAAGGTCAGTAATATGAAAAGCTTTCTTGATTATCTAGCCGAAGCAAACTATGCCGCACAAGTTCCGGTAGTGGGCGACGACTTTGCTATCAACATTCGTGAAGAATGTTTGTTAGAAACGTATGTTTGCGAAGAAGCCATTGACGGTGTTGTGTTGTTTGCTGACGACCGCATGATGGAGATTCTTGAGAGCTATGCTTTATTAGAAACTGCACCTCACGAAACTGTGATTCTTGAAGGCATGACCAAACAGGCCATGCACGACGATGCTGACCGCATGAGTCTTGAGCAGTTTGTTGACAAGTACGGTGACGAGGAATGGGTTCATGAGTTTTGGCACAACATCAATGATGACATTGACGAAGCCAAGTATCAAGGACGCGAAGTTCCGCTGGGTAAGCCCATGAAGGGCGATGTTAAAAAATCCAAAGTATATGTACGTGGTCCCAAGGGCAATGTAGTTAAGGTAAACTTTGGTCACGGTGGCACCAGTGCTAAACGTGCTGGTCAACAGACCATGAAGATCAAGAAGTCAAACCCAGCAAGACGTAAAAGTTTTAGAGCAAGACACAACTGTGATAATCCGGGCCCAAGACACAAGGCTCGCTATTGGAGCTGCCGTGCTTGGTAAAGGAGATATAAATGACAACACCATATAAACCGTTTAACGAAAATTTAACAACACCTACACAGCAAAATCCACATAGTCCTGCGACCAGCGGATACAAGCAACAGCCTGTGGACATTCCTGGTGTTATCAGTCAGACCAACAATTTGTACAAGCCATATGTGGCACCAGACAATAAGGATACCAAGTAATGGCCAGTCAAGCAAATGTTTATACCACCGTCAATGCCCAAGTATGGTACACTGACAAAGCTTTGATTTCTACCGGCACAAACAGTGTAACCTATCAAGTCAATTTGGCGCCTAGTTTTAGTGACACAATTTACAGCAATGCTGTGGTAATACCAGCCAACAGTTCTGAATATGTGTACATAGGTGTAGGTAACAAATTAACTATCACAGGCGGCAATTGCACAATTAGCGAAGCCGGCACGGCAAGTTCCGGTACAGCTGGTGTTTCAGGACAAGGTAGCTATCCCGGCCAAGTGAGCTAATTGCCATGCGAGCTTGCGAGTTTATCACCGAAGCCCGTGAAGGTAAATTAAGCAAACGCCTGCAGGCAGCTACTCGCGGCCTTAATACATTCTCTGATGGTGAAAAGTGGAATACTGATTACACTCTTAACCGTGTGATGATGGCAGTAGCTTGCACAGACGGATCATTTGTTCCTGACATTGACTGGAAAAGCTGGATAGGCAAATCCAAGTCTGCACATCCTTATACCAAAGAAGAGCAAGAAATGCTAAAAATGGCTTACAAGGCTGCTAATGCCAAGTGGGATGATACAAACCACGGCGACATGGACAGCGAAGAACATCCAGCAGTGAACAAAGAAAGCCCGGTCAAAGCATTCAAAGGATATCCAAGATGAGAGCTCGAGATTTTATCAAAGAAGAGAAAAATCTTCCAGTTGAAATCTCCGCGCCGCTAAGGCAGACGTATGTTGTGCCAGGACTCAGTGCCGCTGATCCTTACAACAATTATAGATTTGGTGTAGCAATTGCTAGAGCTAGAAGTGATTATCGTAAAAACGACGTCAATCCACACATGCCAAACTGGAGCCCAGAAACAGCGTTTGGTGAACACGGTGTAGTTGTAGGTATGAACGCAGGTATTCAGCCTGTGATTGATGCGGCATTGAAAATGACTGGCACCAAGGGCGGTAAAAGAATAGTATCAACTCCAGACAGCGATGAGCCTGAATTTGTTGAAAAGAAAAGCCCAGTAAAAGGCTTCAAAGGATATCCAAGATGAAAAAAGTATTAGCAATATTAATGTTGTTGCCAGCATTGGCAATGGCACAAAAAACACCACAAGGTGTCGTGTACGATGCACAAATAGTGAGGGTCAACGATGGCGACACTGTTGTCATTGCCGCTCCCTTTCTGCCCGCACCACTCAAGCCCGAACTCGCGGTCCGAGTGTACGGAGTTGATACCCCAGAAAAAGGATTCCGCGCTCAGTGCCCTAGCGAAGATGCCAGAGGAAAAGCCGCCTCAGAATTCACTAAAAATGCAGTTAACGCCTCAACTCAACGTCAAGTCGTTCTCTATTCATGGGATAAGTTCGGCGGTCGTGTACTGGGAGACATCATTCTAAACGGCCAAAGTCTACGTGCTATGTTAATCGCCAATGGTTTTGCTCGTGAATATTATGGCGACGCAAAACAAAGCTGGTGCCATTGAACTTAGAAGACTAGTGTAAAGCTGGTTAAATAACCAGCTATGACAAACTTCTATTGTGCCGCTCCTTGGCGCGGCTTACACATAAATCCCCGTGGTGATGTAAAAACCTGCTGTGCTGGTGATCCCAACATGCTGGGCAATCTCAACGAACAAAGTATTGAACAAATTTTACATGGCCCAGTTATGCGCGAAATACGTCAAAGTATTCGCCAAGGTAAGCCACACCAATATTGCTACAACTGTGTGCAAGCCGAACGTTACGGTCGCAGTGAGCGCGATTGGCACAACAACGTAAGCCCAGAATTTGATCCTGCCACAGCAGCCGACGATGAGCATATTCCTACACTGATTGATGTGCGTTGGAATATCACTTGTAATCTTAGCTGTAACTACTGTGGTGACAAATGCTCAAGCAAGTGGGCCGCACTTAAACACATACCTTTTAAGTCTGGGGCTAGACCATACTATGAACAAGTGTGCGATTACCTAGAGCAACACCAACCCAACATACGTGAAGTAGCACTTGTAGGCGGTGAACCTCTGTTGTTGCCTGAGAACGAACGACTACTTGATGTACTGCCTGACAATTGTATTGTTACACTAATAACCAACGTGTCAGTTGATTTAACTAACAACAAAATTTTTGAAAAACTAAAAACACGCAATCAAGTTGGTTGGAGTCTTAGTTTTGACAATATTGATCAACGTTTTGAATATGTTCGTCATGGCGGTCGTTGGAGCCTTGTGCAACAGAACTTAGATATACTACGACCATATATGGAAAGCCGGCAACACTGGGGTGGAATTCACGCTGTGTATAATTTGTACAATGCCACAAGGTTAGTTGAGCTTACTGAATTTGCAAGAAGCCGTGGACTAACAATACATTGGCAAAGTTTGTACCAACCTGAGTGTTTAGATCCTACTCGTCTTGGCAACACTGTGTTGGCCATGGCACAAGATGAGATAACCAAGCTGTTGGATATGAACATTTGTTTAGACAACGAGCGACAGTTTTTTCAAAATGTGCTGGCAGGATTCAACGCCAAAGATGATCTAGGATCACAGTTCCGTGAACACATTCAAGACATTGAAACAAAGTATCACACAGATCAGCACGGTAAATTTCAAGAGTTGTGGCCCGAGTTAGGATTCTTATGCCAATGATTTTTGAAAATCCCCCAGTGCATTTTGGCATATATTATGCCAATCAAACACTGCGCTGGTTACCAACTGACACTGAGGAAAGCTACAACAAATTAATTCAAGACCCCAAACATCTTGAGTACTTTCGCAATCTGGGCTGGGATCATCCAGATGCAATAACTTATAAATTAAACAACTACGGTTACCGTGCTGATGAATTTGATGACCAACCTTGTGTTGTTGCATTGGGCTGTAGTTATACAGTGGGGATTGGATTACCAGATCAAACTACTTGGGCAAGACAAGTAGCAACAAAAATGGGATTAAAATGTGCCAATTTGGCCTGGGGTGGATACAGTACCGATACATGTTATAGAATAGCTGAGTACTGGATTCCTCGCCTGAATGTCAAATATGTTTGCATGTTGGCGCCTCCAAGATCTAGGGTTGAGTTACTGTTAGACCCTGCAATAAACATGCAACTGCCAGTAGAAATATTCTTGCCTCAAGGCACAGGCGATATGTTTGATTACAATGATTTATTTTTAAAACACTGGTTTTTAAACGAAGAAAACGCCAAGATAAATCAGCGAAAGAATATCCGAGCTATACAAAATTTGTGTACAGAATTAAACATACCTTGCACTGTTTACACTGCCGACGAGTACATGTCTCAAAGTCGTGAGGAAATAGGTTATGCTAGAGATTACATGCATGGCGGTCCAAAGATACATAATATATTAACAGAAAAGTTCTTAGATGGTTATAAAGAGTAGTTTAGAAACAGTACTAGTTAAATCTCCTTACCGGAGAGAAACCTACACCGAGCACGAGCTTCAAGAGTTTGCTCTCTGTGCAGACCCTGTCACGGGTCCTATGTACTTTATGGACAACTTTTTCTACATCCAGCATCCCACACGTGGTAAAATGTTGTATCACCCGTTTGGGTATCAAAAGAAGCTGATTGAAACTTATCACAACTATAGATATTCAATTAGTTTGATGCCACGACAAACTGGTAAGTCAACCAGTGCCGCAGGTTACTTGTTGTGGTATGCTATGTTTGTGCCCGACTCAACAATTTTAATTGCCGCGCACAAATATACTGGTGCTCAGGAAATTATGCAACGTATTCGTTTTGCATACGAACTATGCCCTAATCATATTCGTGCTGGTTGCACCAGTTACAACAAAGGCTCGCTGGAGTTTGAAAACGGCAGTCGTATTGTATCAGCTACCACAACTGAAAACACTGGTCGTGGTATGTCTATCTCTCTTCTATACGCTGACGAATTTGCGTTTGTGCGACCCACAATTGCCACAGAGTTTTGGACTTCTATTAGTCCTACATTGGCCACAGGTGGTAAGGCAATTATTACTAGTACACCTAACTCAGACGAGGACAAGTTTGCTGAAATTTGGAAATTAGCAAACAAATGTGAAGATGAATTTGGTAACCCTACTGTGCTGGGTCGTAATGGATTTAAAGCCTATCGTGCTTACTGGAATGAGCATCCTGACCGAGATGAAAAGTGGGCCGCTGAACAACGAGCACAGCTAGGTGAAGAACGTTTCCGTCGAGAAATGGACTGTGAATTCGTTATCAACGACGAAACGCTGATCAGTCCAGTCAAGCTATTGGACCTTGAAGGTATTGAGCCAGTTAAAAAGACTGGACAAGTTCGTTGGTATCGTAATCCCCGCCCTGGCGAAATGTACATTGTGGCCCTGGATCCTAGCTTGGGCACCGGCGGAGACCCTGCTGCCATACAAGTGTTTGAAGCACGTACCACAGAACAAGTGGCCGAGTGGCGTCACAACAAAACTGACATACCTACGCAGATTCGCATCATGGCGGACATAATCAAAGAACTCAACTCAGTGGTCAACGATTCAAAGAGCATTTACTACAGTGTAGAAAACAACACCATTGGTGAAGCGGCTTTGATCTCAATTGCTGAATATGGGGAAGAAAACATACCCGGTTACTTTCTCAGTGATAACAGTGTGATAAACGGTGTAGGACGCAAATTCCGCAAAGGCTTTAACACCACAAACAAAGCCAAAATCACAGCATGCAACAAGTTTAAAATTTTGGTGGAAAGCGGGCGTATGCAAATACGCTCAAAACCCTTGGTGTCTGAACTTAAAACATTTGTTGCCAATGGCACTAGCTATGCGGCAAAACCTGGGGAAACTGATGATTTGGTAATGAGTACGTTGTTGGCTGTGCGTATGCTGATGTTGTTACAAACATACCATGCTGAACTAGATGCACACCTTAAAGATCACTCAGACAACATCATTGAGCCCATGCCCTTCATTTCTATAATGCGCTAAATACACTACCATGGCAAAAGATAACTCAATTTCACAAGATTTATATGATTTGTTGACTACAGCAAATTTTGACCCCGAAGTTGCCGACGAACGAGGCAATGAAGTCCAACCCAACGAAGGCTCTGTGTACAGTTTTGACTGGGTAAGCGACTCAGGTAAAAACTACGGTACTGCTGTGGCAGTGATCACAGACGACAATGACTTGCAGTTTTTCTTTGGTGACAATCTTGGCAGAGGCATGGAAGAGCCTGACAAGACTGAATGGTATCAATTCATGGAGCAACTTAGTAATTTTGCTGCCAGGCACAGATACACCTGGAGTCCAAAGAACTTAAACCAACTCAAGCACACCATGGCTGGCATGGCAGCCATTAAAGAAGGTTTGTTTGAGGGATATTATGGCACACGTCGCAAGAGCTACATGGGCGAAGAGACTACAGCACGTCTGGTGATCAATCATAATAGAATCATTGGCGAAAACGACAAACGTTATCGATATGTGGAAAGTTTGTTTATTGAAACAGCAGATGGCGAATGTTTCAAACTGCCATTTAAGAATTTAGGTGGCGGCAAAGCCATGCTAGAACATGTGCGTCAAGGCGGACGTCCTTATGATGTACGTGGCTCACACATTGCTGAACTGGTGAGTGAAATGGCAGTGTTGACTCGTTTTAACCGTGCCCGTCAAGGTCGTGTGTTTGAAGGCGTCACCCAAGAGTTAGTGGAGCAAGCCGAACATTACTATCGCAGCCTTCAAGAAAATTTAAAACACATGGCCACGGGCCGTGGCTATCAACGATATTTTGAATCATGGAGCCCGGCAGACATCACTGCTGAAGAAGCCCTGGTAGAAGATCTCAAAACTTTATTCATTGAACAAACACTGGATCAACGAATTGAAGCCGCATTACCTACCTTGGCAAAAATACAAAAAAGAGAGTCCAGTATGAAAGAAGCAGATATATTTGAAAGTTGGGTAGAGCGTTTGGCCGAAGGCACTTGGGCGTTACCAGATAACCCTGAAGCACAAACCAAACTCAATGAGTTAATGAGTAAAGAACTTATTGTTGGCCCAGATGCCACTAATGCCACAGAACAACTTTATGACGTTGTAGGCGACGATCAACTGTTTGACATCCTACAAGATTTAGCCAAACGTGACCCACGTGCCAATATCTGGGACGACACTGACGTACAACAGCGTTTGCAAGAATTAGGCATTCAGTTAAACACCACACCCCAAGCTGATGAACAGCCTCCAGTGGTACCAGCAGCCGGTACTGAAGCACCTGTGCCTCCCGAGCAAGGTGTGGCAGAAGGCATGCTTGACAATCCCGGAGAGCCGGACAGCCCTGTGGCACAAGCTATCATTCGTCGTATCCTACTACAGCGAACAGACTTGTTGGCCAAATATGGTCCTGAACTAGTGGGCAGTGCAGTTGACGAAGTAGCTGACTACGTAGGTGATGTAGACGAAATTGGCAGCAGTGACGTCAGTGGTTGGGTGCGTCAAGTTGAGCGTATGCTCAGTGAAAACCCACCTGAAGCATTTGGTGAAGGAGCCAAAGAGTCTCCTGAGTCAGAAATTGAGCGATTAAAGCTACGTCAAAATGCCGAGCATGGCCGAGCACCACTCAAGCGCCAAGCTGAAACTCAAGCACGTATCCGTGAATTGGAAAAACAGATCAAAAGCAAGAAGGGTGTAGAAGAAGGACAAGATGCCTTTGTCAACAAGCACAAAGAAGATCCCATCAACTACAACGCATCCATAACCGGAAGCTACTACGAGTCAACTGATCCTTTGGCAAGAATAAAATCTTTGGCTTTTGCCAATCGACATAAATAAACTTGACACAGTAGGAAACAACGCATATACTATGTCTGTGTATGCGTTTTTTACATTGTGTCACAGGCAACGTAATCTAAATTTTTAGATAGGCAACACACATAGGCAACTTTTTAAGGAGAAACAACTATGGCATCTTTAGCAGAAATTCGAGCACGACTACAGGCAGCAGAAGGCAATAAAAACAAAGAAAGTACAGGCGGTGATAACTCGATCTACCCGCACTGGAACATGGAAGAAGGTCAATCTGCAACAATCCGTTTCCTTCCAGACGGTAACTCCAAAAATACTTTTTTCTGGCAAGAACGAGCAATGATTCGTTTGCCCTTCAATGGCGTCAAAGGCGAAATGGAGAGCAAGCAAGTTTATGTTCAAGTGCCTTGCGTGGAAATGTGGGGCGAAACTTGCCCTGTGCTAACCGAAGTGCGTACATGGTTCAAGGACAAGAGCCTTGAAGAAATGGGTCGTAAGTACTGGAAGAAGCGTAGTTACATCTTCCAAGGTTTTGTACGTGAAAACCCACTAGGCGAAGACAAGACCCCAGAAAACCCAATCCGTCGATTCATCATTGGTCCTCAGATTTTTACAATCATCAAATCAGCTTTGATGGATCCTGAGCTGGAAGAATTGCCAACTGACTTGATGCGCGGTTTGGACTTCCGTGTCAGCAAGACCAGCAAAGGTGGATTTGCTGACTACAGTAGCTCTAAGTGGGCACGTAAAGAGTCTGCACTGACAGAAGAAGAACAAGCCGCTATCGAAAAGCATGGTTTGTTTGACTTGAGCACTTTCCTGCCTAAGAAGCCTACTGACGTTGAGCTCCGGGTCATCAAGGAAATGTTTGAAGCGTCAGTTGACGGACAAGCATACGATGTCGAGCGTTGGGGACAGTACTATCGTCCAGCTGGCGTGCAAGCACCAGCTGGTACTGCAAGTGGTGCCGCACACGACGATGAGGATGCCCCGGCAGCCAAACCAGCTGTGGTAGCTAAACCTGCCCCAGCACCGGCAGCTACCACATCGCCCTTTGAGGATGACGAAGACACACCAACTGCTTCGGCACCAGTGGCCGCGGCCAAGCCAGCGGCACAAAATGCTCAAGACATTTTGGCAATGATTCGTAGTCGCCAAAAGCAGTAAACACTGCGGAATGAGCAGTTGCTTTTATAAAGCAGATCAATGGGCTTACACACGTAAGCTCATTGATTCACTTGTGCCCCTTCAAAAAGAATTTGCTAGATATCCAAGTATTTTTTATCGCGACCACGGTGAACAGAAGATACAAGTTACGGGATCTTGGCAACATATTTCCTTTTTGAGACGGGGCAATCTTCGTTATGTTAACTGTGCATTGTTTCCTACAGTTAGAAAATTGCTAACGGAAATTCCAATATATGATAACTGTTTGATCAGCATCATTGGACCCAACGCCTTTATTGGTAAACACCCAGGACACAGCAATCGTCACTTGCGAGTTCATTTGTGTTTGGAAACTGCGGGCGGCGCATACATGCGCATTGGTGATGAGAGTCAAGAGTGGAAAACTGGCGAAGTTATGATATTTCAAGACAGCAAAGTTCATGAAGTAATTAATACTTCTCGGCATCCACGAACAGTACTATTGTTTGATATTAAACGAGAGGATTATTTTGATAATCTCACAAAATAAAAATCTAGCTGTGGTATCGTTTGACACTGCCACTTATCAAGACTTACAATTTTTTATCAGCGAGCATGCAGGCTACGCACTAGAACGAATAGATCCTTACGACTTTTTGAGTGAGACTCCAGCCACAGATAAGTCTTACATCAATTTGATAATCAAAGATTTTGAACTTAGAAAAACAGTCACCAATTATTTTGATGAGTTTAGAGTTGATCGATTCTCAATGTTACATGATCAATCCCATCATGTACATGCATCAGTTGGCCCTGGATGTGTTGTATATCCCATGGCAACGTTATACCCGCACTCTAAATTACAAAAAGACGTAATAGTTCATGCACAGACATTGATTGCTCACAACTGTTACATTGGTACTGGTTGTTTTATCAGTGGCGGATGTACTGTAGCTGGCGGATCAGTGATCGGGGAATTTACTCAACTTGGTATTGATGTATCAGTATATGATCAAATTGCAATACCCTCCAACAGCATTATTGGTGCCGCTAGTGTGGTTAGAAAATCCTTGACTGAGTCAGGCACATACAGCAGTGGACACAAGCTAATTAAAATACAATGATATCACTTGTACCCTATGACAACATCTTCTTTAATCATACAAACTTACCTGACCAGGTAACGTTGGAAGATCATCTCTGTGGGTTTGACCAATCACATCACAATACCTTGCTGTCCCATATTGATACTGTGGCCGCAAGACAACACAAACAAATACAGGTTAACTATCACCAAATTTTAGAATCCTCGGTTACCAAAAAGTACAGTAACTTGGATATAAAATTTCAATTGCCGCATCATGTTAAACAGATGCTGTGGCAGTCATTTGCTGACTACAATATTCATCCCAGTCTTGATTTCAAGAACTTTATTTGTAGCTTCAATGGTACACCTCATGTTGGAAGAAAGTTGTTGGTGTCGGCGCTGAAAAAATTCAACTACTTTGACCCAGCGTATTGTAGCAAAAACTTTTCCCTTGCATCAGATATTTTAGATGGCCACATATCTGATTTTGTTGGAAAGCGTTCAAGTTTTTACAATAAATTTTTTGCCGTTGACGACAGCGATTTTCTCAACTCAGAGGTTGGATTTAAATACACACAGTACGATCATAAAAACAACATCTACAACTTAGAATCTCGCTTAACCAACAGTTTTTTGCATATTGTAAGTGAAAGCTTGGCCACTAGTTATGTTCCGTTTGTGACAGAAAAGTTTTTATACAGTGTTGTTACACGTGGATTGTTCTTAGCGTATGCACAGCCAGGTTGGCACCTGCATGTGGAGAAGTATTATGGATTCCGACGTTATACTCAACTGTTTGATTACCAGTTTGACACTATACAAAATCCAGTACATCGTTTGATAGAGTTATTAACCATGCTGTCAAAATTTGACAAACTAACACCAGCAGAGTGGCACGACTTATACTTGATGGAATCAGACACAATTGAATTCAACTACGACTGGTATTTTTCAAACAGTCACATCAAACAACTTGAAGCTTTCGCGGTTTGAAGGTCACTGTACTGTAGTGATCAACGGACTGTGATTTTTGGCTTGGGCATTGCCCGCAAATAGTATTAGGGAGCCCAAAGTTATCGCAAAAGGTTTGTATAACATCATCAGTATCATTAACACCAATACCTGATGTGATGTACGGAGCCCAGTGTTCAATGTTGGGATTGTCAAATCGTTGCAGTGTGTCCTTTAACAAGCCAGCAGTGCTACATTTGTAGATTCTGCCTTGATACAATAATGGGCAAGTTTGCTGACAACATACGCCAAACGCCTGCGCTGGATCACTGTTCCATGGCATCATGTTGTTGTATGTGTGTTGATATGTTTTTAGGAATGAGTTTGGACGATTTATTTGCAATCGAATGTTGTTTGGACCAACCCATCGTTGAATGCCGTATTCAGTTACTGGCTGCCATGCTCGCAAGTGTTGAATTTGTTGAATCTGCTGTTCTAATTTAGGATCGTTGACGTGTACAGTAATTTTAAAAACTATGTTGCCCACAGACTCGCACAAGTCGATGATGTTGGGCGCACGATGCAACAACAAACCATTGGTAGTAAAACGTATAGGAGCATGCGGCATAAGGTCACGCACACCCAAAATCCACTGTTGCCATTCAGGATTGATCAAAGGCTCTCCGCCAATAATACCAAATTCTTCAATATCAATGCGTTCAAGCCAGGATTCAAGTTGTTGTCGGCCATCTGCCCAAGACACATACCCACTGTGGCGGAGGTCGCTGTAGTTGGTACACCCCAAGCAACTGATATTGCAGGATTGGGTGATCATGGTTTCTAAGAATGGCAACTTCATATTTGTATTTTTGCTTGTAATTTGCTATACTTATAGTGTCGCTGAGTAAACATTTAAAATGTCAAAGTTAAAGAACTTTTATCCCTATGCGTTTAATTTAGATTTCTTTGACGGTGATCACGAACAATTTGTCAGCAACAAAGTACAGCAAGTTCAACAAATCAGCAAAGACCATACGGTTGTGTTGTATTGGTACGAGCCACAGCCAATAGAAAATGTGATGTATGCCATTGAGCAGTTTGGACGCAAATGTGATCAACGCATTGTTTGGATATTAACTGATTCTTTTTACACAATTGAACAGCAACAACAAATTCGTGACACGGGCATCGACGCAACGTTTATAGAATTTGACTTGCTTAATTTGTATTTTGAGTTGAACATTTACAAAACGTCAACGTTGAACACCAACTGGAACTACTCAGCTGATCGCTTTTTGTTTTTAACTGGAAAGCCCAATAGGCCTAACCGACTACGGCTATTGCACAAATTTTATCAGCAAGGTTTGTTGAACCAATGTACATGGTCCTTGTTTATGAGCAATGATTTGCAAAAGCAAAGTCGTTATTTGTTGCCTGAGCTTGATGATGTTGAGTATGTTAGATTTATCAATGCGTGTATCAGCAATCCTGACAATGCCAAAGTGGCATACGGATCGGGCAACAGTTGTCATTATGACGGCTATCCTTTTGATCGAGCACTGTATGAACAAACTGCATTCAGGGTAATCTCTGAAACACAGATGTTTAGCCAGGCCATTGTAACTGAAAAAACCTGGACTACTATTGCCAATCAACAGCCGTTTATCATTGCTGGCTATCAACATAATCTACAGCCGTTGCAACAACAAGGATATCGTACATTTGAACGTTATTTAAAAATCACAAACTATGACGACATAGTCGATGAAGAGCAAAGATTAGATGCAGTGGTCAAAAACACACAGAATTGGTTAAGCAATATACAACGTTATCAAACACAAATCGCCAACGATGTGCAACATAACTATGGCTTGCTGATCGACCAGATGAATAAAACGTTTGATCAATTTTCTAGCATATATAGAAAACTTGACAACGTTGAAGTTGAAATTTTTAGAGTTATTCCAACTTCGATACAACGTGCAAATTGGATTAACTTTTATTATGCAGTAAAGAGTCCCAACTGGCCCCACTGCTTTGGCGAGGAGCAGTTTGGCGCACTGCCGGACATTGTCCAAAAAGAGTGCATTGAGGTGCATGGATATAGTAAACTCAAGTAATTAAACAAAGGAAACAACTCATGGGAAAACCATTTGACGTATCAAAATTCCGTAAGGAAATCACAAAGAGCATTGACGGATTGTCAATTGGCTTTAACGATCCCACAGACTGGATCAGCACTGGCAACTATGCCTTGAACTACCTTATCTCAGGTGACTTTCATAAAGGCATTCCGCTAGGCAAAGTAACTGTGTTTGCTGGCGAATCTGGTGCAGGTAAATCATACATTTGTTCTGGTAACATTATCAAGAACGCACAAGAGCAAGGCATCTTTGTTGTACTGATTGATAGTGAAAACGCTCTTGACGAAGCTTGGCTCAAGGCCCTGGGTGTAGACACTAGCGATAGCAAACTGCTCAAGCTATCAATGGCCATGATTGATGACGTTGCCAAAACAATTTCAACATTCATGAGCGACTACAAGGCCCTGCCCGATGGCGAGCGTCCTAAGATTTTGTTTGTGATTGACTCCCTGGGCATGTTGTTGACTCCCACCGACGTTAACCAGTTCGAAGCTGGCGAAATGAAGGGTGATCTAGGCCGTAAGCCCAAAGCTCTCACTGCTTTGGTGCGTAACTGTGTGAACATGTTTGGTTCGTACAATGTAGGGTTGGTTGCAACTAACCACACATACGCATCACAAGATATGTTTGACCCCGATGATAAAATCTCAGGCGGTCAAGGTTTCATCTATGCAAGCTCAATTGTTGTGGCCATGAAGAAACTCAAGCTCAAAGAGGACGAGGACGGCAACAAAGTTTCAGAAGTCAACGGTATTCGTGCCGCGTGCAAGATCATGAAAACACGTTACGCCAAGCCCTTTGAAGGCGTACAAGTCAAGATTCCTTACGAAACTGGCATGAGTCCACACAGCGGTCTTGTTGACCTAGCTGAGAAAAAAGGTATTCTCAAGAAAGACGGCAACCGATTGATGTTTGTTACCAGCGATGGTGAAATTATCAAACAGTTCCGCAAAGCCTGGGAATCAAACGAAGATGGTTGCTTAGACAAGTTGATGGCAGACTTTGCAAATCAGAAAGAAACGGTAAGTACTGAAGAATCAGCACAGGAGGTGTAAGAATGCCAATTACCGTAGCCAAAGAACTTTGGAGTGAACTAAAACGTTACGTCAACACAGTAGATCGTACAGAAGCCGCAGAAACAGTGGTTTCTGTTTTGATTGACAATGATGTTGATCCCGAAGATATCAAAACAGAATTTAAAAGTGATGCAGATATTAAACGTGCTCTAGTTCATTACCTCAAGGATCAGCCCGAAGAAGAAGATGAAGAAGATTACGAAGAAGATAATGACGGGTACGACGATGACTGGGAAGATTAATGTGGTATAGTCGTGTAGTAGCTGATCTGGGAGTAATCCCAGATTTCATTGCCCATTACGAAACTGAGCTTGGCAATGCTAAAGCCGAAGTTCGTGTGGGCGGCTTAATTGAACGCAACATCAAAGAGTTGCCAGGTATTACTGAGCATAGATTTAACCAACTGCAAGAAATTGAAGCTGTGTTGAACTATCTCAACATTCAACTACGCAAGATTCGACGCCGACACTTTCAAAAGTATCTTGAAGGTTATGCCCGTGCGTTAACGTCTAGAGATGCCGAAAAGTATGTGGATGGTGAAGACGAAGTCATTGACTTTGAAACCATTATCAACGAAGTGGCACTGTTGCGTAACAAGTGGCTGGGTATCATGAAAGGCCTTGACACCAAACAGTGGCAAATGGGCCACATTGTTCGCTTGCGTACAGCGGGCATGGAAGATATCACAGTATAAATTTTCCTCAAGTCCTCTGTTGTTCATACATAATACAACGGAGGAACTATGAAACCCACAGCATTTGTAACTGGTATGACTGGACAAGATGGTCCATATCTTGCCAAGTTGTTAGTTGAAAAAGGCTATCAAGTATATGGCCTAGTAAAGCGTTACAGCAATCCCAATTTGGACAACATTCGTTGGTTGGGCATTGAAAACGATATTGAACTCGTAACTGGTGACATCACTGATGAGAACTCAATGAATCACCTCATGCGAGGCTTAAAGCCCCAAGAGGTTTATAATTTGGCCGCACAGAGTTTTGTGGGCATTTCGTGGGATCTCAATAAGTTGACCACAGAAGTCAATTGCATGGGTCCGCTGAACATTCTCAACGCTATTAAAACACACAGCCCTAATTCAAGATTCTATCAGGCATCAACGTCAGAAATGTTTGGCAATGCCACAACAGACAAACAAAACGAAAACACTCCGTTTACGCCACGCAGTCCTTATGGTGTTAGCAAATTGTATGCGCACTGGATGACTGTAAACTTCCGCGAAAGCTACAGCATTTTTGCTTGTTCTGGTGTGCTGTTCAACCATGAATCTCCGCTACGTGGTCGCGAGTTTGTTACACGTAAAGTAACAGACGCAGTGGCACGTATTAAGTTGGGTATGCAAGAAACAGTTACCCTGGGCAATCTAGATGCACGACGTGACTGGGGGTTTGCTGGTGACTTTGTTGAAGCCATGTGGTTAATGTTGCAAGAAGATGAAGCACGTGACTACATCATTGCCACCGGTGAGCAACACACAATTGGTGACCTTTGCCGTGTTGCATTCAACCACGTGGGAATTGATGATTGGGAAAAGTATGTCACCAGCGACCCACGATTCAAACGTCCAGCTGAGTTGTATAGTTTGTGCGGCGACAGCAGTAAAGCCAGGTATCAACTGGGATGGAAACCACGCACATCATTTGAAGAAATGATACGTAGCATGGTTGACGCTGATTTAACTAGACTCAAGACCAAGTAATCTACGCAACGGCCAGCCTGTTGCTATTTCTTGTGTGGTCCACTCTGTGTGCGCCAGGTGATTTAACCATTGATCACGGCACGGACGAAGTGGATTTTCTATTTGTGTTAGATCTAAATTTGCAACAGGTGCTGCCAGGCTTGTGGACCCAACAAACGCTGGGACACCGTTGAGTATGGCTTGGCTACCAGGACCTGAGTTCCAATTTACTACGCACCAAGCATCCTCCAAACTTTGTTCAAAGTCAAAACTATCGTATGTGCATGGAACACGTTGTGGCTTTTGCAACAGAGCATGTACAGCAGGTATGCCTTGTCTTGGGTGAGGCCTAACAACTATGGGCCTTGATGAATGTTGGCGTATGGTATCAATGGTTTGTTGCAACCAAGTACCAATGCTGGGTTGGCCGGCCCACTGTTCGCTGTCAGTGCGTTGGCAAGCAATGACAATATTGGTGCCACTGGTTTTCCAGGGCTTAGTGCTTAGTCCCAACACTTGTGCCCTATCGGGTTGCAGTGTTGTTCCATAGTTGGCCGCTAACCCAGTTCCGTTGATGCCCAGTTTCCAAGTATGTCCGCGTTGTAACATACCAATTTCGGCAACAATAACAGAACGACCTTGAGATCTAAAGTGATTCCAAACTTGTTGATTGGGTCGCATACGCCCAGCCCATACCATGCTCCAAATCACAGCCACGTCGGCATTCATGTCCATGCTGGAACAATGAACGCCAGATACTGCTAACCCTTGCCTGATAGCAGAGAAAACAGGGCCGCTGTTGAGCGCACCGTATTGGTCAAAAAGCGAGACGTGCATGTTCTAAGTGTTAAATATCTCAATATAGTTATAAGGAAAATCATGAGTCGTAAATTCTCTGTGGTAACAACATTTCATCGTGCTGGGTATGACAAGTATGCCAAGAAGCTAATACAAACATTTTTACAAAACTGGCCCAAAGAAGTTGATCTTATTGTGTACCCTGAAGATCACACAATTGAAGAGTCTGCGCCAAATTTAATTGTACGTGACCTACACTCTAGCTCACCAGAACTAGTAGCATTCAAACAGCGTTGGGGCAATGATCCAAGAGCACGTGGCGAAGTTGCACAAGGCCCAGCTGATCGCAAAGGCAAGCAACCAGGCATTGGATTTCGTTGGGACGCAATACGATTCAGTCACAAAATATATGCAGTATGTCATGCCGCAAAGAACACTGACGCCGATGTGTTATTTTGGATGGATGCTGATATGGTGTGTCACACTCCTATTTCGTTGGATTTTATTGAGAGTCAAACACCACCACCAGTGGGCCTAGCGTTTTTGGGCAGAGAGAAAAAATTTACAGAATGCGGACTCTACGCAATAAACTTGCGTGACCCCGTTACTCAAGCATGGTTACGTGAATTTCAGTTGGCATACGACTCCGGTAGACTAATGACCATGGCTGAATGGAATGACTGCTGGGTGTTTGATGAAACACGTCGAGAAGTGCAAGCTCTTAATCCCACTTGGCAACAATTAAACTGGAGCGCAGGATTGATTCGTGGAGAAGGCCATCCGCTGATCAACACTGCTTGGGGTGCATACTTGGATCATTTAAAAGGCAATAGAAAAGACACAGGCCGTAGCTTGGCTAAAGATTTAATTGTGTCTAGAAAAGAAAGTTACTGGGCTTCCACAGCCTGAGCAAAGTCGTCCTTGCTGTGTTTGGCTTTGTAGTGATGCAAGTAAGGACCAAGCACAGTGTGACGCAACGGAGTCTTGTACTCTTTTTCCAAATCTGCACACAAGTCTTTGTAAGGTGCCTGTATTGATTTTACTGCGGCTCCAAATACATCGTTGTCATAAAATCTGCGCAGTGAATTGCTGTCCATTTCAACGTAGCGTCTACGATACTCAGTCCTAAATGCATCAAACCTTGGGTGCCGGCAATTTACAGCAAACACGCCAGTCTCGGGCACAAGCCAATGTCCTTCGCGACCGTCCTTGGTTTCAGTATAAGTTACACCCATGTACATTGCCAAGCAGTTGTTGTCTAGCACTGACTTTAAGAGTTTTTTAGTAATTGGTGCAGTGGTAATAACATCTGAATCAATCCAAAAGATCCAATCAGCTTTGCTGTTGTACATAGCATGTATTACACTCCAGCCTTTTTTGCCAAATGTTTTTACTCGTTCCTTGACATCGGCTTCTTGTAGATCCCAGTATTCTTTTGGTAGTTGGTCAAATCCAATTTGATTAACTCTGTGCTGTTGGGGTAGCTCCATGCCTTCGACATAGCAAGTGATTGACAAGTCTTGGGGCCAGTACTGAAGCCAAGTGGCTAGAGATTCGTATCCTATTAGGTCATAGTATTTTTGATTGAAACTGGTGATAACTTCTATCTTCATTTTTTAGCCCATTTTTTCATATGGTTCCATGCTGTGCCGTTGACAATTTCATCGTGACACCAATGAAATTGTGCTAACCGTTGTACCCACTGTTGGCGGTCTGGTGTATTGGGGTGTTCAATATCTGCCAAGTTGGTGTTGGCAATGTCTGCGCATTGACTACGAATTGGATCTGTTACAAACACTGGTACACCTTCGATTACCGCACCCACAGCTGGGCTAGAGTTATGATTGACTACTGCCCAGCATTTGTGTAAGTCACTTATTAAGTCACTGCCCGGGCGACTCATAGAGATACGGTCCACTTTGGACAGTGTACACATTCTAATAATTTGTGCGCAGTCGCTGGCAGCACCTTTGTCACCTGGGTGCGGTCTAATGCGTATGGGTCTTGCAGTGTATTGACGCAGTGTTCTAATGGTATTAACCGCCCACTCAACAGTTGTAACGGCGCCCATGCTCCATCCGCCATTGCGTTGCAAACACAGCAACACATGATCACCTTGAGTGCGCCAAGGTTGTAGTGATAAGCCAATGTCTTGGGACAGTTGTTGCCAACGCTGTGGATTGGGATCTTGGTCACAGTATTCACCAGTGTTGGGAAACACCCCGTCATAGCTATAGCGTTGGTATGTTCGTGGATTAGCAGTGTTTTTATACAAGAACAAGTTGCTGTCGGCAATGATAGTTCGGCCGCCTGTGGCCAGTTGTTGGTCTACTATGTGTTTTCTAAACGTTAAATGTGGTGCGGTTTTTCCATGCTCATGCACCCAACCCAACATAAACGCAACATCGCTGGGATGGTACATCATTGCAGTTTCTACTATGCCTTGATCGCCAGTGGCGGCAACACCTTGTGCAAAGCCCACAATGGTTTGATACTTGTGGTCTGTGGCGTGAGGACGACTTAATAGTTTAGACGGCAGGGTGGCTACGTAGCTGATTAGTTTCATTATTTCTTTTTCTTGGGCTCAGGGTCAGGTTGAGCATTCTTGGCAAGAATCTGTTGTATTGGGCCAACTAGTTGCTGCCATGCAACACCAGATCGCATTTCGTCCACACTGTATTGGCATTGAGCCAAATGCTTTAGCCATGTATTAATTACATTGGCATCAACCAACTGTAGGTTTTCAATTTCTTCAACATAACGAGTACTAAACGGCCATGCAAAGTTACCGTTGTCGCATGCCACCGTGGGAATGCCAGCTATCACACTGTCAATGGCCAGGCCACTGGTGTAAGTCACTGTACAATACGCACCGCGTAAATCATCTGCCCAAGGTGTTAACGCACCGTCACTGAACTTTACATTTTGAATACCATCCAACAGTACCATCCTTGCCAAGGATTCGTGATCACTCATGGCCTTGCCAGACGCCAAGGGATGGTTACGTACTACAATTTGACGCTGGCTAACTTTGCGAATGTTACGTATAGCATTGATGGCCCACTCATTTATATCTGTACCACGCAGGCTGGCATCGCCAGGCAGTTGCAATGCCACTACAATGTGCCCATTGGGATCGTTACGCCAGCCTTGCCAGTGGCCAATGCCCAGTTGGCTTAGTCTATGTTGTCCAATATGTTCTTGATAATCGGGCCAAGTGGCGCTTTGGCACAAGAATCCGTTGATACCAGTGCGCCACTGAGTGTTGTATGTTTTGGTACTGCGATTCAGTAGCGGAGTTTCGATACACACAAAGCAACGGCTATTGGCAGCTACACTGGATCTAGTGGCATGGTGATTCTTTTCTCGATTTTTCCAGCTACCAAAAAACACAGCAACATCGCACTCGGTATAACCTTCGGTGTAGTCATAATCCACAGTGTGGAAAAGCCCAATGTCAAGATCGGCCCAACGACCAATACGTACTAAATCTGGGGCAGGCTGTCGACCGTTTTGTTGATTAGCCCACTCTTGTACTCCTTGGCCAAATTTCAATAGGATATCGTGTTCATTGTATCCATTAGCTGATGACATAAAAATTTTAATTAGCATTTAGTATCCTATAAGCGGTACCATCTTTTAGTTCGTTGACATGAAACTGGCCATAGGCAAGATGACAAGCCCATGCATGTATTTTATCTTCTCCGGCCCAGTACGGAGAATCAATTTGACTGAGATCTTGTGATGCAACTGGACTGGCAGCATTGGCCGGCGCCAAAGTAAATGCCGGAACTCCATGCATGATGCTTTCCACTGCGGCCACACTGTTAAATGTGACCAGCGCATGAACGTCGTTGGCCAACACTTTTGACAGTGGATCGCTGTGTGTACGATCTATACGTTTTGGTGCCCGCTGTCGCACTACTATGGGACGATCTGTGTATTGTTTGATTTTGTTTACAGTTTCTTCAACCCAGGTGCTGTAGTTTACACCATAAAACTTACAGGGTTTTTCGTCCGGCGCGGCAACAATGATTTGACTACCGTGTCGTCTTGGGTGCAATTTAATGTTTAGTCGTTGCCAACGATCCGCTGGCTGCTGTACAATCTCGCCGTGCTGTAGATTGTTTTTAACAATTCGATGCCATAATTTCCAGCCATTGGGATTGAGCGGCCCGGGTTGGTTACCAAAGTAACCTGAATCAATGTAGTAAAAGTCTCGAGAATCCTGCCAGCACTGTTTCATTATTTTGTGTTTGAGTATGCCTCGCAACACTATGGGGTCGGCGCTGGTATTATAATCAAAGTCATCTGTATTGGTCACAACAGAACCAACACTGCGAGCAAACATATTTACGTATTCATCATTGCCCTGTTTGCTGAGAAAGATCCAATTACTTGATGTCACGTTGTTGACAGTACTCGGTGTAGATACGTTCTCTATGCCACTCATCCCCCATGGGAGTTGTAGCAAATTCATGAAAACTTGGTGTGCCCAGTGTGTAATGCAACAGTTTGGCATTGGGGTTTGGGCCGTATTCGTCAGGCAGCCAATTCCATTCTGGCGGCAACTCGCCAATGCGTTCATCACTGGTCCACTCAAATCTGTGCAAATGCGCACCTGTGGATTTTTGTATGTACTCGGGTGTTAGTTTTTTTGTTGGAAAATTGTTGCAGTTAAAAAGCATTACACTGCTCCAATTTTTTCTTGGATAATCTTCGTTTTTGCTACCAAGATACTTTTCTGTCATCTTAGTTTTGTAATCATGCTTGACTACCATGACATCTTTGCCAACTTCGGCCAAGTTCCACAACTCGGCTATGTCACCGCGCACAATCATATCTCCGTCCATGAAGATAGCATACCCTTGATAGCCCATCAAGTACGGTACTAAAAATCTTGAATAGATAAACTGATTGCTACCGTCAGTGTGTGTTTCTGTGTAGTCTTTGAAGTTGTTTAATGCCAATGGAACAATTGCTACCGGGACGCTGGAATGCCTAATGATGCTGTTGGCACATACGTGATACGCAATGGCTTCTCTTGGATCATACCCGATAAAAATTGGAATTGGTTTCATTATCGTCTTTCGATGTCATCTTCAACACAGCGGTCACCGTATTGAATTTCTACCACACGCAGTTCTTCTGTGCCTTCGTTACACAGCTGATGCCACTCATTGTTTTTGATATGAATGTGTTTGAACTTTTCAAACACGCCCAAGAGCTCTGCGTCAGTTTTTTGATTCACAGTATAAACAGTTGCAGTACCTTGTGCCACAAACCAGTGCTCTGCTCGGTCGTTGTGTCGTTGCATACTGAGATTTTGCCCAGGCGCAACAGTGAGTTCCTTGACTTTGACTTCGTTTGCTTGCTCATGTAACACACGGTAGTATCCCCAAGGACGTGCAGTTTTGGGAGCCTTCCATTCTTCAAGGATCCAACTGCTGGAATTTCGTTTGTCGAATCCGCCTACACCAAATACAAACTTGACATTGGTATCGGCAATGTCCATTTCAGGAATGTTTTTATCGGTACGATCCCCACCGTTGGCAAAGATAATTTCGTCATCTGGATATTTTTCACGAACTTTGGCAATGGCTGATTTAGCACTGCCGTCGCTGTCGTCGAACTCAATGACCCAATCAACCATGCTCAAGTGTCGTACCACAGATACTCGTTCTGCAAACGGCATAAAGGCACGCCCTTTTTTGCGTGACAGCCAGGCATCGCTGTTTAGGCCCACTACCAGCACATCGCCTAGGCGTCGTGCGTCTTTAAAATATTCAATGTGACCAGAGTGTATGGGGTCAAACCCACCAGTGACTAAAACAATTTTTTTCATGCTAATATTTATATGTGTAGATTATGGTGTAAATACATTTATGGATCAAAACAACTGGTTAGACTACTTCAATACCAACTACTATCCACGCTTGATGCCAAAATCCAGTGGCGCCAAACGAGGCTTGATAGAAGGTCATTGCCAACGCGGCGATGGATTTTTGTTAATGTTTCAAAAATTATTGGCCAAGAACAAAGCACATTATAAAATTATTGAAACCGGAACACTACGGAATCCGGGCAATTGGAAAGATGGCCAAAGTGCTCAACTGTTTACTGAATTTGTTCAGCGGCACGGTGGCACTGTGCGAAGTGTTGATATTGATCCACATGCTGTGGACACTGCAAACAGTTTTATCACCAGTGACCAATTTTCCAGTCATTGCAGTGACAGCGTGGAATTTTTGAAACAACAAGCAGACTTGGCAGAAGTTGATTTGTTTTATCTTGACAGTTGGGACGTAAAGTGGGAAAACGATCAAGCCAGCGCAGAACATCATCTCAAAGAGTTTTTAGCAATCGAGCCACACTTGCAACCTGGCGCTGTGGTGGCAATTGACGACAACTCTAGATTGCTGTCTAGCAACAACAGAACTGGCAAGGGCCGACGCATTGTAGATTATCTTGAAGCCAAAGGCGTACAGCCCATTTACGATGCTTATCAAATTATCTATCAATTCTAAACATGATCATTGACACCACACTGTTTAACGACGAGTTCCACATGTTGGACATACGCATTGCGCTGACCAAGAGCTGGGTAGATCGCTGGGTAATATGTGAAGGCAACCGCACCATGAGTGGTAAACCCAAGCCCTATCATCTCAGCAACAACCTTGAACGCTACGCATATCTTGGCAATCGTTTGCGTGTGATCAAGTTGGATATTCCTGAGTCATGGAGTAACTGGGACATTGAAAACGGACAACGTGCAGCCTTGCTACCAGGGTATCAAGATGTCGATGACAACGACATTGTGATGCACAGTGATTTGGATGAAATATTGAACCCCGAGTTAGTGCCAGAAATACTGGCCGAAGTTGAACAGCAAGATCGACCCATAAGTTGCGGCTTGGACATGTACATTTACCGCTTTGATCAAAAATTAGATCGTAGCTGGGCTGGCAATGTTGTAGCCAAAAAACGCCACTTTGATGATCCTTGTCATTTGTACAAAGGATTGCAAGCCGGTGTTGGTCATGCACAAAAACGCAAAGATCGCAGTCATTGCGGTGCGTACAAGAAGTCAGCAGGCTGGCACTGGGGCTGGATGGGCAGTGATGATGTCATCAAAAACAAAATAGTCAGTTGCATTGAAAGCCAAAACAAAGACACTGAACAGACACTGAGTTACTTCCGTAACATTGACTTTGGTAACGCTATCAACCACAAATGTGTGACACATTATGTAGCAGACCCTGGCTACCCAGCCGAAGTCAACGCAGTGTTGCGTCAATACCCATTCTGGACCAATGGAAACCAAGGCTGAAAAACGAGCACGTAAAGAGCGTGAACGTCAAGCTCTGCAGCCTGTGTCAGACACGTATCATCCACCAGTAGACGTTGCCTGTGTAATACACAGCAAAGGTTACGACTGGCGCTATGTAGAGAATCTTTACAACATGTGCCGCAGACACTTGAGTGGCGAGTTACGTTTTCATGTTTACACCGAACACGATCGCAGTGTTCCTCCACACATGATCAAACATTGCTTGACAGAGTGGGATGGCATTGCTGGTCCCAAACGCAGTTGGTGGTACAAACTACAGTTATTCAATCCCGAACATCACCGCGGAGACTTGCTGTACTTTGACTTGGATGTAATGATCCTACACAACATTGACTGGATAGCACAGTGTCACAGTGATTACTTTTGGACCATACGAGACTTTCGTTATTTGCAAAAGCCTTTTCACAATGGCATGAACAGCAGTGTTATGAAATTCAACGTGTCACGATTCAGCTATGTGTGGGACGAATTTTCACGACGTGATGCCACGGAAGCAGTGCGTGGTTATCAAGGTGATCAAGACTTTTTGCAAGTCACTGTAAGACCGGAGCAACGAAGATTCCTAGAAGACCAGCGTTTCCAAAGTTGGCGTTGGCAAGTGGCCGATGGAGGCTACGACTTCTCACGACGTAGAGCACACAATCCAGGATCTGGCGCACAAGTCAGCCCTACTGCTGATGTAGTGATTTTTCACGGCCACCCAAAACCACACCAAGTAACAGATAAGTTAGTGACTGCCAACTGGTGCTGAGCCACGGTTGACAACAAATTCAGCCGACGCTATAATCAGGCTATGAAAATTGTTAAGTTAAACCGCAGATTTAAGATGTTCAGAGAGCACGGGCACACGGTGGCTCTGCGGTTCAACGGTTGGAGCAAACAGATATCACCTTACGAAAAGGTATGCCGCGAACGGTTGGGCAGTGAATACAAAAACTTCAGCTGGTCTAGCCATTTTGGAACCAGGAACGGTCGCACTGATATTCGCCCATACTGGATCACATTCCGCAACGAAGCAGATCTTACTTTAGTACTACTTTCTGCTGGCTTGACCAAATAACCTAATTCTGGTATAATAACAACATAGCGTAAACAAACAGGAGCCAACAATGGGTTACATTCTCTACTTTAAGAAGGAACTGGGCACTCCCCACAAACTGAAATGGTACGCAAGTCTCAAGGGCGCGAAGATTGGTTTGAAAGCGGCGAACAGGAACGCCGGCCGCGAAAGCTACGCGATAATGGAAGAAAACGAGTTCGATACAACCTACAACGGTTGGACGACTACGAAGAGTTTGATGACTGGGGAGACGATTGCAATACGGGCGCAAGACGTAGGAACATGCGTAGACCCCGGGACTGAACGTTACTGGAGCATGTAAAGTGTTGTTTTTTGGCAACATTTTGGGCGGTTGACCAAAATATCAGGGTTTGCTATAATAGAGCTATAGTAAAAAGGAGCATATGAAGTACACCCTGATTACCCGTAATGGAAAAGTTTACACTTTTTTCATTGAAGCAGTGGCCCAGCAGTTTCAGCAAGCTTATGGCGGTGTTGTTTTTACACAACAGGTGCTGGATGCTGTGGTGGTTGACCAATAATCCCAGATTTGCTATAATAGAACTATAAACAGTAAACAAACAACCTTTTGTAGGAGCCAACAATGAGTACAATTCGTATTTGGAATGGTGTGTATCGCAACAAGCCGGTACAAAATGTAGAGTTCAAGTTAGTCAAAGGTTACCAAACTGGTGCCAAGGGCGGCTTTGTAACTGTAGACAGCGAGGGCTACTTTGGCCCGGAGTTCACTGTTGTACGCATTCGCGTCAACGACATCAAGGATTTTGAATATACCGCAAGGGAGCCCATGCAAGACAACACTGTACATTTTGAAAAGCCCGCAGCCAAGCCTGTGGAAACTGACGAAGAAGTCATTACTCGCATTCGCGAGCGTTTTGATATCCTGCACGAAATGACCAAGGCCTGTGTCAACGGTGACATCCGTGCTATGATTGTGTCTGGCCCTCCCGGGGTAGGCAAGAGTTTTGGTGTTGAGCAAGAGATTGAAAAAGTGCAGATGATGCAGATGCTGGGTCAGAAGCGACTCCGCGCTGAGGTTGTCAAGGGCTCAGCTACCCCAATTGGCCTGTACCAAACTCTGTACAAATACTCAGATCCCAACTGTGTGATTGTGTTTGACGACTGTGACAGCATTCTGGTGGACGACGTTGCACTGAACTTGCTGAAAGGTGCATTGGACTCAGGTAAGAAGCGTAAGATTTCGTGGTTGTCAGAGTCCAGTACTCTGCGTCGTGAAGGCATTCCTGACAGCTTTGAGTTCAAGGGCTCGGTAATTTTTATTACCAACCTCAAGTTTGATCAAATGAAGTCGCAAAAGCTTCGCGATCACTTGGATGCACTGCAATCGCGCTGTCACTATCTTGACTTGACATTGGATACCATGCGTGACAAGATTTTGCGTATCAAGCAAATTGCCAAGGATGGTGTGTTGTTTGCAGACTACGACTTTGAGCCTTGTGTACAAGACGAGCTTATTGACTTCATGGCTGAGAACCAAACTCGCATGCGTGAGATGAGCTTGCGTATGGCAATCAAGATTGCTGACTTGCGCAAGAGCTTTCCCAACAACTGGAAACGCATGGCAGAAACAACTTGCATGAAGGCTCCGGCCTAACAAGGTTTTAACATGAACAAACGAATTAAAGAACTTGCTGAACAGGCTGGTTATTCAAAAGATTTTTTAGCAATTGGATTACCAAATAATATGGAAAAGTTCGCCGAGTTGATTGTAGAGGAATGCGGAGAAGTAGCATATAAAGCGTATTGGGACAATCCCGAAACAGTTAGAGGTATACACATTAAAGAAAAGATTAAGAAACATTTTGGGGTTGAAGAATGAAGCAACGTGGGTTTACACTTATCGAAACGATGATTGCTTTTGTGTTCATCGGTATTATTTTTACTATTTTAGTTAATGCCGTGGGCTTTGCTTCTGGTAATAGTTCAGTTAGCTTTGGCATCAACGGAATGACCGAAAGCCGTTGCATTGAAGGTTACAAGTTTGTTATCAATCAAGATGGGCACACTCGTCAAATCCTTGATGAGTTTGGCAAAGGTGTTCGTTGTGAAACAGTGGCAGTGCCTCGCTAAGGAGATATAGATGATTACCCTTAAAGAATTTCTTGAAGTTGTAGACTACCGAATCACCGAAGGCAGTGACTTTGGCTGGCAATGTTTTGGTCCCAAGGTACATACACTGAGTGCTTGGAACGGTGGTCATGACGGGTGGAGTTTCAATGTAACTTTCAGCACTGAAGACCAAACTGTGTTTGTAGCCGAATCCTGTGACTACAAAAATGGTCGTGCATATAGATTGCTCAATCCTGATCACAAAGACGCATACTTGGCCGAAGCAGAAGAACACAAGCCCTATGGTAATCAAGCATGGGATGGCGTGGACTACATCGATCTTGAAGTTGACGATGACTGGATTCAAAAAGCGTTGGACATCAAATTGGGTGTGACATATGATACTCGGGTGCAAGTGCCGCTGATTCTGCCAGATGATGAAGTGTTTGAGTTGATGAAAATTGCACACCAGCGTGATATTACTTTAAATAGGTTGGTAGAAGAAATGCTTGAGCAGTACATTGCCCAACACACCAGCAAGTTGGATTAAGTTTACCCCCTAGGCTTGGTTGGCTCCGGCCCAGGGTTTTACACAGGTGCTAAGAAATTGGCACCTGTTTTTTTGACTTTGCAGAACGCAGGTGTTATTATAGAATACATACACTATGAAAACTGCAACCATTATTATTCGTGACGAAGTCAATATCAAGATCGAAGGCCTGGATCTTGATGCACGGCGAGCCCTTGTCAACAAATTCAAATACGATGTGCCTTATGCACGTTACCTACCAGCAGTGAGACTGGGACGGTGGGACGGCAAGGTCAGCTACTTCCAATTGGGCGGAAGCACTTACACAAGTCTACTGCCAGAGATTGTGCCCATACTTGAGGGCTTGAACTATGATCTTGAGCTAGATGACCAACGTGACTACAGCACATACTTTGAGTTCAAACAAGTAAACGAGGACAGCTACAGTCACATCATGTGGCCCAAAGGTCACCCCATGGCTGGTCAGCCCATGAGCTTGCGTGACTATCAAGTTGAGATCGTCAACAACTTTCTAGACAACCCACAGTGCATTCAAGAAGTGGCCACAGGTGCAGGTAAGACTGTTATGACTGCGGCTTTAAGTGATGCTGTTACACCTTATGGTCGTAGCATTGTGATTGTGCCCAACAAGAGTCTTGTTACACAAACAGAAAAAGACTATGTGAACATGCAGTTGGATGTGGGTGTGTACTTTGGTGATCGCAAAGAGTGGGGTCGCCAACACACAATTTGCACATGGCAAAGCTTGAACGTACTGCTAAAGAATACCAAAGCCGGAGTAGGGGACTGCACCATTGGCGAGTTCCTAGAGGGAGTAGTATGTGTCATTGTTGACGAAGTACACATGGCCAAAGCTGATGCATTAAAAACATTGCTCACTGGCGTAATGGCTAGAGTGCCTATTCGCTGGGGGTTGACTGGAACCATACCCAAGGAAGCATTTGAAAGTGTAGCACTCAAAGTCAGTCTTGGCCCTGTGGTGTCTAAGTTAGCAGCCAGTGACTTGCAAGAAAAGGGTGTGTTGGCACAGTGCCATGTGAACATTGTGCAGTTGGTTGACCATGCAGAGTTTACCAACTATCAAAGTGAATTGAAGTACTTATTAGAAGAACCTGACAGACTGCAAGCCATTGCAGGACTGATACAGCAAGTAAAAGAAACTGGCAACACCTTAGTGTTGGTAGATAGGATCGCAGCCGGCACAGAGCTAGTTCGTTTGCTAGGTGATCGTGCAGTGTTTGTAAGTGGAGCCACCAAAGCAGGAGACAGACAAGATGAATACGACGAAGTTGCAAACGTGGATGATAAGATTATTGTGGCGACTTATGGTGTGGCCGCTGTGGGTATTAATATCCCTAGGATTTTTAATTTGGTTCTTGTGGAGCCCGGAAAAAGCTTTGTCCGCGTTATACAATCAATTGGGCGGGGCATTAGAAAAGCCGAAGACAAAGACCACGTTGAAATCTGGGATATCACATCCACGTGTAGATTTGCCAAACGCCACCTCACTAAGCGCAAAACGTTTTATAAGGAAGCCAATTATCCGTTTACGCAAGAAAAACTAGAGTGGAAGTAAATGAAGCGGCTGTATAGTATTGGCGATAGCTTTATGTCCACAGATGATCCTGACGATGGGATCATTGGTTTCTGTGAGTTGTATTGCCGTGAACGTGGGTTTGAGCATATTAGTCTAGCTCGTCCTGGTGCAACAGTGTTTGCTACTCGCTTGCAGATTGAACGTGCAATTGAGCAACAGGCTGACTTTGTTGTAGTAGGAATAACTTGCTCAGATCGCTTTGACTTGCCGTTGAATTTAGATGAACGTATTCCGCTGTATTCTCTGGACAATATTTTTTACAAAGGATACAGAGCACAAAGCGAACGTCACGTGGATCAAACTGCAATTAAAATCATTAGTGACACGTTTAACAACTTATTAGAACGTAGATACGATCAAGATCGGCGCATCACTGATCAACAGTTACAAGCAATCAAGGCATACATTGCATACTTACACAATCCCAGCATCACAGTACAGCGGGACTATTATGTGATCAGTGACGGATTAAGAAAACTACAATCAGCTGGTATTGACTTTGTGTTGATACCTGGGTACATGGGTCAACATGATTGGAGTTGGGTCAAGCGTGTTTGGCCAGAAGATCAGCACGGGCCGTATCACATGAAGTATGGTCCTGATAATTGGGAAAATCCAATACGCTACACTGGTACACACAATCCTGCTTGGGCACATCAAGAGTTTTGCCAAACTCTATTAGACATAACACCGGAGTGGATTAATGGGTAAAATTTATCAACGACTTGAACAATACGTACTGCCGCAAGTGCAAGGCGTGTTTGTGGAAATAGGCAGTGATCGCGGAGAAGGTAGCACACATGCTCTAGATCAGTTGGCTGGATCTCGTGGCACACGACTGGTCACAGTGGATATATTGACCAACGCACAAAGAAATTTAGCCGCAGAATTAAGCAATACAGATTTTGTTATAGCATCTGGCAGTGAGTGGGCTCGGCAGTACAATGGCCCGCCAATCTCTTGCTTGTACTTAGATAACTTTGATTACATCTGGGACATCAACGAAAACCACAAGCCCACACAGATTCAAATGGCTGAATATGCTGACCGTGGCGAAACAATGACAAACCAAAACTGTCAAATTGAACACATGGCTCAAATGATAGCACTGTATCCTCACTTGGCAACGGATGCTGTGGTAATGTTTGACGACACTTATCAAATCAACGATTGTTGGATTGGTAAGTGTGGCCCTGCTGTGGTGTTTTTGCAAGCACAAGGCTGGAGCATAGTTGAGCGCACCTTGGATTGCGGTGTTATCTTGAAAAAGATTTGACAGTAGCCAATAAATTGTGTATAGTATAGATATGAGAATATTAACATTAGATAACCGTGCTTTTGATTTAGACCACCTGCCAGAAGAAGTAGATGACATGCGGTTTGCTATATTGGATAATTCAAATCCAACAGACCCTGACTATCATTTTATCCCACTGATCTTTTTGGAAAGTTTTAACGCACCAGCCTTGGTGTTGCGCATAGGCAAACACACATTGCGCATGCCCATGGACTGGCAAATTTTGATTGGCGAACCTGACATTGGTGACCTAGAAGTGTTGCCCTTGACATCAATCAATGATCGAGGATTCAACGTATTCAAGTTCAACCCACTTACAAGTTTTAATCCCAGCTTTGCTGACATTGAAATTCTAGATGTGTATCATGAAGTCACGTGGTATAGTCCAAAGCTAAAGAATGGGCAAATGCTAGCAGTGCCGCTAAACGATGATCCTGAACCCGAATGTGTTTACTTTGTCAAAGACATTAGCCGCAACTGCGAGGTTGTGGATTATAGCAAGGCTTGGTGATATGCAAATCAAATACAACGTACACGACATTGGTGGCGAAGTTGTTAAAGACAACGAAACCTATTTGCTCAAAGACAATACTACTCTAAAAAATCTTGTACTGAGTTCAACAAAACTGTACCGTGGGCAACAAACTCGTGGGCACAGGCATGCTGGCCAAGAGGAAGTTTATATATTTGTTCAGGGCTATGGCAAAATGATTGTAGGCAACGAAACCGATGAGCCATTTGCTGTTAGCCCAGGTGACATTGTGCTAATCCCCGACGGAGCATTTCATCGTGTAATCAATGATGGCGAAATGAATCTTGTGTTTGACTGTGTGTTTCAAGGAAAAAGGAATCACTAATGGGACAATTAAAGCCTGGCGCAACATATATCTATGAAAGAAACAACGGTGTTGTGTATGCACGTGAACACGGTGCTCGCCCAGAAGATAGGTTTGTTGTAGGATACGAATACAAAACTGATACTGATCCTATTCAAAAAGAAAAAAGCATTATGATGCACGAGGCACAATTGTGGAGTGACATTCGCGAAGCAGCCAAGTATAATGCTACACTACAAGATGCACTGGATCAAATGATAGAAATTTACGAATTAGCCAAAGACTATGAGCGACAAACTTAACATCAAAAATGAAATGCGGCAGCTGGACCGCAAAAACAGAAACTTCTATAACGAGCTTACAGATGAGGAGCGCAAGAAGTTCAGTTTGTTTTTGATGATTCGTTGGGGGTCGGCTGTGGATAGCTCACGCGAGTTGCAAGAGTATTATGTACAGAGTTGCAATCACTATCTCAACAAACACTTTTTCAATATTAGTAAACATCCTAAACTGCAATGGCTGTGTGCCACAGCAGTGAGTCCTGGATTGGGCACACCCAACCATCCTTGGATTGCGCCAAAAAAGAAAGAGGCCGGTGCGTCAGCTCGTCGTAAACAACTACAAACAATATTTCCCACATACAAGGATGACGAAATTGATGTCATGATGAAAATTGTGTCAGACAAAGAGATCAAAGAATATCAACGTCAAGCAGGCCAAGATGACAAATGACTTACCAGTGTCAATATTGTAAACGAGACTTTCAAAAAGAAAGCACACTCAGTGTGCATGTGTGCGAGCAAAAACGTCGCAGACAAGAGAAAGACGACCGCGGAGTACAGTTGGGATTCCAAGCCTATGTGCGTTTCTTTGAAATGACTCAGGGTTCGGCCAAGTTCAAAACATACGATGACTTTTGCGAAAGTCCTTACTACCGTGCGTTTGTGAAGTTTGGGCACTATTGTTACAGCGTCAAAGTAATCAACCCCAAGCAGTTTCTAGAATGGTTGTTGCGGAACAACAAAAAGATTGATCGGTGGGCGTCGGATCAACTGTACACAGAATATTTGTTGCACTATCTCAAGTTGGAAAATGTCGCAGATGCTATTGCACGTGCAATTGAGTTTGGTATTGACTGGGCAGAAAAGAACGAAGCCCAGCCCAATGATTGCTTACGTTACGGCAACGCCAATGCTATGTGTTACGCTATTACCACAGGGCGCATCAGTCCCTGGGTAGTATACAACTGCGAATCAGGACAGCGTTTTTTAAATGATCTTGACCAAGGTCAAATTGCAATGATATGGCCTTACATTGACAGTGACAGTTGGATGAAAAAGTTTTCAGACTACCCAGCAGATCAAGAGTGGGCCAAAGAAATGTTAAACAAAGCAGGATGGTAATATGATTAAAGGAATCGGACCCAGTGGCAAGTACATCACTACATCTGGTGGTGGTGGTGCTACTTCTACATACGTAAACAATTATGGCAGTGCCATGGGCACAGGCAACATGCGCTACAACACTTCTAGTCAAAACATCGAAGTATGGGATGGTAGTAACTGGATTATGTTAAACATGGGTTATGCCAGTGTGGGACTTACTGATGAAGCAGAGTCTTTGCTAGACTGGGCAAAACAAAAACGGGCCGAAGAATTTGAAATCAATGAATTGGCCAAGAGCAATGCCACCTTGGCAGATGCAGTGGCAGTGTTAAAGCAAGCACAAGAACAAGTTAAAATTTTAGCAGCCTTGGTAAAAGAATGACGCTGAAAATCAATGCATCTGGTTTGCTAGAAAATTTTATCAATAGATATTTGATCTGGCGCGACTTTCAAAATTTCTATAACACTGCCAGCGAACCAGTTGCGAAGATAGCCAAGGACGGTATTCCTTGTTTTGGGTATTGGGAAATTAACAAGATAAATGCTAGCACTGCTCCGTTGGTTGCAATAGACTGCATGACCGAAGGAATACATTCTAGAAAAACATTTGATCACTATCGTGCAGACAAAAAATATATAATTTTTTGCAACGGTGACTGGGACCCAACGTACTATGATTTAAAGATTGATTATGTTGTGGTACCTCATTTGTTTTTTCTGTTTGAGATGGCTGACACTTACAACAGTCCAAATCGTTTTTGTTATTTTACAGACAAAGTTTATGACTTTGATTGCCACAAAGAGTATGAGTTTGTGACCACAATTGGCAACGTTCGTCCCGAGAGAACTAAGTTAGTAGATAAACTAGTAGAAATTGCCAAGCACAAAAAATGTATTGTTCGATACAGTGGCCAGGATTATGCAGAGCCCAGCGACCATCTTGATGTAATAAAATTCACCCCTGGAGAGTTTGACCCTTACATTGATGTTCAGCCAACACACTATCATAATGTAAGTCAAACCTTGCCCATGAAAATGTATAACTTGGCTCGATTTAACCTGGCAGTTGAGACTGACATTGATTTCCAGCACTCGTTTTTTCTGACAGAAAAAACAATCAAAGTGTTGTTGACTGGTATGCCGTTTGTATCAATGAATCATCCAAATTTTTTACCAAGGCTACACAAACTTGGGTTTACTACATACGGAGAGTTGTGGGACGAAAGTTATGACCAGGAAGTTGATTTTGACAAGCGCCTAGAAAAAGTTGTACAATTGTGCAACAAGCTATGTAACTTTGATTGGGAAGGCAATCGTGATAAGTTAGAGTTGATTAAATTAAAGAATCAATCAAATTTTTTAAACTTAAATCATGTATGCAATAAAGAATTTTTACGGTTTGAACAAATAATAAAAGATATAACATGAGTGCAGACATTGACATTGATGTGCCCAATCGTGATGCTGTATTAAAACTGATACAGCATGTACCAGCACGTCAAACACATGACGGGAAAGTTCGTCGTCACAACTCAGGAATCTATGTCACAGCTATCCCGCAAGATCCCATGCATGAGTGTGCGGCGTTGGATTATCAAGAAGCTGAACAGCGTGGGTATTTCAAAATTGACTTGTTGAACATGAGTGTGTATCAGCTGGTCAAGGATCCTGCACACTATGAAAAGATGTTGACTGCAACACCCCCGTGGTCAAGACTATGGACTGACACAGCGTGGACACAGCAATTGGTGCATGTGGGAAACTATACAGATTTATTAAAAAAGATGCAGCCAGATTCTATTCCAAGAATGGCAGCATTTATCAGTATTATTAGACCAGGCAAGGCCCACTTGCAAAATCAACCCTGGGATCAAGTTTTTAAATCAGTGTGGGATGGTGACGACAGTAAGGGTTACACGTTTAAAAAGAGCCATGCTGTGAGTTATGCGGCTCTTGTTGCTTTGCACATGAATCTACTCAATCAAAATTCAGCGCCGGAATAACAAACTGCTCTGCAAATAGTTTGTGAGCTTTGCTGGTTGGATGAGAAGTGCAGTCCATTTCGCCAAGTTGATTAGCAAATTCTCCCAAACAGTTGCGTTGACGGTCAATAAAAACCCACTGGTCAAAGCTATAATTTTTATACGCAGGCACATCTTGTAAAAAGTAGTCCATACAGTAGTCTCCTGTAATAGGCGAAGATTCTACTGCATGATTCCACTGATTAACATAGCCAGCAAATCTGTACTGATATTGATTTGCTTTTAGATAACTTTCCAAGTTAACGATATATGACAGTGAGTCTTTACACAGTGATACTGGGTCTGCTAGTTTGTAAGCCCACTCAAAGATTTGTTTTGTGGAAGAGTTAGTTATCCAACTGTTTGTTAATCCGCCACTAAAAAGATAATACTCGTCGGGACTGTTGGATATGCAACATCTATATCCTTGTTTGAGGTGATAATACCATTCCCCAGACAGCCTAATGTCTTTTCTCCCGGTGCCAGACCACATGATAACAACAATGGTTTCTGCTGGGTTTAGTTGAGCTGATGCAAGATAGTCAATGGTGCTGTTAGCAATGTAAAAATTTCCAGCGCCACCTTGTGCTAGATTTTTATAAGTGCTGGGAGTTAGGGAAGAGTTAACGTAGTGCGCCCAAGATTTGCCCTGTGTAAATGAACAACCGTTTACAACAAGGTTTTTTATCATTAATCAATTCTCCGTACCAGGGTAATTGATTTACGTTTGGTTTTCTTACGGGAGATATCCATTAAGCTACATACTGGACCATGAATGATTTCTAAATCTTTATTGCTGAATGTACGTAGTGTAAAGCGGAATTGGTCCCACTCACTGCGTAAGAAGATGTTTATGGGTATGCTACGATTGCTCTCCCACCACCAAACACTGGCCAGCTCTAAGAACTGTACTTTGCTGGCTTGATCTACCACAGCACCAAAGTCGTAGATGGTGGTAACAGCATCGTCCCTGTTCTGTATTACCCCTACGTATTCTTGATTAGCGTATAAACAAAGCGTTATAAAGGGGTACTTTTCAGCTAGTTTGTCAAACAGTGTATTGCCCATAAATATTATTCGAGGATTCCTATGTATTCAACCACTGCGTACTTATACCAACAAATAACCCGGGTACTTTTGATAGATACCAGTGGAGCCTACTTTATTGCGAGGTACGACCCTGTGTATGCTAAAACCCTAACTGTTAACAAAGGCGTGGATAACGTTCTACTCTTTGAATTTATCAATCAAGACCAAAAGCCTGTTAATATCACAGGTTCAAGTTTTGTGTTCCGCTTGCTGAGCCAAGACGGTACTGAACTGTTGCTGGAAAAAGCCATGGAGACTTTGGCACCCAGCGTAGGTCGTGTAAAAGTTGTGCTGAACACCACAGACACAATTAACATCACAGCACAACCTGCCAGCTACAGCATACAACGCACATCTGGAAACTATGTGCAAGCAGTGTATGTTGATGCCAATGCTGGTGCTAGAGCAGACTGCAATATTGTAGACAGCATCATGCCTGATTTTGTGCCCAGCGCAGAACTAACTGTACCTGACATTTATGGCAAAGCACAGCAACTACAGCCTGGACCCACAAACTGGCCGGACTGGGCACTGCAACCACAACCTCAAAATACTACGCAACTAACTGAGTTCTACTCTAGCTATATTGATTCAAGTCAACAAAATATCACAACTATCAAAATGGACATGGATCACTACACTGGTACTGTGAAGTTCCAAGCCGCAGATGACTATCAAAGCGTGTGGTACGATGTCACTGCCAGCTATGAGTTTTTGGATGAAACCAACACACAGTATTTCAATATTGTTGGGTATTATCCGCTGATGAGAGCCGCGTTTAACAATCAATTTGGTTGGGGTGCGCAAGGCACACTCAACGTCACTGATGGGGTAGTCACAAGTATCACTGTCACCAACGGTGGCCAAGGTTATTTGGCGCCACCCCGTGTGCAAATTTTGGGCAACGGTGCAGGCTGCGTAGCCGAAGCTGTGATACAAAACGGTGTTGTTGTGGGCATCACAGTGCTGGAAGGTGGTTCTGGTTATACGCCAATCCAGTACCAAAGTACCAATTATGGTACTGCACTGATTACACCTGGTACAATTACCAACCTCCAATATCGTTGACTGTTGTCAAGCAATCTGTTAACATAAGCAGATGCTTGACATCTTGACGTATCTTCCTGCGAAACGAAAACAGACCCCCAGCGGCTGGATCAGTTTCAATGCACCGTGTTGTCAACACAACGGCAACACCCAGGATCGTCGTCAGCGTGGTGGTCTAAAGCCCAATGATCAAGGTTGGAGTTATCACTGTTTCAATTGTGGATACACTGCCAGCTTTCAACTTGGGCGCAATGTTTCATTCAAGGCACGTAGACTGCTGGGTTGGATGGGAGTGCCCGACAATGAAATTGAGCATTTGAATTTAGAAAGTATGAAGCACAGAAATGTGCATGGCATATTAAACGAACGTCAGCGGCTGAGCAATGCGCTGAGTGCCATTGAATTTGAAGAAAAGGACTTGCCGCCTTTTGCTGAATTGCTAACACCTGAGCACAAGTATTACTGGGATTATGTTCAAAGTCGATGTGTGCCTGCAGACTTTCCCATGATGGTTCAAATTGAAAACGACGGCATACATTGGACAAGATCACATGTAGTTGTGCCATTTACATACGACAATAAAGTAGTTGGTTGGACTTGTAGATTTTTAGACAACAAACAACCCAAATACATTTCAGACAGTCAACCTGGTTATGTGTTTGGAGTAGATTTGCAACATAGTGACTGGCAACATGTGATTGTGACCGAAGGTATATTTGATGCACTCAGCATCAACGGTGTGGCAGTGATGCACAACACCATAAGCGACGCACAGGCCAGACTGATACGCAGCCTGGACCGTGCCATTACAGTGGTTCCTGACATGGACAGTGCGGGGGTAGAGTTGATTGACCGTGCAGTGGAATTGGGGTGGGCCGTGAGCATACCTGACTGGCCCGAAGGCGTCAAGGATGTCAACGATGCTGTGATTCGTTTGGGCAAACTGCCTACACTGCTAACTATACTGCAAGCTAGAGAAACCAGTAAAATTAAGATAGAATTAAAGAGGAAGCAACTTGTTAAAAGAATACGGAACTGATGTACAGCGATTGTTTCTAGAAATGATGCTGGAGGACGCACAGAGTTTTGTGCGAGTATCCAACATCTACAATGCCAGCAATTTTGATAAAAATCTGCGCCCGGCCGCAGAGTTTATTCGCGAACACAGCGACAAATTTAAAACCATGCCTGACAGACTGCAGATTGAAGCAGCCACAGGTATAAAGTTACAGGCAGTGCCAGACTTGAACGAAGGCCACTATGAGTGGTTCATGCAAGAGTTTGAAGCATTTACCAAGCGCCAAGAACTGGAACGTGCTATTCTCAAAGCCGCTGACTTGCTGGAAAAGGGCGAGTTTGATCCCGTGGAAAAACTCATAAAGGATGCTGTACAAATTTCATTGACCAAGGACATGGGCACAGACTTTTGGATGGATCCCGAAGGCATGTTTGCCAAGTACTTTGATGCAGGTGGACAAGTTTCAACTGGTTGGCCACAACTGGACAAACTGTTGTATGGTGGGTTCAGTCGCGGCGAACTCAACATCTTTGCAGGTGGATCAGGATCAGGTAAATCCTTGGTGATGATGAACATTGCGCTAAACTGGGTGCAACAAGGATTGAATGGTGTGTACATCACACTAGAACTTAGTGAAGAGCTCACAGGCTTGCGTACAGCGGCCATGCTGACCAACATGAGCACAAAAGATATCCGCAAAGACAAAGAAACAGCGGCGTTAAAAGTCAAGTTAGTGGGCAAGAAAGCCGGTAGCTATCAAGTCAAAGCACTGCCAGCACAGAGTAACATCAATGACATTCGTGCATACTTGAAAGAATATCAAATCAAGAGTGGCAAGAAGGTAGACTTCATGATGATTGACTACTTAGACTTGTTGATGCCTGTCAGCGCAAAAGTCAGCCCCAATGACTTATTTGTCAAAGACAAGTATGTGTCAGAAGAACTTCGTAACCTAGCCAAGGAGCTGGGTATATTGATGGTAACTGCATCGCAGTTGAACCGTAGTGCAGTTGAGGAGATTGAGTTTGATCACTCGCATATTTCAGGTGGTATTTCAAAGATTAATACTGCGGACAACGTATTTGGTATTTTTACTAGCCGTGCTATGCGTGAGCGTGGCAAGTATCAAATTCAGTGTATGAAAAGTCGTAGTTCCACAGGTGTGGGACAAAAGATTGACTTGGAGTACAACATTGAAACCATGCGTATCACAGACGAGGGTGGCGATGAGGGAGGCTCGGGTGGATTTACCAAGAAGCCCAGTATTCTTGAGTCAATTAAAACACAGAGTCGTGTCGTGGAATCGGCGCCCGATGAAGACGCCGATGTTGGTAAAGTCACTGCCGATGTTCAAAGTGCCAAGCTCAAACAGCTACTTGGCAAAATCAAAACCAATTAAGTAGTTGAACCCTTGATCACAGCAAAGCGAAGCACAAGAGCTTCGCTGAGTGAACCAGCTGTGGCATTGCGCACATAAATTGTAGCAGATCCAGCACCACAGCTGGCAGTAAATGTATAAGCACCAACTGTGCCACCGCTTACATGGTTAATAACCAAGACGTCAGTGGCTGCAATGGTACTGTTGGTCAGTGTAAAATTCACAATACCACCGCCGCCCAGGGCAGTGTTTTGCATGGTAATCTGACCCGAAGGCTTGTTAATAACCACTGTGTCAGTTTTGTTACCAGATTGTGATCCAGTGCCACCTGCACCTGCACCATAACCCATGGTACCGCCATCAGTTAGTATCACACCACTGCCGCCGCTGACCAAGATATTGCCGGCAGCTACATTGCCTGGGAATGTAGCTACAGTAGATGACACAGTCATGCTCAAGGTCTTGGCATTGGAGCCTGTGGCTGACGTAAACAGTTTGATGTTTGTACCCTGCGCCGAGTCAGTAAAGTTTTCAGTAGCTACTGCTTCAATTGCACAGCCAGCGCCGCCAGGAGCACCAAAGTCTGTGCCATCCCAGCCCACAAATCCAAATCTTGCCAGCACATCGCCACTTTGGATTGCTGTGGGCGCGGCCGCTGTTCCACGTGCGGCACGAGCAGTAAAAGTAGGAATAGCACCAGTACCAAATGCATCATTGACAATACGGCTTGAAGCACCATCATTGCCGGTGATGTGAATCATGCAACCTGTGTTGGTAAGAGGTTGGTACGTAGTTGACCCTTGGATACTGAATGCACCGGCTGTATTGGCTGCCACAGTGGGAGTTTTAATTTGTAAAAATCCAGTATCTAACACCTGGAAACTAACGTTACCTGTGCTAGTGTAAGTAGAAAGATTACCACCCACGTTGAGGTTACCACTGATACCGGTACCGCCAGCCACTGTCAGCGCACCAGTTGTTTTGCTGGTACTGGCTGTGGTGTTTAAGATGTTTACTGGGCTGTCAAAAACGTCTCGTGGACGAGTAAGTTCTTGCACTGAAATTTGTGTGCCGCCATCCGCAGTAGTAAATTCATAGATGTAAACGTTGACATAAGGAGCTGTTTGGCTAAAAGTAATGGTGTTAGATACACCAGCTGTGCCCGGACTTACTCCTTGCAATCCTTCTACGCCCACACGCACACTGGCAGGCAGTGTCAATGTATGCGCTGTATTGGTACACACAAACGCAAAACGCAAAACGCCAACTTGCCCATCTGAAGGCCAATTGCTAAAGCTCAAGCTAACTGATCCAGAACTGGCTGGAATAGCTTGGAACATGCCTGCACTGAAATCAAGGTTGATTGATCCTGAAGTTTGTGCTAAAGTTACTTCTGTAAAGCTGTTGTTCTTGATCTGTAGATTGCTCAATATGTTGTAGTTCATATTGTTGTCGAGCACAGTACCGTCTAGTGCGGCTTTGAACACACCTTTGCTCTGTAGCTCGTTGATTTCATCAGCGGCGTACTGGAAATTGGTTTTAGTATTGGTAAAATTGTCGCGGAATCCCTGGGTATTGTTGGGCACTCCGGCAACTGGATAATTACCATCTATGTTGTTTGGGTTTATCTGACTGGTCATTTCACGTCCTTGTGTCGTTTAGATATTTATTGCCAGTCCGAACCTGCTAAATAATACAAAGGCCCCTAAGAGCATGCAAAAGAAAACTCGTAGCTTACTAGAAGAATTGGACTCGATGTATGTCGAGCGTGATCGCCGTTTGTTGATTGAAAATCGTGCAAATACGCTGATACAAAACGCTATTCGACTGCTGGAAGAGATTGATCAAGAATACACTCCTGAGCAAGCTGAAAATCTAACTCGCAAATTGTTGAATGCAATACGCAATAGGGAACCTGAAAAATTCGTTAGATCCGTCAGGAGAACTCATGCAGATTCGTGAAATAGTTACTGAAGCCGCTCCAGGCTCGGCTGGTGCTCAAGCTGGTGTTTTTGGCAAGGCTTTTGCCGGCGCATTGGGACAAAAGATTGCCCCGGGTGCTAACCTTGGTGGACCACAAGCTGGTGCAGTGGCTCCTGGACAACGTGCTCAAGCCGCACAGCAAATCAACCAAGCCGCTGTTGCTACACTAGCCAACAAAGGACAGCAAGCTTGGGTGCAGACTCTAAAGAAAATGATAGCTCAGAGTGATAATCCTGCACTGAGCCCAGACAAATTAGATATCAATGACACCAAAGAAAGTCTTGATGACATGGTACAAACTATGCTGGGCTTTGACCCAGCTGAGATCACCAGAATGACTTCACCTGAAGCCAAAGCAGCCGGTGAAAAACTCAACAACGGCATTGCCATGGTGCTCAAAGCTAGTTCTACCCCACAAACCAATGACACAGCAATGAAGGCAGCCTGGGCTACGTTAGCTCTGGGTATTGCTGAAGCGCAAAATGCCAAATCATTCTTTGGTGGGGGAGCCACCAAAGGACCGGGTAAATTACCCGAAGTAACAGTGGGAGCGGATGGTAAACTATTGTATGATGGCAAACCTTTCAATGCCAGCGATCCACAACATGTGACTATGTCGCAAATTTTAGCTAAACAATCGGCAGCAAAATGATAACAAAACTACTTGAAGGCGGAAACGTTTTTAAAGACGCCAACGGCAACCCGTTGACCGGCCGTATTAACCAAAGCGATGTTGCACAAACAGTGCAATGGATTGAAACACTCACAGGTTTGCAATTTCCCAAAGAGCGTTGGTTAGGATCAACTGGGCGCAAGCCTACATCAGGCGACTTAGATCTAGCAGTGGATCTTAGTGAAATATCAAAAGATCAGTTGGCAGCCAAACTAACTCAGTGGGTTCAAAGTCACGGTGAAGATCCACGTGCTTGGGTTAAAAAGGGCGGCGAAGTACACTTACGCACTCCCATCAATGGTAAACCAGAAAACGGATTTGTACAAACAGACTTTATGTTTTTTCCTAATTTGGATTGGGGTACATTTTTCTATGCTGGTGGTGAAGATTCTGCATACAAGGGCATGGTACGCAACGTATTAATGTCTAGTTTGGCCAAACATCAAGGCCTAAAGATTGGTGCCAACGGTGTTATCAGCCGAGCCACAAATCAAGTTGTAAGCATGGACCCAGACTGGGCCGCCCAAGCAGTATTGGGCAAAGGCCATGACCGTAACAGTTTAAAAAATGTTGAAAGCATTTATCAAGCCTTGACCAAGGATCGCGAACGTGATGCCAAATTGGCAGACTTTAGAGACTACCTGCAACGTGAAGGCTTGCAAGAGCCCGGTGCTGTGACAGAAAGTGATGTGGGATTCTTGGCTCGACTGCGTGACAGAATTGTCAATCAAGGCATGAGCCCGCTGATCGAACACGAAGTTGTTACCGAAGCTGAAGTAGCTGGTGTAGGCGGCAGAGCCAAGGGCATTGAACACTTGGAAGATCTTGTGTTTAGACACGGTAGCCGCGGTGTTGAACAAGCTCTGGGCATTGTGGCGCACCTTGCTGAGCAACCCAGCAGTGCTACAGTAAAGTGGGACGGAAAACCTGCTGTGGTGTTTGGTCGCAAGCCTGCCACAGGTGAGTTTGTGCTCACAGACGGTTCGGGCTTTGAAGCCAAGGGCTACGACGGACTTGCAACGTCACCAGAAATGATGGCGCAGATACAAAACATGCGTGGTGCCAACAGACAAGAACTCATTAACATTTACGCTACACTGTTCCCGCTGTTGGAAGCGGCTGTACCACAAAACTTCCGTGGATATGTCAAGGGCGATTTGCTGTATATGAGCAAACCTGAGTTGGTAGCTGGTAACTATGTATTCCAACCCAACACAGTGGAATATCGTATTCCAGCCAAATCTAGCCTAGGCAAACGCATTGGCAACAGCGACATCGGCCTAGCTATGCACTCAATGTACGGTGATGTTGGCGAACCACGCCAGCCCCTGAGCCGTGTGACATTTAACGAAGTTCCAGGGCTATTGTTGCTAGAACCTATTGCTGGAAAAGAAATACAACTCAATCAACAGTTGATTAAAGAAATTCGTAGTTTGATGCGTAGCAAAGGCAAAGCCATTGATATCTTGTTTAACCCAGCAGAGCTACGAGCACAGCAGATCACAGACTTGGCCAAGCTCTGTGTTGATTATATCAATGCTAGAATTCCCACTGGTAACTTTGATAACTTGTTGGGCGGGTTTGGTGAGTGGCTACAGCAACGAGTTACTCCAAGAAAGTTTGCTAATATTGTTGAGTACCTAAAGAGTCCCAGTTCAAATACCGAAGGCATGGCTGCGGCGTTTACACTGTTCTTGTTGTTGCACGATCTCAAGATGGACTTGCTACAACAGCTGGATCAGCAAAGCCCTGGTAATGAAGGCTGGGTCATGGCTACTCCTGCAGGTTACGCCAAAGCAGTGAATCGCTTTGATTTCACTGCTAGAAACCGAGCCAGAAACAACTCCTAACCGCAGGTTTTTTACCAAAAGACTAAATAAGTGTAGGGCTTTGGAGCCCATATATTAAGGAGAAACAAAATGGCCGTATTTACACGTACAAGTGGTGACTTTCAACCAGTAGTGGTTGTTGACCAAGGCGTTGCCGCATCTTCACCAGGTGCTGGTTACAACACAGGTATTAATACTGTAGTTAGTGGTGCAACTGTTAACGCCGCAGGTCCTAAGCTAGACTTCGGTACAGTTACTTTCACAGGTACTGCAACTGTTAGTGGCGCTGACCTAGCTAAAGCAATCCAAGTGATTCAGCAAAAAGCTACTATCGCTATCTATGAGTTCACAACTGTTGGTTCTAACCAAGCTACTTTGGCTTTGGCTACATACCCAACCGCTGCCTGGAACTATGCTAACGGTGAAGATCTAGACGTTGCTTTGACAGCCGCCCTAGGTTATGCTGTTACAACAGCCGCTAGCGCAACATTCACAAACTAATTTAAACAGTTTGTAACCCAACCCTGGACGTAAAAAATCCAGGGTTTTTCTTTGCCGTTAAATATCAACAATGAAGATAGCATGTCGCACCATTTTTGATTGCATGGCAACCGGTGTCACTGGACACTACAGGCCCAGTCAAGTACCGTTTACAGATCATACCGGTCAGTCAATAAAAAATCAAACAGACTGGAATCAGTCACGGAATCAACAGCGCAACTGGGAAACACTGTTGCAAGTCATTGGACTGCGCACACAGCCTACCATTACTATAATGCCCTATTTTTCCAACGGCTACTGGCAGTTTGAATTTGAACCAGCCAGTGACGGGGTGTATAGCATAACTGGTGCCACAGACGATCTAGGAGCATTGTATCAAGACTGTCGCAATGTGCCCATGATTGTACACGTTGACGAACAAACACAGAAAACGCCAGTGCTGTGTGTGGAAGGTGCTGAACAAAACATTTGGTTTGAGGCGGTAAATAAGTGATGGAGAATAATTATGGCCGAGCCAAGTGAAATTGAAAAGAAAAGCTTAGAAGCACACGTAGAATTGTGTGCCGAACGTTATCGCAGTTTAGATGAACGTCTTGATGGGTTGGCAAATAATATTGTCAAGGTTGAAGAGTGTACCGAAGAAATCAAGAACATAATGACTAAACATGTGGAAAAACACAACGATCGACTGATAGGTTGGGGTGTTAGTATTATTGCAGTTTTAGTAGGCACCATTGGATGGTTGCTGTCACACTACGTTTTTAAATGAACAAAGAAGCCAAAATAGAACAGTGGGCCGAACGTGAATTACGCAAGGCCATGGACAAAGTTATTTTGTCTGATGAAGAAGGCGGGTATGTGGTATTTGGAAAATACTACATTATGCCCAGCGAGAACGGTACTGTGGTCAGCACCTGGGATCGTGAAATTCACTGTTTTATGAACAAACGTCATGCCATGAGTTGGTGCATTTTAGATCACAAAAACAATTATGCCTTGGCTAACCAGTTGATTTCATTAGACAGTAGAAAACAAAAACTAGGCAGTGACGTACACATTAGACGCACAATTGGAGAACGTGGGCGTGACCCCAACTTCCGTGAAATTATCAATTTAAAAGTATCAATGAAATTACAAGCACTCAGCGTGTTAAACCAAGAGCTTGATAAATGCGTTGGTTATGCTAAATATCTACAGACAAAAGGATTCGCAAATGAAACTGCAAGAACTAGCCGCGCCTAACCCAGCGCAACAAATTGCCCAAGTATTTGAAAGCTACTTTGGGTCACGTATCACTGTTGAGCAACTCAACGAAACTCAAACCGTTGCAATGTTGCGTCGTGTTCGTGCTACTCTTAAAGAGCATCAGAATTCTCCAGCTCGCCATCACAGCGAGCAGAACCCAGCTTATTTGAAGTTGGTTGTAATGGAAAAAGCTCTGGTTGCTAAACTTAAAGAGTTTGAGCAGCCACAACCAACTGGTACAGGCCAACAACCGGGCAATACTCAACAACAGACTCAGCAAGCCGTGGCCACTGTCAAAGATCCCAAGCTAAAGGCAGCTCTAGATAAGAGCGCCAAAGGTCAACAGTTGAATCCAGAAGAACAAAAGCTTGTGGCTGGTGCTGCCTTGATGAAAACTGAAAACAAATTGCGCAGTGCTCTGCGTATTGTTAAAGAAAGCGAAGTTCAACAAGCTCAGGTGGTTCTTGCCGCTCAAGACTTGGTAGACAAGATGCAAGGCATGTTGGAAGATACCACAGAATTACAATTTAAGGAATTGCCTGCTCTAGTTGACTCAATCAAGAATCAAGTAGGTGTTGAGCAAGCACAACAGTTTAATACTGATGCATCTGCCGCCCTGGCTGGCTTGGTGCAAAACCTACAAGGTGCTAAACAACAACTAGAAACTGCACTTGGGGTTGTGACTGGACAATCTGCTCCTGCTCCTGCACTAGACGCAGCCATGACTGGTGCAGAACCTGGTGCCGAAGCCGGCGCTGAGTTAGGTGCTGAGTTAGGTGCTGAAGCTGGTGCCGAAGCCGGCGCTGAGTTAGGTGCTGAAGAACTTCCAGCTGAAGAGCCTGAATCTCCTGCAGTGGGTGGCAAAGGCGCACTAGGTCGCGCTCGTAGATAATGCGCATATTTGAAGTAGATTCAGGCGACACAAACACACCAGATCCCAAACAACTTTTGGGTCTGGTGAAGTTTTTAAACGGCCGTGCAGAAGATACCAACGCACAAAAGCAAATATCACAAGATGCTTTCATTGGCATCGCACAGGATTTGGGTATCAATGTCAACAAAAACAATTTGGCTGACATGATAGCACAAGAGCCACTTAGTAACGTACTAGAACCCCTAGATCCAAATTCAGGGCAAGTTACATTCAAAGGTGCCAACATTGGCCCAACTGCTATGCCAGTTAACAAAGCACAAGACATAGTAGCATCCGCAGCCAAATCGGCAATGAAAAAAGACCGCGGCGTCTAAACCAAAATCGTTGACAATCTGTTGTAAATACCTTACACTAACATAAGGAGTTTATCTATGGCATATTCTGACAAAGTAGTGGACCACTATGAAAACCCCCGCAATGTGGGTTCGTTTGACAAAGGCGACAACAGTGTGGGCACTGGTATGGTTGGTGCGCCGGCATGTGGTGATGTTATGAAACTACAAATAAAGGTGGACGATGCTACAGGTATTATTACAGACGCGAAATTTAAAACGTATGGCTGCGGCTCGGCAATCGCAAGCTCAAGCCTTGTTACGGAATGGGTCAAAGGAAAAACCCTTGACGAAGCCGCAACCATCCGAAACAGTGAAATCGCAGAAGAGCTTGCCCTTCCACCAGTTAAGATCCACTGTTCAATCTTGGCTGAAGACGCTATAAAAGCCGCAGTAGAGGACTATCGTAAAAAACATGATATCAATAACTGATGCGGCTGTTTGCAAGATTAAAGAAAACATCAAACGTCGTGGACGCGGCCTAGGTATCAAAGTTGGCATACGCACCACTGGCTGTTCTGGTCTTGCATATACATTGGAATATGTTGATGTTGAGCAGGGCAAAGAAATTTGCATGATGCACCATGACATCAACGGTGTACGAGTTTACATAGACCCCAAACATTCTCCTTACTTAACAGGCATGACCATGGATTGGGTCCGCAATGGACTCAACGAAGGTTTTGATTTTATTAACCCCAATGAACGTGACCGTTGCGGTTGCGGAGAAAGCTTTAGAGTTTAATGTACAATCCACGTTTTGACTACAAACCAGTGCCACGGGTAACAATTGATGGGCGTAGATACTATGCTACCCCTGATGGCAACAAGTTACCCAGTGTAACTACAATTTTAGATCGTACCAAAAGCGAAGAAAGCAAACAGGCATTAGAAAACTGGCGCCGCCGTGTGGGACATGCCCAGGCGCAGGCCATTACCACAGAAGCTGCCAACCGTGGCACACGCATGCACACGTATCTTGAGCACTATATCAAACACGGTGAACTAAAGGATCGCGGCACTAATCCATTTAGCTGGGCTAGCCATGCCATGGCTCAGGTAGTAATTGACCAAGGTATCACTAGCCGTGTAAATGAATTCTGGGGGTACGAAGTTCCTCTTTATTTCCCCAACATCTATGCTGGCACCACAGATGCATGTGGCTTGCATATCGGTGATGAATCTATTCTAGACTACAAACAAACCAACAAGCCCAAAAAGCGCGAGTGGATCGAAGACTATTTCCTACAGCTCTGCGCTTATGCAGAAGCACACAATGAACTGCATGGTACAAATATCAAAAAAGGCGTAGTTTTGATGTGCGTCAAACCCGAAGTTGACGATCAAATGAACATTATTAAACCGCCTGAATATCAGGAATTTGTGCTGGAAGGCGCAGAATTTGAACGTCATCGTCAGTTGTGGTGGAAACGAGTTGAACAGTATTACATGCTAAATATGTGATATCGCAAGGAACATCACTGTGGCAATTGTACAAGTATCGAGAATAACACAACGTAAAGGTCTAGAAGTAGACTTACCACAACCGCTAGCGGGTGCAGAACTGGGCTGGGCAGTTGACCAACGCAGACTGTTTATTGGTAACGGCTCACTAGAAGAAGGAGCCCCAGCAGTGGGCAACACCGAAATTCTAACAGAATTCAGTGACCTTCTTGCTTACTCCACTGCTTACACTTACAAAGGCGAAGCCGCTGGTTATACAGTGCAAACTGGCCCCACAGCCGGTGACCCCATTAGTCAAAGCATTCAAGCACGACTAGACAGCTATGCCATTGTATCAGAGTTTGGAGCACAGGGCGACGGTGTGACAGACGACACTGAAGCCATTAACCGTGCATTCAACCAGCTGTATTGTGTACAAACCAACATTCAGGTTCGCCGTAGTTTGTTCTTCCCAGCCGGGGTGTATGTTATCAGTAACACACTGTTGATCCCATCTTATGCCAAACTGTATGGCGAAGGTGCTGATCACACTATCATACTTTTCCAAGTACAGAATTGGGCCGCTAATACTGCGTATGCCGAAGGTGTGTTGGTTAAAAACACAGACCCAGCAACATCAATTGTAACATATTATCGTGCAGTGGCACCTGTGCCAGCAACTGGCATTGCACTCACTGACGTGGCATATTGGGATCCAACTAGCTTGCCCAACTATGTGTTTCAAACTGCTGACAGTCAACAACAAACCGGCGCCAACATTGGCGTCAACGGTGCTATTGCACCACGCAACATTGAAGTGTCTGGAATCACATTCCAGACCATGGAATATGGTGATGGTGCATTGGTGGCACACAACATAGCATTGATTGAAAAGTCTCGTCAGTGCTACTTTGACAGTGTAAACTTTATTGGCCCACTAACAACCACAGATCTTGACACCACAGTTGAAGATTTAACTGGTGTGAATTTCATAAGTTCGCCCGCTAGTATCTGTACACAGATTACATTTGACAAATGCCGCTTTGCTGGCATGACTTATGCGTTTAACACTGACAACTTAGTCAAAGGCATCACAGTCAGCAATGGTTGGTTTGATACATTGTACCAAGGTGTAGTTCTAGGCGACGCCACACCAGTAGACGGTGGCCCCACAGGCTTCCGTATTGTTCACAATGTGTTTGATAATATCTATGCCGAAGGTATTGTGTTTGACAATTGCAGACTCAATGCATCTGGTTACAACACATTCTACGACGTGGGCAATCACTTCAACGGTGTTGCTACTCCGGCAGCCCCAATTATTTCTATCAATGCTGATGAGAACGCCAGCATTGGTGACATGTTTGCTAGAACCACAGCACAGACTCAGCTGGGCACCGGATGGCCAAGAATTAGAATTTTTAATTCTACTACATCTACTATCCCAACCAGTATAGGAATTGACAGTGCAGATAAGCTACAATTAGGTTCATATGTAAGAACCAGTGGCAAGCAACAAGAAATCCTTGATGGCTTTACCCAGGAACCTATTTTTACAGTCAACACTAACCTAAGTTTACAAAACGGTGGATTCCAAGCATTTAAAATGGATTATACTATTTCAAGACTCACTGCTGGCAGTCGTGCATATCGAACAGGTACACTGACAGTTGTTGCCGGGGGCGATGACAGTGCTGGCGACGGCATTGTCTACACCGACGATTATACTGAAAACGAACAAACAGATGTTGTATTGCAAGCAACTGAAAGTGGTAATGTGGTAACCGTCAGCTACTCAGCGGCTACTACCACCTATGACGGATCAATCTACTACAGCGTAACACACTTGGCTTGATGTGGCCCAAATCATTTAATCAACGACTAGCGTCTTGGGCCGACCTCAAAGAGTTCGCATCAACTGCGGATCTTGAAACAGCTCTAAACACCATTGATGCATGGTGGAAAAAATCTCCGTGGCAGCCATATTATCTGCATTGGGATGACCAAAAAGATTGGCCAGACCCTTGGCAGTTATTGAGCGATAATGTGTTCTGCGGTCTTGCTCGCGGACTAGGAATCCTTTATACTATAGCTATTATAGATCGTCCTGATCTGCAGGATGCCTGCTTGGTTGAGGTCGAAGGAGACAATTTAGTCCTTGTGCATGGGGGGAAATATATATTGAATTGGGACGGCCAAGCCGAGTTAAATACCAGCCCAAGCACAAGAACTCAAAGACGACTAGCACAGTCGCAAATAAAACAGCATTACAATTAAGAAAACGAGTAAAGAATGACGCAAATTACAGTTGTTAAACGGAGCGGTCAAAAAGAGCCGCTGGTGATCGAGAAGTGGCAAGCTCAAGTGGCCAAGGTCTGCAAAGGTATAGCAGATGTTAGTCAAAGCATGATTGAAATCAAGGCACAGCTACATTTCTATGATGGTATTACTACACAAGAGATTGACGGCATTACATTACGTGCCATTGTTGACCTTATTGACGTAGAGCAAAATCCTGATGTTGGCCACACCAACTATCAATACGTGGCTGGTAAGCAACGTCTATCAATGTTGAGGAAGGATGTTTACGGCGACTATACGCCTCCTCACCTCTATGAGATTGTCAAGAAAAACGTCAGCGTGGGTCTTTATACTCCTGAGCTATTAGAGTGGTACAGCGAGGAAGACTGGAACCGCATGAATGACATGATTGATCATGAAAAAGATGAGCACTATTCATATGCGGCTATTGAACAGCTGATTGAAAAATATCTTGTGCGCAATCGTGCCACAAAAGAAATTTATGAAACACCTCAGGTGCGATACATGGTTGCGGCTGCAACAGTGATGCACAAAGAGGAACCCAACAGCGCACGTATGCGTTTGATCAAGGAGTATTACAATGCGGCTTCTGATGGCCTATTTACTCTTGCTACTCCTGTCCTCGCTGGTCTTGGTACACCTACCAAACAATTTAGTTCTTGCGTTCTTATTCGCAGTGATGATGATTTGGATAGCATATTTGCTAGCGGAGAAATGATGGCAAAATATGCCAGCAAACGTGCTGGCATTGGCTTAGAGATTGGTCGACTACGTCCATTGGGCTCGCCTATTAGAGGCGGCGAAATTATGCACACTGGCATGATTCCTTTCTTGAAGAAGTGGTTTGGTGACTTACGTAGCTGTTCACAAGGTGGCATTAGAAATGCAAGTGCAACAGTGTTTTATCCCATATGGCATCATCAATTTGATGACCTAATTGTATTAAAGAACAATCAGGGCACAGAAGAAACTCGTGTGCGCCACATGGACTATGGTGTTGTTCTATCTGCGTTCTTTTGGCGTCGTTTTAAGAATCAAGAAAACATTACTTTCTTTGATCCTAATCAAGTACCTGACTTGTACGAAGCATTTTATCAAGACACCAAGAAGTTTGAAGAGCTGTATGTAAAATATGAAAAGCGCAATGACTTACGCAAAAAGGTCATGAGTGCTGAAGAAGTATTCAAAGGTGGTATTCTCAAGGAGAGGACTGATACCGGTCGCATCTATCTAGTGTTTATTGACAACGTCATGAATCAAGGACCGTTTGACCCAGAATACCACACAATCTATCAGTCTAACCTATGCTGTGAGATCTTACTACCTACGAAACCATTCAAGCGACTTAACGATCCGGAAGGCCGAATTGCTCTTTGCACCCTTGGGTCCATTAACTGGGGTGCCTTCCGCAATCCTGAGGACATGCGTCGTGCTTGCCGCATACTCCAGCGTAGCCTTTGCAATATTCTGGACTATCAAGACTTCTTGAGCATTCAAAGCGAACTCAGCAACAAGGAAATACAGCCCTTGGGTATTGGTATTACAAACCTTGCTTACTGGCACGCCAAGCGTGGATTCAAGTATGGAGAACACGATGCACTGGGCGAAGTTAAATCTTGGATGGAACATCAAGCATACTACTTGACTGAAGCCACTGTTGAATTGGCCAAGGAACGTGGAGCCTGTTTGCATAGTGATCGTACATGGTACGGTAAAGGCGTGTTTCCCTGGGAGCGTAGAGCGCAGGGTGTCAATGCATTGGCCGACTTTACACCCGAACTTGACTGGGAACCTTTGCGTGAGCAAATGAAACAGTACGGTGTTCGCAACGCCACACTGATGGCAGTGGCTCCTGTAGAATCTAGTTCTGTTGTGATCAACTCAACCAATGGTATTGAAATGCCCATGAGTTTGATTACTGTTAAAGAAAGCAAAGCCGGATCACTTACTCAAGTGGTTCCCGAATATCATAAGCTAAAGAACAAGTACCAGCTAATGTGGGAACAAAAAGACTGCGACGGGTATTTAAAAACAGCCGCAGTGATTGCGGCCTATGTTGACCAAAGCATTAGTACCAATACATTCTACAATCCCGCACACTTTGCAGACCGTAAGGTCCCTACTACATTGATTGCCAAGAACTTGATGCAAGCACATCAGTGGGGATTAAAGACGTTCTACTATAGCTTGATCAACAAGGCTGGAAGTAAGTCTACAAACACACAGCCCAACAACGTGCAGGCCATGGAGCCTGTAAATTACGACGATGTTGAAGATTGCGAATCGTGCAAACTATGAGGATAGGATTTTTTGGTGATAGCTTTTGTTCTGCCAAAGATACAAGGCAATCATTCAACACCTATATCTACAACATAGAAAAACACTACGGTGCAGACATAGTTAATCTAGGATACGGTGGTAGTTCTATATACGATTTGATAGCAATACAACTCAAGCCGTATATCAGTGACTTGTTGGATGTATATGTATTTGTGTGGACAGATTCTATGCGAGTGTTTCATAGAAGCATACGCAATTTAAAAAGTAATTTTGTAGGCAGTAAATCTGATCCAATTGCCAATGCAGTAAGAGATTACTACAAATACATTCACGACGACGAAGTGGCCCATCTTCAGTACGTGGCAACATTGCAATATATTGACAATCATATATTACCCCAGTTGCACAAGGCAAAAATTATACACATGTGGTCGTTTGGAAGGTTACCGCGGCATGCATGGGATAACAAAGAATTTGACACAAACGAAATTGAGTATAACCATACATGGAAGAACGGAATAGAAGTACGTCCTCCGCTGATAACATTGGGCATGGTTGACAACAAGATTTCTAAAACGTATAATGATCGTGTGCCAAATCACATACATGGTGATGTGTTAAATCAAACTTTGTCAGACATTATTATTGACATTGTTGATAACTATACAACTGCATCGTCGCCAGTAACTATTAGGAAAAATGCATGAGCAAACAACAATATAATTTAAAAACCAAAACTGACTATCTACATCGCAAGATGTTCCTGGACCCAGCAGGCCCTGTGACCATTCAACGATTTGAAGAAGTTAAGTACAACAAGATTGCTAAATTTGAGCAAGAAGCTCGTGGCTTCTTCTGGGTACCAGAAGAAATCTCTCTAACCAAGGATGCCGCAGACTTTAAAGATGCGTCAGACACAGTGCGGCACATCTTTACGTCAAACCTACTGCGTCAAACCGCGCTGGATAGCTTGCAAGGTCGCGGCCCAAGTCAAATCTTTACCCCTGTGGTAAGTCTGCCAGAACTAGAAGCACTGGTGTACAACTGGACATTCTTTGAAACTAATATTCACAGTCGTAGTTACAGTCACATCATTCGTAACATTTACAATGTACCTAAAGAAGTGTTTAACACCATTCACGACACTGAAGAGATCGTTGGCATGGCAAGTAGTATTGGCCGGTATTACGACAAGTTACATGTGTTAAATTGTAACAAAGAGGCAGGATTTCATGTTGACGAACGTGAACACATTCATGCCATTTGGCTGGCACTCAACGCCAGCTACGGCTTAGAGGCATTCCGCTTCATGGTGAGTTTTGCTACAAGTCTAGCCATGGTCGAGAATCGTATCTTTATTGGCAACGGCAATATCATTAGTTTGATCTTGCAAGACGAAATCTTGCACAAAGAGTGGACTGCTTTCTTGATCAATCAAGTGGTCAAAGAAGATCCTAGATTCAAGGCCGCGCAAGTTGAATGCGAAGCTGAAGTGTACCAAATGTACCAGGATGTGATCCGTGAAGAAAAGGACTGGGCAGACTACTTGTTCAAAAAAGGTCCAGTGATTGGTCTTAACGCCAATATTCTTAAAGACTTTGTGGACTACACAGCCGCAGGTGCGCTAAAGGAAATTGGTATCAAATATCAACATCCAGCACCCAAGACTACACCAATCCCTTGGTTCAACAAACACGTTAATACATCAAACAAACAAACTGCACTTCAAGAAAACGAATCAACTAATTATGTTATTGGGGTGTTAAGTGACAATCTCAACTACGACGAGTTGCCGCAAATTTAATTCAAGGAAGAAAGAAATGACCAAAGCCATAGTATGGAGTAAGTATCACTGCCCTTATTGCGATCAAGCCAAAGCACTGCTAAAGCAAAAAGGAATCGCATTTGAAGAAAAGAAAATTGGTGACGGCTATACCAAAGAAGAACTGTTAGAAGCAGTGCCCACAGCACGTACAGTGCCACAGATTTTCCTTGATGGAAAATTAATTGGCGGATTTACCGAACTCAAACAACATTTACAAGGATAACATGAATATCAACACCGGAGAAGTTTACACACTCAAGCTCAATTCAGGCGAAGAGCTAATTGCCAAAGTTGTAGCACGTACAGACCAATATCTAACTGTAGAAAGTCCTGTAAGCGTGGCCCCTGGGCCGCAAGGCATGGGCTTGGTGCCAAGCTTGTTTACAGCTGATCCCCGTGAAAATGTCACAATAAATATTAACAGTGTAGCAGTTGTTGCCGTCACTGAAGATGCTGTCAAAATGAAATTCATTGAAGCAACCACTGGTATCAAGGTGCCAGATAAAAAGATCATTATGGGATAATATGCCAGGAGTACAACGCAAGGGGGATCCAAATTCAGCAGGTGGTGTTGCCACAGGCGGAGTTTCATCAGTCAAAGTCAATGGTCGCCCCATAGTTGTCAATGGTATATCTGTGTCTCCGCACCCTTGTTGCGGACAGCGTGGTTGTCCTCCCATACATTGCAGTGCAAAAACCACAGGTGGTGTCAGCAGTGTCAAGGCTGGCGGAATACCAATAATAGTAAACGGTAACGCAGACACTTGCGGTCACCCAAGAACAGCCGGCAGCGGCGATGTGAGAGTAGGCTAACGTGGCAAACAATAACAACACCCCTATCAGTCCACTGAGCTTAGAAGCTGGCGCTGGTTTATTAAACAATACCGGCGTCAAGCTTGGCGCCAATCTCACTGCCAACATCACTGCATATGAAACCACTAGCTTGGTTGCCAAACTTTTGCAAATACAAACCTTGGCAGCCACAGCAAACATTTCATCTGGCACACGTACCAGTCTGCAAACCATGGGCGCCAGCAGTGTTCCGGCACTGGGCGACTCAGTCCCAACTGCCAATCAAAACACACCGTATCCAGTGCCGCCACCTGGTGGTACTCCTTATTTGATTCCAGCCAGCAGTGCCAGTTTGTTCAGCGGCATCATTAGAGGTATTGGTAACACGTATCTTGGCAATGGTGATCTTGGCAAATTTGCACAAGCATACTTTTCCAGTTCGGGATATATCAGTCTTATCAACCCTGTTATCTTATCAGCGGCCAATGCCAACAACTATCTTGGCCCTACGTTTACTGACATGGACAACTTAATCACAGGCGATCTTGCACAAGCAAACTTGGCGTTCCCTGCGTTTGGTGAAGACTTGTCCAATTTGGGGTTTGCATTGAATTTAAAAAATCTTGATGCCCTGGGGTCACCGGCAGCATTGTTGCAGGCCTTGAGCCAGGCTGGAAACATGCCCACAGGAACCACGCCAGCAGTCAAAGCCGCGCTGAACGCCGTGGGCGTAACTGATGCAGAAATAACTGACTTAGTTACAAACAATGTGTACAGTTTGTTCAATCCTGACGGACTGACAGAACCCGAATTCAACGCACTGCAAAAACGTGCATATTCTGGCTTGTGTAATGTTACTGGTGCTGACCTGCAAGATGTGCTGAACATACTTGACTGTACCACTGCCAACATTACACAGATGTGCGAGTTGTTGAATCCAGTTAAACTATTCCCCAACAGCTTCTTGAGCATAACACTGCCCACACCCAATGGTTCAATACTGGTGTATGGACCTGATGGCAGTGTCAATAGCGACATTGAACCCATTGTAAATTCAGGCCAGTTGGCACCAGTGGGCTGTGACGAATTGGCCAAGATTGTACCGCCGGCCAATGCTGTGGGTAGCAAAGCATTGCAAATTGCGTTACAACAGGTCAAGAACATTGGTAGCTTGACAGCACCTCAACTAGCGGCGGTATTGATATGATCGAAAGTTTAAAGAATCTTCCGCTGTTACAGGCACAAACTCAGCCCTTGAGCTCGGCGTCGCAGAGTTTCTATGCCAATACTTTTGCCAGTGGCACTGGACCACAAGGTACTTTTACCATCACAGACTTTTTAGGCACTGCAATTGGTGTCACTGTGGGTCCAATTTTTAAATCCACTGCTGATTTAATCTCATCACTGACTACAGCTGGTAGTCTAGCTGACTTGATTGAAATTTATGATGTCATGATTGGTTGCTTTCAAGGGCTTTATCCTGACCCACTCAATCCCCCCGACGGTATTGACATACCAGCGCCACTGCCTGGCGCAGGAATCTATGCTGACCTGGACAGTGCCATTACAGCTCTAGTGGCTTTGGCCAATGCAGAAATTACCAGTTTGGGAACCAGTCTTGGTGCCAATGCAACCGCACTCAACAGTAATTGGAATTCTATTGTGAATCGAGTTGTGTACGAAGCCACAAACCAAAGCAAGGCCAGCTTGCAAATGTATGCTTTGATTCCCGGAGACAAAATGAGTGTCATGGCCCTGGTCACAGGATTAAACGGCATAGGCAATGAAACTGATTTGAATGGCCCAGCACAGTTTTTTGAAGAAATTGCTGACACAGCTGGACTGCCAGGACAAGCCATCATTGGCGCATTACGTGAAGGAAGAAATGACACAGCTCTCAACAGTCAAGGACTTGGGCATGACAATGCAGTGTTGCCTACCCCCAGTGTAATACCACCGCCTGCGCCATTGCTGAATTCAGAATACACTGTAGCAGAAGCACGAGCATTTAATAGATTTAGGATCTTTAATAGACCTTGATTTGTTGCATTTTTACAACACCAAAAACCCTACTTTTTGTAGGGTTTTTCTTTGGTTGACCAATATTTCCCAATTTGCTATAATAATGACATAGCGTAACAAAACAGGAGTTCAAAATGGCATTTGAAAAAACCATGCTTGCAGTGGCAGAAGATTGCGGACTGGAAGGCGCCTACTTTGCATACGGTACTATGTTTGTTCCAGTAGAAGGTGTAACAGACGAAACTTTGGCCCGCTTCAAAGGCGAACTGGCTTACAACAAGATCCAAGTCTGCACAGCTGGCGACGAAGTAGCAATTGACTTCGTTTGACCAATTAATCCCATTTTGCTATAATATAGGTATAGTGAACAACAAGGAGCCGCAATGACTTACGCAACTATTCAAGAAATCAACAGCTCAATCATGTTTGGCGAGCTTACTAATGATCAACTGGATTCTGTAATCTCAGCAGTGAAGTACGCTCGTGCTCAAATCACTAAACAAAACGCCCGCACCTTGCGCATTGGTGCCAATGTAAAATTTACTAGCCACCGGACTGGTCAGACCATTACCGGCACAGTAGAATCAATCAAAATTAAAAACGTTATTGTCAGCACTTCCCTGGGCCGCTATCGTGTGCCAGCTAACATGCTGGAGGCAATATGAAGACTTTTCGTGCATGGGTGCATGAGTTGTGGTTGCAAAACTGCGACGAACTGTTTGAGTTTCATCAAATGCCCTATGATCAAAAAGAATATTTCAACAAATACAAGTATTGGCTAAAACGAGAGTATCGTTTTCAAAGGAGTAAACAACATGGGTCTTGATATGTACGCATACGTGGCACACCGTGCCGGTCAGCGAAACGATTTCTATGAGGGCGGAGATTTTGATCCCGATACTCACGATTTTAAAAACCCTGCTGTACCAAAGCCACGTGAAATTGCTTATTGGCGCAAGCATCCTAATCTGCATGGTTGGATGCGTCAACTGTGGGAAAGCAAAGGCAACGAAGGCGAGTTCAACGGTGACGAGCTGGAACTTACCCGCGAAGACATTGACCAGCTGGAGCAAGATATTCTTGATGGCACCGTGGCTGGCATCAGCGAAATAGGTTTTTTCTTTGGTAACCCTTCAGACGACTACTACCGTGAACAAGATCTTGAGTTTGTCAAGAATGCACGAGCTGAGTTGTTCATGGGCTTCAAAGTGTTTTACAATAGCTCTTGGTAAGGAACAGCAATGCCTACAGTAGAAACTTATGTTGAAGTTGACGTTGAACTCGACGACTTTGACGATGATGACCTTATTGAAGAACTGGAACGGCGAGGACTTGGGCTTGAAATTGCAAACCAAAGCGGTACTGAATTGATTACCGCAATATTTGAAAAGCGCCGCATGGGTCGTGACTATCAGCGCGAGCTTGATGAACTAATTTACATGGGCATTGGGAGATTTGTTTGAAAGAAATATTCTACAAAAAGGTAGGCCGCAGGTACGTTCCTGTTAGCGAGTATGACAGTGACTTGATGAGTGCGTTTCCCAAAGGCGCACACTTGGTGATGACATACCCTGGCGGCCGTAGCACACGATACAATGTTGACATTGCTTATGCTCCCATGCTTGCGGCTGCACGTTCGGCAGAAGATCGCATTGCCAATGCCATTGTCAAGGCATCTGAAATGCGTCCAAGTAAAACGCCAGTGACTGAATCTCAAGCACGTGCCTGGCGCAAGCTACAAAAAGAATTTGGCGACGAACGTTATGCAGTACAGATTCCTGCCGCACGTGACATTGCCGAAGCTGGCGTGCAGGCCATGATGGAAGAAGCACATGAGCTTATGGCAAATCCTGTAGTACGCAAGGCCTACGATGAGTTTATGTTAGTATGTAAATTGGCCTCAACGGAGAGTAAATAATGATAGATGTACAAGACGCACGTTTTGAGGGACTGAAGTTGGCCGCAGACTGGATCCGAGATCTCGAAAGCTCTGATAGCCGTATTCACAAAGAGAAAGTCATTGAAAAAGCTTTGATGGCTGCAAAATTGGGCAGTGCCAATGCCCAATGTTTTTTGTTCAACTGCTACCAGGCATACAATCCTTTCTACACGTTCAACATTCGGCAAGTGCCAGATACTGAAGGTCTAGAAGGGCGTGCCAATCCGTGGCCACGTTTCTGGGCACTGCTGGAAAGTCTGCGCACTCGTTCAGTGACTGGCAACAATGCTCGCCAAGCCATTGATGACCTTAGCCAAGACTTTGATAGCGAAGAGTGGAATCTAATCTGCGCACGTGTTATTCGCAAAGATCTTCGATGTGGCATCAGTGAAAAGACTTTGAACAAAATCCTTGGCAAGACTGAGTGGAAGATTCCTGTGTTCAGTTGCCAACTGGCGCAAGACAGCACAGATCAGCCTAAGAAAATGCGTGGCACCAAACGACTAGAAGTCAAGCTGGACGGTGTGCGTGTGCTGGCCGTGGTGCAAGGCATGAGTGTAAGCTTGTTCAGTCGCAACGGCAAAGAGTTTGCTAACTTCCCACAAATTGCCAAGGCAATTCAAGTGCATCGTTCAGCGTTTCAAAGTCACTTGGGTTCAGGTGGTCGCTTTGTGTTGGACGGTGAGATTGTGGGCGAAAGCTTTCAAAAGCTCATGAAGCAAGCACATCGCAAAAGCGATGCCGAAACAGATGGCATGGTGTATCACATCTTTGACATTCTGCCCTTGGATGACTTTCAACGTGGCTTCTGGAATGCGCAACAGCAAAAACGATTGGACATTCTAGATCGTGCTCGTGGCAAATTGGAAGAAGATTCTGACTGTTTGCGCATCATGCCTGGCCTAGACGTAAACTTGGACACCAGCGAAGGGCATGACATCATGCGCCGCTTTGCAGAAGATGCAGTGGACCAAGGCTTTGAAGGTATCATGATCAAAGACATTGGCGCACCGTATGAGTGTAAGCGTAGTAGTTTTTGGATGAAGTGGAAGCCCACAATCAGCGTTGATTTGGAAATCGTGGGATTTGAAGAAGGCACTGGGCGCAATGCTGGTCGCTTGGGTGCAATTATTTGCGAAGGAGTTGACAATGGACGTAACATTCGTGTTAATGTTGGTAGCGGTTTGTCTGATAGCGATCGTGATGAGTATTGGGACGCCCGCGATAACTTACTTGGTCACTTGGTTGAAGTCCAAGCTGATGCGGTAACACAAAACCAAGACGGCAGCTACAGTCTGCGGTTCCCAAGGTTCCTGCGGTTCCGTGATATTGAAGCAGGAGACAAAATCTAATGGGCAATTTAGCTGACTATTTTTTCAACAATCGCTACAAGCCCCGTTGGCACATTGGCGATCGGGTGCAAGGCAAATGGAACAAAATTCCGTTTAGAGGTACAGTGGGTAATGACACCTTGATTAACGAAACTCAAGGCCCCAGAGTCACTGTGCATTTGGATTTGCCTATTTTGCTCAAAAGCGAATTGCACAGAATCATATTTGTCAAGCCGGACGAACTGAAAGAATTTAAATGATTCAAGCAACACTGCAAGTTGGTACACCTTGGCATCTAGAGTTTTTTAAAAACCTAGGATGCCTACACGGTAGTATCACCAAACACAAATACTGGGAATTGGAACACACTTACTACAGCGATGTTTTGCTGGACGTCAATGTGCAATTTAACAATCGCACAGACCATAGTGGATTATCAATCACAGTTGGTGTACTGGGGTATGGCATTAGTTTTAAAATCTATGACCATCGTCACTGGGACTATGAAAACAACTGCTGGGAAGATCATGAGCAACACCCCCGAGCATCGTGACATTTTGGGACAGCCCTTGGCCATAGGCGACTGTGTGGTATATCCGTCTAGCAATGCCATGTACGTGGGCACTATTGTTAAATTGAATCCAAAAATGATCAAGGTTCGCCGTGTGGGCACCAGATCAAACTGGGAACAAAATAAATATCCCGATGACCTTGCCAAGGTCAGTGGTGCCGAAGTCACTATGTATTTGTTGAAAAACAACGCTGGTTGACACAGTTATTCGATATTGTTATAATATTGACATGGCATACAATACTCCCCAAACTCCTGACGACACTGAGTACTCGTTTATTCAACCCCCTAGCAGTATTTCTTGCATGGCCGGCAGTGAAGAAATGTTCAGGGTTGGGCCTGATGGGTTTTGGGTACGTGGGACAAAGGTGCCGCAAGATGAGCACGAAGCTCAAGCCGTGTACCAGGCATTCAAAGAGTTTTTGACTTGGGCACAGCTAACTAGACCGTATTAATTAAACAAGGAGCAATTATGTACGCAACTTCAACATATCGTTCTGCTGGGCAGATCAACTCAGCAATGAGCCGTGTGTATGGACACATGGGACTGGCAGTGATTACATCAATGATTGTGAGTTTCTTAGTGGGCAACAGTGCCGCACTAATGGCATTCTTTTTCACTGGTGTAATGAAATGGATTGTAATTTTCGCACCTCTCATTGCCATTCTTGGCGTTACCTTTGCCGCAGACAAGATGAGCAAAAGTGCGTTGACTATTTTCTTACATGGCTTTGCCGCATTAATGGGCCTGAGCTTTGCAACAATTTTTGTGGTGTATAACCTAGGATCAATTGTGTCAGCGTTCATGGCCGCGGCTGTGTTGTTTGGTACCATGAGTTTTTACGGATACTTTACTAAAAAGAACTTGGACTCCATTGGACAGTTCTTGTTTGTGGGATTGATTGCAATCATCATTGCCAGCATCATTAATATCTTTATTGGATCAACAGTGATGCAAATGGTTATCTCAGCTATTGCTGTGATTGTGTTCCTGGGCCTAACTGCTTACGACACACAAAAAATCCGCAAACTTGTGAGCGTGGACAACGACGGCAAAGCTGAAATCTTTGGCGCACTTACACTGTATCTAGACTTTATCAACTTGTTCTTGAGCTTGTTGCAACTGTTTGGTGGTCGCAAGGATTAACACATGGGTGCCGAACATACAGAACTAATTGAACATCTCAAGGGTGTCCGGCACATTGTAATCAACGCATGCCATGGCGGGTTTGGGCTCAGTCCCGACGCCATGCGCATGTATCTAACCAAGGCTGGACTTGAATACACCGAAGAAGACCGTGGAGATCGATTCAGTACCACAACGTTTGGCCCACTCTTTTTTGTCAACGGGGAGTTTTTTAGCGATCGAGAAATTGCTAGAGACGATCCTATATTGATTTCTGTTGTACGTGAACTAGGAGAAGAAGCTCCTGGTCGACACGCCGAACTCAAAATTCTAACAATACCTGCTGACGTGGATTGGCAAATCGACGAATATGATGGTTGGGAATGGATAGCCGAAAAGCACCGCACTTGGTCATAATAGTTGACACCTCCAACAGTTTATCATATAATATTAAGGCATGCTCAAGGAGATTGTGCTTTCTAATGGGCCAGAGGGAGAAGCTAGCTTTGACCGGACCCAATGGTTGCCGTGACATGTAGATGTAAGTCACATAGGCTGAGACACTGTCCTTGAGAAATCAAAACCTGGGCTGGTACCCCGGGGGTATGTCCATAAGGAAATAACAGTGAAAGGATGTAGTATGTCTGTTGATATCGAGGCCCCTGCGCAGAGCATGCCGAAGTCACTCGACTCTCTTAAAATAACGCCCGAGAGCATGCACCGAATTTACTTTGAGTTGAGTAACGAAAAATCTTGGTACTCGCTCATGGCTGAAGCCCGAACTTGGTTTGGCAAAAACTGGCGCACTCAACCCCGCGTCAAACGCAAATTCCAAAAATATGCCATAGTTCCATCAGTTAAAATATGGTTTGACGTTCCAGACCCCAAGTTTGGGACATGGGTAGCCGTTAAACTAGCCGTAAGACAGGTGGAAGGCCCCAATAAATAAATCTATGATCTTGAGTTATTGGACCCTTGCTGTAGCACTGTCCTTGAGCCTGGTGGCTGCTTGGTATAGTATCGCTGGCCTTGCGGCCATTTTTGCCGCGGCAGTAATGCCCATTGTAATCATGGGCGGTATCATGGAAGTGGCCAAGATCACTGTTACAATATGGTTGCACGAATACTGGCAATACGCCAAACGTGCCATGAAGATACAGCTCACTATTTCAGTGGTGTTGTTGATGTTTATTACCAGCATGGGCATTTTTGGTTTCCTAAGCAAGGCACACACAGATCAAAGTTTAATAAGTGGCGATGTACAAAGTAAGATTGCAATATATGATGAAAAAATCAAAACTGCTCGAGAGAATATTGAAGCCAACCGCAGACAACTCAAACAAATGGATGAGGCTGTGGACCAAGTCATGGCACGAAGCACAACAGAAGAAGGTGCGTCAAAAGCGAATGCTATACGCAAATCTCAGCAAAGGGATCGTACTAGTCTTGCCAAAGACATTGAAGCCAACCAGAAGCTCATTGCTACTCTTAATGACGAAGCCGCACCTATTCGAGCAGAAGTACGTAAAGTAGAAGCCGAGGTTGGGCCAATCAAATACATTGCCGCCTTGGTTTATGGTGATAATCCCGACGCAAACTTACTAGAAAAAGCTGTACGCTGGGTAATAATTTTATTGGTTATAGTGTTTGATCCTTTGGCCATTGCCATGGTGTTGGCAGCCACGGAGAGTTTGAAATGGGAACGACAGCGAGTATTTGACGCCCTAAACGTTGTGCCTGAAGAAGCCAAAGATGACCCAACACCTGAACCTGCCCCAGTTGATGACCCGCCGACCGACAGTTGGCAAGAACGCACTGATGAATTACTGGAAATATTCAAAGACCAACCAACTCATTTGGATCCAGAACCAACAACTGAGATCGACGATGAGCAAGAAACTCCAGAAATAAAAGAAGCCATGCGCCGTTGGAAAGAAGCTAACCCTGGGGACACACTCAAGCATCAACGTGCATTGTTAGAACAAGGCAAGATCAAAGAGTTGCCTTGGATGCAGTTGATTGCTGACAATGCTTTACCAAGAGAACCCAAGTCTAGATTTGGTACACGTTTCCCGGATGATCCCATCAAAGGCGATAGCTTTGTTAGAGTTGACCAGCTTCCCACTGTGTTGTATAAATTCAACGGAAAAGACTGGATTCAAGTTGACAAAAGTTTAACAGACAACTATACTTACGATACAGCCTACATTGATCACTTGATAGAAAAAATCAGCTCAGGTGAGCTTGATATTGAACTATTGAGCGACAGTGAACGTGAGCAAATTACTCAACAACTTCAAACTCGTACAAATCAATGACAAACCGAACAGATTTAGATTCATGCAGTTTTTGTGGCAAACACAAAGATGCAGTGGCCAAACTCATTGTTGGCGATAATGTCAGCATTTGTAATGAATGTGTAGACCTTTGCGAAAACCTTCTGAAAGAAGACCTTGGGCACGCCAAGAAGGCCGATCGTGCAGTCAGTATAGATCCAGTTGCTATCAAAGAGCACTTGGATCAGTACGTTATTGGGCAGGATGGTGCCAAGATTGTGCTCAGTGTGGCCATTGCCAATCACTACAAACGCATCAATAACCCAGACAAAAACACCGAGATTGAAAAGGTCAATATTTTAATGTTTGGGCCCACAGGGTCTGGCAAAACACTGTTGGCACGTAGCGTAGCACGTTATCTTGATGTGCCGTTTGTTATCGCAGATGCCACAAGTTTAACCGAAGCTGGTTATGTAGGCGACGACGTAGAAAGCCTGATCAGCAGACTGTATGCGGCCGCAGACTATGACGTCAAACGTTGCGAACGCGGAATTGTGTTCTTGGACGAAGTTGACAAAATTAGTCGTCGTAGCGAGAGTGCCAGCATCACACGTGATGTGTCAGGAGAAGGCGTACAACAAGCTTTGCTCAAGCTAGTAGAAGGCACCAAGTGCCGTGTGACACCACAAGGCGGACGCAAACACCCCACAGGCGAAATTGTGGAAATTGATACCACAAATATCTTGTTTATTGCTGGTGGTGCATTTGTCGGCATGGATAACATTGTCAAAAGTCGCATTCAGGGCACCAGCATTGGATTTGGTGCAGAAGTCAAGCGCGAAACTGTTAACTTGGGTCAAGCCACACCAGATGACATTGTGAAGTTTGGTATGATTCCCGAATTTGTAGGACGTTTTCCAACTTGGGTTGCATTGCAACAACTCAGCAAAGAAGACCTAGTGCGTATCTTGATTGATATCAAGCACAGCTATATCAGTCAATACAAGTGGCTGTTTGGGCAAGATGAGATTGAGCTTGAGTTTACCCCTGAGGCCCTGGAGCAGATTGCTGGCAATACTATTTCCAACAAAACTGGTGCCCGTGGCTTGCACAGCGAACTTGAACGTGTGTTGTTGCCACACATGTATCGACTGCCTGAATACCGCAGACAAAACATTAACCGCGTAGTAATTGACGAAACCATGGTAAATACACCAAGGGAGTTAAAACAAGCGAATGAGTAATTTAAAAGGACGTAGCGTAACAGTAGTTGATGGCAATGTAGAAAAGGCATTGCGTAAATTCAAGAAAAAAGTTCAAGCCGCAGGTGTGCTGAACGATGTGAGAGATCGCGAACATTACGTCAAGCCTACTACAGAACGAAAACTCAAACGCAACGCCGCTCGCAAACGTTGGGAAAAACAATTAGTCAGTCAGCAATTGCCCAAAAAAATGTATTAAATTTGACATAGTCAAATCATTGTTGTATAAATATTATTGTAGTGCCGATGGTCGGGCTACAAACATAAATCTTGCTTAACAAAAGGAGAATGATATGAGCAAAGTCATTGGTATTGACTTAGGTACCACTAATTCATGTGTAGCCGTTATTGAAAACGGAACCCCCCGAGTAATTGAAAACAGCGAAGGCGCACGTACAACGCCCAGTATCGTTGCCTATGCCGAAGACGAAATCCTAGTGGGTGCGTCGGCCAAACGCCAAGCAGTTACCAATCCCAAAAATACAGTGTATGCGGCCAAGCGACTGATTGGTCGTAAGTTTGAAGAACAAGCTGTACAAAAAGACATTGACTTGATGCCGTATGAAATCATCCGAGCAACCAATGGCGATGCATGGGTACGTGCTCGAGACAAAGACCTAGCACCTCCGCAAATCTCTGCAGAAGTTCTTCGCAAAATGAAGAGAACTGCCGAAGACTATCTTGGTCACGAAGTAACTCAAGCAGTTATCACAGTTCCAGCTTACTTTAACGATAGCCAACGTCAGGCCACCAAGGACGCAGGTAAAATTGCTGGCTTGGAAGTATTACGTATCATTAACGAACCCACAGCGGCTGCTCTAGCATACGGAGTAGACAAGAACGACAAAGCCGATCGCAAAGTAGCTGTGTATGACTTGGGTGGTGGTACATTTGACGTAAGCATCATTGAAATCGCCAACGTAGACGGTGACAAACAAGTTGAGGTACTCAGCACCAACGGCGACACCTTCCTGGGCGGTGAAGACTTTGACCAGCGCATTATGGACTTCCTGTGCGACGAGTTCAAGAAAGAAAATGGTATTGATCTCAAGAAAGACATGCTGGCATTGCAACGTCTCAAAGACGCCGCAGAAAAGGCCAAGATTGAACTTTCAAACAGCGCACAAACAGACATCAATTTGCCGTATGTCACAGCAGATGCTACTGGTCCCAAACACTTAAACGTCAAACTCACACGTGCTAAGTTGGAAAGCCTAGTAGAAGATCTTATCAAGCGCAGTCTTGAACCATGCCGTGTTGCTATGAAGGATGCCGGGGTAAGTGCCAGCGACATTGACGAAGTTATCCTTGTTGGTGGACAAACACGTATGCCCAAGGTACAAGAAGCAGTTGAGCAACTGTTTGGCAAGGCACCGCGTCGAGACGTAAACCCTGACGAAGCTGTGGCAGTGGGTGCGGCGATTCAAGGTGCAGTGTTGTCAGGGGATCGCAAAGACGTATTGTTGTTGGACGTTACTCCACTAAGCCTTGGCATTGAAACCATGGGCGGCGTAATGGCCAAGTTGATTCAGAAGAACACAACTATTCCTACAAAGCAAAGCCAAGTATTCTCTACAGCAGAAGATAACCAGCCTGCTGTGACAATCAAAGTGTACCAAGGTGAGCGAGAATTTTGCCAACACAACAAGCTCTTGGGCGAGTTTAACTTGGAAGGTATCCCGCCAGCACGTCGTGGCACACCGCAGATTGAAGTTACATTGGATATTGACGCCAATGGTATTATGCACGTCAGCGCCAAGGACAAAGCCACTGGCAAGGAAAACAAGATCACTATCAAGGCCAACTCAGGCCTAACAGAAGCAGAAATCCAAGACATGATCAAAGACGCAGAACTCAATGCCGAAGAAGATCGTCGTCAACGTGATCTTGTGCAAGCTCGTAACAATGCCGAAAGCACTGTACACAATATCCGCAAGGACATTGAAGAACTACGCACTGAACTCACTGCTGAACAAATTGACAAGATTGAAGCAGTGTGCAAGGAACTCGAAGAAGCTGCCAAGGGCACTGATCGTGAAGCAATTACTAGCAAGATCAGTGAAGTCATGGTAGCTAGCGAACCCATCTTTAAGGCAAAAGCCAACAAAGACAGCAGTGAAGCCAAAACTGACGACACTGTGGTTGATGCTGACTTTACCGAGAAGAAAGACTGAGGGAACTCAGTAGGCGGTGCCCAATAAAGGGGCCGCCATAGTCAACTTGCTTAATTAAAGGAGAAACAACATGACTAAATTTACAGCTTTTGATCTAACCCCCATTTATCGCACCAGCATTGGTGTTGATCGATTGTTTGATCGTATCATGAACCAAGTGGAGCATGCGGCCACCAATAATTACCCACCCTATAACATTGTCAAAACTGGAGAGCATACATTTGAGCTACAGTTGGCAGTGGCTGGATTTACACAAGGTGAGCTAGAAATCACTGTCAAAGAAGGTACTTGCACTGTTGTTGGTGAAAAAATCAACAACGAATTGCCCGAAGGACACGAGTACTTCTACCATGGCATCAGCGCACGAAAATTTGTTCGTAGCTGGCCCTTGGGCGAGTATGTCGAAGTGCGTGATGCTGTTGTAAAAGATGGTATTTTGACAGTGCGTTTAGAGCAAGTGGTGCCCGAAAGCGCCAAGCCAAAGAGCATTGCAATCACTTACGCAAGTTAATATAATAGTAAATACAGTAGCGGGATAATCCCGCTACTGATCAAGGAACAGAACATGGCACAAGCAGAACCAAGAACAAAAATCAAACCCGTAGAAAAAGTCAAAGAGCCACCTATGTTTCGTGTGATTTATCTAAATGATAATCAAACCAGCATGGAGTTTGTAATTGATAGCCTCATGGAGTACTTTGATTACACCGAAGAAAGTGCTGAAAAACTCACCATTGACATCCACGAAACCGGCAGTGCTGTTGTTGCAGTGCTACCGTATGAAATTGCGGAACAAAAAGGTATTGAAGTTACAATCAGTGCCAGAAGTCAAAGCTACCCGCTACAGGTCAAGCTTGAGCCCGAAGACGTAGTTTAAACATTAATCTCAATGCGCATGGGATGATACACATGACGGCACCAATCGGTGCCGTGTCTACCACGGCAGTTGTTTAAAAATCTTATGTCATGGCGAGTTTGATCCACACTGCCATGATAGTGTCCAAAGCACCAAGTATGTAATTTGTTGCCGTGGTCTGCGCCCAGGGCTTGCATCATGTTGTTGTTGCCCAAGGTGTTGAAGCGCATGGTACCGTCAAGACTGATGTCGTGTTTGACTAATTCCCAATAAGGCACAGTGTGTGTAACCGCTACAATATGCTGTACGTCAAGGTGAGTTTGTAGTTTGTCTACACTGCTGATCATGTAAGTGGCATCAGTGTTGCTCATTCTAGCGATGCTTTTGGTTGTGCGTGAGTTAATTGGGGCATGTGGTTGCATTTTTTCTTCCCACCACAAGGCACATTGTTCAGGGTTGATGCTAATGTCAAAATCCCAGCCCCACCACCCGTTGGTGCCTAATATAGCCACACCATCGATCACAACTAGATTATTTTGCAAGTAAACAACATTGGGAATTTTAGCAATGCGTTTTTCTAAGTCACGATAACTGTTGGGGAGATCGTCATAGTAGTCCACATGTTCTTCGTTGCCGTCTATATAAAACACAGCTTGATAGCATTGACCAAGATGTCTAAGTGTATTAATTAACAAGTCACGATCTCTAGCAACATCTCCAGCTACTATACAAAAGGAACTGGTGGCACGACCCTCCCAGTCAAACGGTTTAGGCCACGTGTCTACGTGTAAATCAGAAATTAAATCAAAAGCAAATTGCATGATACATATTTAAAAGGAATTGACATGAACATAATATTTGGCGAAGACATTAAACATTTACCTGACAACTACACCATCCTAGAATTAGATAGTTTTAGATTCACTAGATCGGGAGAAATTGCCAAGGCATACTGTGTGGTTGAGAAAATACCCTTGGGTGAATTCCCCACACTAGACGAATACAGAAATGCACACAATGAACTGTTGGTGCAGTATCGTGCTAAGAATTGGGAGTATTGCCAGGAAGCTATCAAAGCACTAACGGGCCGCTGGGGTGGAGAGCTTGACACATTTTATCAAAGCCTGCTGGAACGTGTGCAAGCTTACGAACAAACACCACCTGGTGATGACTGGGACGGTGTGATACTTAAAATAGCTTGATCAAAGTTAGTTAAGAACTCATTGATGATTTGTTGTTGAAACGCATGCGAAAAGAAGTGCTTTTGATTTCTTTTCGCAATAGCTCTTAACTGTTGCAAAGTGTGTTCATTGGCCAAGGTCAATTGATCCATGGCATACACAATGGCACGTAATCGTTGCACTGGATCTTTTATTGTGTCATATGTTTCGTCAATAAGCCCGCTGAATGTTTCAAATCCGTAACTGCGCAAATATTCAAGTGCGCCAGGGGTAGATGCAAGAATAAACGGCTGTGCGCATGCGATTGGTCGTAAAGCTTTTTCTGTTAAGTGTAGACGTTCATCGTCAAACAATGTTTCTAACACAACTTCAACATGAGTTTCTTGATAGTCTGTTGAACAATAATCTGCACTGGCTGACGCTGGGGTTTGATTCAAAGTAAAATGTTGTTCAAGATCAGTGGCAACAATTTTAAATGCAGGATTGGCGAACTCATGAGCTCTATAGTGCTGTTCGTTATCAATGGGGTTGAATCCCATTTTACACAGTGTAGCAACACTGCTCTTTGATACTAATTCGGCAAATTTTAGTCGATATTCTCTAGACCCGCCCCAGGCTCGATTGTAAATTAAAAATAGCTTTTGAATATTTTTCTTGTGTAGCAATGGATCATGCTCGGCATATCTGTACCAGTCACGTGCAATTAGTCCATGGCTCCAAAAGTACACTGGCCAGTGATTTTTACTTGCAAGGTTGCTAACTTGTTTACTGTTGAGTTCGCTGTGCGTAAACAACACTGGTTTATCTGAGTCCCCGGTTGCTAGTATTTTTAATTCAAATTTTCTAAACAATTCAACCGCTTGTTCGTCAGAGATGTGCCGTGATGTTGGATCAATCTGAACCATGTAATTCTTCCATTGAATAATGTCTTGATTAGAATATTGGGAGAAGTTAATTGGCTCTTGGTCATGAGACAACATAACTAGCGATGTTTCTAATTGTTGATTGGTATAGTTTTTCAACGGAACCATGTGTTCAAGTTTTTTTGAGCCATGCGGGAACCAGCGATAAATTATGATATCGGTCTTGACAACGTCTTCTAAAAAATTGTATAATCTATCTAAAGGAACACTCATTATGAAAAATATTGGTTTTATTGGTCTGGGCAAACTTGGCCTTGACTGTGCTGAAGTATTTGCTGAAAAGCACACAGTTCGCGGGTTTGATATTTACCAACGTACCAGCAACAGTGTAAAAGTTTGCGGCATTGAAGAATGTGTCAACGAAAGCGAGTGGATCTTTATTGCTGTGCCTACACCGCATGCTGATGGATATGATGGCTCAGTGCCCAGCAGCCACATGTGTCCCATGGACTTTGGGCATGACGCTGTAATCGAAGCAATTGACAATGTCAATAAACACGCTCGTGAATCAAAGAAAATTGTGTTGATTTCAACAGTGTTGCCTGGAACAACACGCCGTAAGTTTATCACACGCCTTGACAAAAAGCACCAGTTCTTGTACAACCCTTATCTCATTGCCATGGGCAGTGTGAAGTGGGACATGGTCAATCCTGAAATGGTCATGATTGGCACAGAAGATGGCAACCCCAATGCACTAGCCGGCGAGCTAATTGACATTTACAAAACTATTATGCAAAACAACCCACGTTACGAAATTGGTACATGGGACGAATGCGAAGCCATCAAGATCTTCTATAACACATTTATTTCAGCCAAAGTTGGACTTGCAAACATGATTCAAGACTTTGCAATGAAAATTGGCAACATCAATGTTGATGTAGTTACAAACGCATTGGCACGTAGTACCATGCGTATCATGGGGCCTAAATACATGACAGCAGGCATGGGCGATGCCGGTGCTTGCCATCCACGTGACAACATTGCCTTGCGCTGGCTAGCACAAGAATACGACATTGGTTACGACTTGTTTGACACAATTATGCATGCTCGTGAAGTGCAAGCAAAAAACTTAGCAGAATTCTTAGTTAAAGAATCAGGTAATTACATTGTTGGTCAATACATGCCAATTGCTATTCATGGCAAAGCCTACAAGCCCGATGTTCCCTACTGCATTGGTAGTTACAGTACACTAGTGGGACACTATATCAAAGCCTTGGGCCGCGATGTTGTTTATCTTGATCCCTTGGCCGATGACCCCACAGATGTAGTAGCAAACCTTGGTGATACACCACATGTTGTGTTGTGGGCACACAACCGTAAAATCACATATGAGTACACTGGCGATCAAGCTGATACTCAACCCTATTGTGAAATTCCACAAGGATCTGTTATTGTTGATCCGTGGCGTAAATTAGAACTCACAGGAAAGCATACTATTATCCATTATGGCAACACACGAAATAATTAAGTACAATCTTGAAGTGTTTTGGGACGACGAGTATCAGCGTCTTGAGTATGTCAATGAACCCTTCAACGATGCACCCAACATGTTGCGTTGGGTAGAGTTAGGGTTTGCATTTAACAAGTGCACAGGTGACATGTGTGATATGCGAGCCCAACAGCCTACTTGGAACAGCAAGTTTATCAAGCACTTTCAATCTCAAGGCTGGAAAGATATTGGTACTAGCTATTACAGAATGATGCCCGGTACTATATTACCAACACACGGCGACCTTTACGTAAAATACGTTAATTTGTTTAACCTGCATGGCCAAGAGCATCGCATTAGACGTGCAATTGTGTTTCTTGAGGACTGGCAAAGCGGACATTACTTTGAGGGCATGGGTCGGCCACTTACTGAGTGGAAGGCCGGCACTGTTGTAGAGTGGCCATTTGACACTCCCCACATGGCCGCCAACATGGGATTCACCCCAAGATATACTTTACAAATAACAGGACACGTATGATAAGCTCCTACAACGAGTGGAGCCCGCTTAAAAAAATCATTGTGGGCGATGCTACTAATGCCAACTGGCCTTTGTATGATCCCGTTTTTAAGCTAGAAAGCGAAAAAACAACTTGGAAAGAAACACCAGTACCATCAGGCCCTGTGCCACAATGGATTATCGACGAAGCCAATGAAGACCTTGAAATCCTTGCCACAACATTGACCAAGTTGGGTGTAGAAGTATTGCGTCCAGACCCGCTGAATTTTCAAGTTCACGATGGCATGTACAATTACTGTCCTAGAGATAGACTGCTGGTGTACGGCGACACAATAATTGATCCTGCCATGATGTATCCTTGTAGAGACATGGAATTACAGTGCTATCATGACATAGTTGATTCTGCATCAAATTACAAATTCATGCCACGCAATGAGGGTATGGTATTGGATGCGGCAAATGTGTGCAGACTCAATGACAAAATGTTATTCTTGGAATCAGCATCGGGTAATCGCAAGGCCTATGAGTGGCTGTGTGAACAATTTCCCAATGTTGAAATTGAACTTTGCAATTTTTATGCTGGTGTACACATTGATTCAACTATTGTGCCTTTGCGTGAAGGATTGGTTATGTTAAATGGCAGTAGAGTATCATTTGACGATGTACCCCGTGTGTTTGATGGCTGGCAAAAAATTTGGGTTCGCGACGTAGTACCTCAAGGATTTCATGAATATCCATATGCATCAAAATGGATTGCTATGAACATGTTGGTAGTAGATCCGCACACTGTGATATGCGATGCTGATCAACCCAACTTAATTAAAACTCTAGAAAGTTACAAGTTTACAGTGATTCCCTTACGGTTAAGACAAAGCCGCACTCTAGGAGGCGGCTTTCATTGCGTCACACTTGATTTGGTTAGAGCTTAGTCACGATCATATAAGGGTTAGTAAATGTTAAAAAAAAGTTAACAGCCCGTTCAAAAATGTCATCAAACTCAACTTCAACTACATAACCATTGTCGGTCCATTCAACAGTTTTTTCAATTTGATTAGTCAGCACCAGCATCATATCTTCAAGGGTGTTTATGGATACATTGGTACTAGACATGATCAAATCACCAAGATCGTTTTCGGCATCAAGCGAAACTAAAATAGTGTCTCCCGATGTCAATTCTATAGGTTCAGCTTTGAATTTAGCATAGTCAAAATTGGGGTCTTGATCAGCAAGCGATTTTGGGTAAAAAAAGTCTTTGCTGAACTCAAATTTAGTTCGTATAGTCATTTGGGAAGTCTCCAGTTAGAGTATTTATAACAACACTGCTTGACTTTTATTTTGTTTCGCTATATAATAAGCCTATGACTAACAAATTTGGTTTCTGTTGCAAGTGGATCGATGACCCCAGCGAATGCGCTGGTCGTAAACCCACTACCGAAAGCCGTGATCTCAACGGCCGTTCAACTACTATGCGCTGGCTTCGCGAACACCCAAACGAAGCCGAACAGCGTCAGTGGGACATCATGAATCACAATGCTCGTGCGGCTCTGCTTATGGTTGAACGGGTTGCCGCATTACCACCCGAGCGTAGAATGGTGCGGCTGGGCAGTGAAATGCTACAAGGCTACACACACGAAGACTGGATTCCATTTTGGCAACAAGCAGATGTGCAAGCTCATTGTGCGCGGATCTTTGCGCCAGTTGGTGCTCGTGCTAGAGAACTAGGCGTGCGCTTGGGTTTTCATCCCGGTCAGTTTTGTGTACTGGCAAGTGAAAGCGACGAAATTGTAGAACGCAGTATTCTTGAATTTGAATACCACGCCGACATGGCTCGCTGGATGGGCTATGGTAGCACATGGCATGATCATGGTTTTATGATCAATGTCCACTTGTCGGGCAAAGGTGGCCCAGACAAATTTTTGCGGACTCTTGGTAAACTTAGCCCCGAGGCTCGCAACCTCATAACTATAGAAAACGACGAGGTATCAAATGGTTTGGACGTTACTCTCTCTGTGGCTGATCATGTGGCTCTTGTGCTGGACATTCATCACCACTGGGTCAAGACCGGTGAGTACATCGACGCAGGAGATGCTCGTGTACAGCGTGTGGCTGAGTCTTGGCGTGACGCTCGCCCTGGCATGCATTATAGTGTTAGCCGCGAAGATCTTCTTGTTGGTCATGATACCGGAAATCGCCCAGATCTTGCTGGACTTCTTGATCGAGGTTTTAAAAAGCAACAACTCAGGGCACACAGCGATTTCATGTGGAATTCGGCTGTGAACAAGTGGGCACTGACCTTTTGTGATCAATTTGACATTGAAGTCGAAGCCAAAGGTAAAAATTTAGCAACCGATGGGTTGCATCAACAATGGCTGGCAACACGTGCTTGATATTTTTGAAAACACATTTGAATGGATAAAAGATGACTGGAACTCTCATCCTTTCCGCTTTGTTATCGAATTGCTTGCTTGGGCTATTAGTATTGGGTGCTCAATCACAATGGCTCTTACGGTCCCAAATCCACCTTTGCTTGTTCTTTATCCTATTTGGATTGCAGGTTGTGCTATGTACGCTTGGTCTGCTTATACTAGGAAATCATTTGGCATGCTGGCTAACTACATCTTGTTAACTACTATAGACACAGTTGGACTGATACGCATGTTATAAAATAAACGGCCCCGTAAGGGGCTTTTTATTTGGCGTAAATAAAGTCATGCTAAAAAAATTACTGCTTTCACCATGGACAGCAACGGTAACTCTTGTATTAATCTTGGCAGTTAGAACCGCAGATCCTGTTTTTGTTGAAAGTATTAGATTACGTTATTTTGACACACTGATCACTGCCAAAGAATCTACAGTCAACAACATTGTTACTGTAAATATTGACGAAGCCAGTTTGGATCGTTATGGTCAATGGCCGTTGCCGAGAGCTGAATATGCCAAAATTGTTCGAGATCTATACCAGAAGGGAGCAGGCCTTGTGGTACTTAATGTACTCATGCCAGAGCCAGACCGCACAGGTGGCGACAGTGCGTTGGGTCAAACTCTAAAGGAATTCCCAGTAGTGCTGGGCAGTGCGCCTGCAAACAACACCAAAAACACTCCACGAGTACCTGGCTCAGCAGTGCTGAATCCCGAGTACCTAGATCAAATCATACAATATCCGGGGTTAATAGCCAACGTTCCGCAATTGGAACGCAATGCCGCTGGTGTTGGCGTCACAGGCACACTGCCCGAAGTCGACGGTGTTAATCGTCGCATGCCTTTGATTGTTGCAGTAGATGGCAAACTATATCCAGCTCTAAGCTTAGAAACTTTGCGTGTGGCAGCCAACGATTCAACCTTTCAAGTCAAGCTGTTTGAAGGCGGTGTTGAAAAAATGCGCATTCCACAGTTTGGTGTCATTGCAACGGATAGCCTAGGGCGTGTGTGGATTGACTGGAGTCAACAAAGTCAAAGCTACAGTCTAACCAATATACCAAACAATTTAAACGGAGCTATTGTAATAGTAGGCCCTACGGCCGCTGGAATAGGTAACCCGTTGCCAACTGCTCGTGGTGCTGTGTGGCCGCACGAAGTGCAAGCCGCAGTGATAGGCACCATGGTCAACGGCGTTGTTATACAACGTCCTGACTACGCAGACGGTGTAGAAATCATAGCCCTGGCAGTGGCTAGTATATTACTGCTGTTTTTAACAAGGTGGACTTATGCGGGATTGGCTAGTGTTATTGTGTTGGTTTGTGGCTCCGTGGCTGGTAGTTGGTGGGCTTTTACTAATCATTTATGGTTATATGACGCTACTGCCTTTGCAGTTGGCACAGTCCTGGTCGCTTTGCATGCCTACGGAGTCAAATTTGTTTCAGAGTTCTTACAGAAACAACAAATAAAGAAACAGTTTGGCACATATCTCTCGCCCGCCATGGTTGAGAAGTTGCAGAAGAATCCTGAGCTATTAACTTTGGGTGGCGAGTCAAGAGAGTTAAGTATCATGTTCACTGATGTGCGCGGGTTTACTTCGATATCTGAACACTATGGTCGAGACGTACAAGGTCTTACTAAAATTATGAACCGGTACATGACTGCAATGACTGCCAAGATCATAGAAAACAACGGAACGTTAGACAAATACATTGGCGATGCACAAATGGCATTTTGGAACGCACCGCTAGACGATGCAGATCACGCAAAAAACGCAGTTCGAACAGCATTAGAAATGATGAGGAGCCTTGATGACTTTAATGCAGAAATTACTCAAGAAGGTGTGCCAGCCTTTGGTATGGGTCTTGGAATCAACACCGACACTGTTGTGGTGGGTAATATGGGATCTAGTCAGCGTTTTGACTATACTTGCCTTGGTGATGGCGTCAATTTGGCTAGCCGATTGGAGGGCCAGAGTAAGCCGTACGGTGTCCGAATTGTACTTGGTCCAAGGACTGCAGAATTGGTGCAGGAAGAATACTACGTACTAGAACTAGACTGTATTGCTGTTAAAGGCAAAACACAAGGTGTACACATCTATACAGTGCTAGGGCACAACAATGATGTTGTTGCCGAATCCAATGATAGACAGATGCACGAAGCAATGTTGGCATTGTATCGTCAGAAAAAGTTTGATACAGCTATAAAATTCTGTCAGGACTTGCGCGGAAGATTCAACGGTGAAATGGATTACTACTACACTGCTTGGATTGAACGTTGTGAAGAAATGAAAAACACCCCTTTGCCCACAGACTGGGACGGGGTGTATCGTGCTACCAGCAAATAAATTTACTGAGCCTTGTCAACAGATTTGTTGATTTTCTTGTCAGCTTCCATGCGTTCGCGTTCAATTTTATCGCCACGCAAATGCAAAGTCACAGTGACCTTTTGATTGAGTCTGATCAAATCGTTATCCAACATACGAATACGATCGATCAAGGCAATTAATGTGGTGTTGGCTTCGCTCAACACTGGCTTGATTTCTGTTGTTGCCCACTTCCATACATAAAATATCAAGTAGCCCATGCCCCCGGCAGCTACTATAGGAAATCCATATTTGTTAACTAATTCTACAATGTCCATACTTTACCCCAATAAAATTCCAACAACAACACCGATTGCAAACGCAACACTGGCAACATAAAACAAATCTCGGTCATGCCATAGAGGTTGATTTTTTAAATATATTTTGGTATGTTCAGGTAGACTGTTGTACCATTGGCTCCATTTGTCCATGTTGTAATCCTTGTTGTACTAATGCATTTAATTGGTCGGCGCATCGTCTAATATCTTGCGACAGTTCTCCGTTACCAATGTCCTTTTCAACATCTCTTGCTACGTCATGCAGTTTAATTACGTCATCTACTAGTCTAAGAATCATGTGATGCCTCTCAATCAATTTTGTTAACAAACTTTTCAAACGCATCTAGCCGACGCAGCCAACGCTGGCCGTCAATCTCAACCAGCTGAAAAACGTCACCGGGATTCCAAGTTAGTTTTGCAACATTGATCTCTTCGTCAAGTTTGATACCGTTGGGATACAAGTCCCAGTCATAATCAACGTACTTCATTTAGTCCCTTCTAGCATCACTTTGTTCTGCTCGAGCAATACGATCTAAGTCAGGTTCTAGCCCTAGAGCATGCGATACTTTGGTGTCAATACGTACAACGTCGTGATTCATGGCAGCCACACGTTTGTCTAATGCGCCAATAATACCGGCCATGCCTTTAACGCTGGAGGTAACTCCAGCAAGAATAAATTTCAGTGTTAGAAATACAAAATAGCCGGCTGCAATAGCGGCTGCGATTGGAAAACCTAGTTCTGCAACTAGCTTGAAAAACTCACCCATGTTGGCTCCTTGAAGGATATAATTTTATTATGCAATTATTTATTATTACCGCTGTATAATAGTGATCACTGTGGTTCCGCCGCGATTAATCTGCTGTGTTAATGGTGTACCGTCTTGCACAATGTTTAGCATAACATCAGCTTCAAGATCCACAGTTACTTGTGCAGTGTGTGTGGTTTGTTTGCGTAGCACTAGTTTGGTGTCGTCTTCGTTTTTTCCGTAAGTTAGCCCACTGGCAGCTGAGTACCCTGGCAACATTGTTTGTTCAGCTAATATAGCTTCTTGACTAGCAGACAACGTTTGGTTGGCCACGTCCAGCATGTTTGTTAAAAAATTAACGTCCAAGTAGTTGATATCTAGTTCAACAAATTTTCGAAGTTGGTCTTGGTCCAGTTCGTCATATTTTAAAAAATCTTGATTTAAAAAATTTACATCTAATACAGTGCGTTGATCTGTGTTGTTGTCTTTTTCCGTGCTTTGCTTAATCTCAGGTGGCGGGCTAACAATCAATAAGTTGTTGATGTTAGCAGGGTCTACAGTTACTACCACAGGAGCGGTTGGCGGAGTTGACAAGCTGGCAACCAAAGTAGCTTGAAAAGGTTGGTCTAGTAATACAACCCCGGCATCATTGCTGACCATAATAGCCCCAGTGACACAGGCTCGTGAATCACAGCTGGGCAATAGCATAACCAGGCTACGGCCCAGTTCGTCTACAGTCATTGAAAAATCTGTACCACGCACTGCCACTGTAGCAGTGGGGGTCTGTACGTTGACATTTTGCGGTGAGTTTTTTGCTATCTGCCCTGATGCGTATCTAGCAGTGCCTTGTACCATTTTCATGGCCAATTTGCCAGATCCTTTTTTTGGATCATACACAAAGTCGTCTATCACCAACTTTGATTGTTCGGTAATTTTAACAGTGGTATTGTCGTCAAATGTGAGTTGAGCTTTTGCTCGAGCAGTTACCACAGTGTCGTTCATCTCCACGGCGGAATTTACATTACTCGATACAGACTTTTTGTTGCGTATGATTTCAGTAGGGCCAGTTTGTTCTGTTACCCGGCCCACTGCCGCCCAATTAGTCTGACTGAATAATGCTAATATTATTGAGATTGCCAGTGCTGTTGACCGTGACACTCTTGTTTAACATTCCACTTTGTGTTACTGCTACAGTGTTGGTATTGCCAGTCACTGTGATATCTGCTGAAGTTGTGCCAGTAGCAGTGCTGGTATGAGTCACAGTGTTAGTGTCCCCCGCAACAGTGATGTTACTGGTGTGATTTGCGCCAGCACCTAGAGTCTGTGTTATGGTGTTGTTGTCACCGTTCACAGTTTGTGTGATAGTACTACCGCCGCAGGTTGATGACACTGTGCTACCACATGTGATTTCCTGAGTGTTGGTACTGCCAATGGTTGCAACAGCCACAGTTGTAGCCGCACCGTTTACCACCATGTTCAACACATTGTTGCTACCAATTTGATCTATAGTAACAGTGTTTGCACCTGACCCAATGTATGCTGGATTCAAACTTGATCCAACTCGATTATCACTACCGTCTTGGGTAATGGTAATAGTACTGCCGCTGCCAATTTGTTCAACATAAACTTCGTTGGCATGCCCCGGCATTATCATCGCAGACAATGCTAGAATTGCAAGTATTTTTTTCGACAACTTGCCAGCGCCTGTTCTTCCTTTTTTCATTTTTATTGTTTTCCTCGGAATCTCCAGAGCCCTCTTTTCTCACCCTCAACAATCATTTCGTAAACACCTTGTTCAATGGCTACACGAACTGCATAGTTTGTGGGTTCATTCAATGCGGCACCGCTTTCTAACTCAACACTGTTGGTGCTTTGATCAACAAAGCGCAACACGCCGACATTGTGTGCAGTGCTATAGATAGTCTTGGAAACAGCGTTGGTCAGTAAAACTTCGCCCGAGTTAACGCTGATTAATCTTAAACTGATTACAACTTCATCAACTCGATACTGTTGGCTCCCACCGATTCCCAAAAATCTAGCACCATTACCACCGGATCGTATATTGCTATCGTATCCAATAATGCCTCCTTCTATCATGATACCAGCCACTGTGAGTGGCTTCAAGGGCTTGGCATCTTTGCCCTCGTAAACTTCACGCTGGTTGCGTATAAGTTGACGTTCTTTGACCAAGTTGTCTAATCCCACACGTTCAACAACTCGAAACCAATTTTTACTATCTTGTAAACTCTTTATTAGATACACTTCGGCGCCCTGAGTAACTGCTTTACTAAACAGTGCCAGTTTATCATTGGGTTTCATTTGTCCGGTTTTGTCTGCAAACCCATACACAGCTATGGTCATGGGAGGACCGTCTAGTGCAGGCAAATTGTTCAGCAAGTTCTCACGTGGTTGCAAGGCCACCGGTTCTTCTCGAGCCAATTCCATGTGTATATTGGCACAGCCACTCAGCGTTAACAAAACAATAATAGCGATTAGGTACTTCATTAGAATGCAAAGCTCGCTATTGGAACAGTAATGTCAGTTCTATTACCGTTGGACTCTATTATGGTTAGAGTAACATCTGCGCCAGTCTTGACCCAACTTATATTTGTTCCTTGAAAGTCTAAGTTGCCAGATGTGGCACCGCCATCGGCAAACATTGCGTCTGCCAGTTGTTTGGATAATTGTGCGTAGATACGTGATTCAACGTTGACTAAGAACTTGGCCAAGTTAGTATTCTTGGCATCACGTTCGGCCTTGTCGGCCAAGGCCTTGGCTTCGTCTCGGAGTTTTTGTTTGCGTTGGTTTTCCAACTGCTCGATTGTCAGGACGTGGCTACTATACCCTTGTCCTGAGAAGGCTGGCGAGTTGAACTGATGCACCAGTTCGGTGGCGTGGCTCCGGCCGATAATTACTACTGCCAGGGCGCCTGCGATTATAATTTTATTCATGACAATCCCCGTGCTTAGTATTTACACGGGGATGGTCAATTTAAATGTAGCTAGATTTTCTTGTTCTAGAACAAAAAGTTTTTACTTTTTTGGTTTTGTGGTCTTGTTAGCTCCAGAGCTAACAGTCTTTTTTGGTTGTGGCTTTCGTGTTGGCTTGTTGCCTGTGGCCACAGGATCAACTGGCTTCTTGGCTGGTTGCTTGCGACTGTTCACAACAGGCTTTACAGGATTGACCACTGGCGTTTCTGCCACCGGCGGCACTGGTGCTTCGATCTTGTAAGGCGCCGCTGGTTCGGCCTGTTTGATACCAAAAAGGTTTGTGATGAATTTTAACATGAGTTATCTCCTTAGGAAATTATTTAACCATAATTTTGGTTTTGGCAGAATTTGTTTATGTGCGGCCGCAACATTTTTAGCTAAATATATCAGTAGAAACCATGAGTCGCTACACACATTATAAATTACTCACAAGGAAATCATCATGAAATTTATCAATAACATAACCTCAGCATTTGCATCTATGTTAGAAAGCTTACATACAGCTAGACAAGCAACAGCGTTGACCAGACTAGGCAAGTGGCAACAAGCCCAAGCACTGTACAAAAACTAAAAAATGATAGCAACGACATTTCTCCACCAAGATGACTACCACTTGTACGGCTCGTGGTTAAAACAGCAAGATATAGAAACATTGCAACTATATTTTGGAGTCACAGTTACCACAGGATACATTGATCGGTTAATGGAACGTATTACTCGAGATCCTGAAAAACACCGATTTTTAGTGGCATTTAATCACGATAGATGGCTTGGAGTGGTACATATAGCTGATACACCTGATTTAGGGGCAGAGTTTGGATTCATTGTAAGCAAGAGCTTTCGTGGCCAAGGGATTGGGGATCGTCTAATGGACGAAGCTACTACTTGGTGCAGAAATCGCAGATATCAACGATTGTATTTGCACTGTTTGAGTTGGAATGAACCCATTAAAAAATTGTGTCGCAAGCACGGTTTAGAAATACATCGTAACAATGGAGATTCAGAAGTTGAAGTTGATTTACCGCCCCCTAGTTTTTTTAGTATTGGCAAAGAAATTTCTTCAGTTCAACGCAACTTGTTTACTATGATGTTAGATCGCACATTGAACCCAACGCAATAAAATGATAGTTTACATACACGGCGCCAGTGCTACTGCTGAAAGCTTTACGCATATCAGGCAATATGTCAGGGATACGTTTGAAGAACCTGACATCATGCTTGAATACAAAAGCGACGACGGCTTTGCCCATAATCTTGCTGAAATGAAAGGCAAGCTTGATGGCGAAGAAAGATTGTTTTTTATCAGTCACAGTCTAGGTGGTATCTATGCTTTGTATTTGGCCAATCATTATCAAGAAACAACACACGGGGGAGTTAGTTTAAGTACTCCATACGGTGGAAGCAAGGAAGCAGATTTTGCTCGTTATTTCCTGCCGTTCAATAGACTCATGAAAGACATTGGTTCAACGAGTCATCCAATGCGAGTAGCACGTGAATTACCTGCACCTCCAAATTGGACACAAATTATTTCAACTGTGGGACAAAGTCCTTGGATACGTGATGACAATGACGGTGTGGTTACACTGGACAGCATGCGATTCCGCAAAGACTTTGAGCAGATAGAAGTTCCTTTAAATCATTATGAAGTTGTTATTAGTGATCGAGTGGTTGAGATAATCTTAGATAGGATTAAAAGATCATTATGATAGAACTAATATACACCTTGGTTATGGTACAAATTACCATTGCCTGCGTTACACTGTATTTGCATCGCAGTCAGGCACATCGCGCTGTGCAGTTTCACCCGGCAGTAGCACACTTTATGCGAGCTTGGCTGTGGATGACCACAGGCATGGTTACTCGACAGTGGGTCGCTATACATCGTCAGCATCATCAAGCGTCAGATACGCCACTGGACCCGCACAGTCCACAAGTTTATGGCATTTGGCGTGTGCTATTTGGCGGAGCATTTTTGTATCATCAAGCCAGTAAAAATAAAGCCATGATTGATCGTTTGGGCATGGGCACGCCGGATGACTGGGTAGAGCGCAATGTTTACTCAACACACAGTAGACTGGGCATTGTGCTGATGTTGTTGATCAATGTGTTGTTGTTTGGCTGGTGGGGATTTGTAATTTGGGGCATACAAATGATCTGGATTCCGTTTTGGGCCGCTGGTGTAGTCAATGGACTGTGTCACTGGTGGGGGTATAGAAATAACGAAACTCAAGACACCAGCAGAAATCTGTGGCCTTGGGCCGTATGGATCGGCGGCGAAGAATTGCACAATGGGCATCACGCCGATGGTGCCAATCCCAAATTTAGCCAAAAATGGTGGGAATTTGATATTGGGTGGGCGTACATACAAATACTACGCAGTTTGGGATTGGCAAAATTGAGAACCCCGCAATAATCAAACTGGCTAGGAAAATGTTGCAGAGCAACATATAATCATAAATAAGTTGGAGATGAGAAGTTGCTGGGTGGTCCGGGGCTTCAAATAACGCTCGCTTTATACAAGGAGAAACAAAATGGAATTTACAAAATTTGATCTAAACAAGATGTTTGACATCACTACAGCTATTGACAGCCTAGAAAAAGGTGCCGCTAGCGTGGTTGGCTACTTGCCCGAACAAGTTCGTGGCACAGTGGAAACAGTGAACAAAGCCAACTTTGATTTGGCACGTAACAGCGCCAAGGCAGTGACCAAGTACATTGAAGTTGTGCAAAAGGTTACCAAAGAATCCACTGAAGGATTCACCAAAGCTGTAGAAAAAACAGTTAAGGCCGCTGCCTAATCTGTTGTTTTTTTACAACACTCAAAGCCTCCCCTAGCGGGAGGTTTTCTTTTGGTTGACTAATTATTGACTTTTCTGCTATACTAGCTATACGATTGTAACCTAGAGGAAAGTCAATGAAACACACTGTTATGAGTATTGCTGTAGTAGCCGCCCTAGGCTTGTCAGCATGTAGTTCAACTAAAACTGCTGATGTCGGCGCCGGCGCCTTGGTGTCACCTGGGGCACAACAAGCCATCAGCGAGCAACGTCTTGAAAACAGTTTCAAGAGACAAGGTATCAAAGTCGTTTACTCAATGTCGGGCAAGCTTGAGGCAATTGAAACCACAGGCTATGCGCCAGTCTGGGGCAGTAGCCAAAATGCCGCACGTGAAGCATTTCGTGTTGCAGAGCTAGAAGCCAAGAAGTCGCTTAATGACTTTATTAATCAAGAAACTATTCGTACTTCAACTTCTGTACGCATGATTTCCAAGAACTTGGAAAAAGCCACAGACAACAAAACCAACAACTTTGCCACAAATCGCGGACGCGATTCAGTAGCAGCCATGACCGAGGATGGTGACTTGACTGGCGAAACTCAAGCTGGCGATGTCAACCGCGAAGAGAATACCGCACTACGCAAGGATGCGCTGGCCATTGCTAGTCGTGTAAACACCACAATTGTTACACAAAACCGTGGTATCCTTGGTGGCTTGTACCTTGTGGAGGGCAACGTCATCAATGATGGCAAAACTGTGCGTGTGGTATATCGTTGGGACGAAAAGCACACCGAAGTTCGCAAAATGGTTCGCAACGCAATGGCGCAATAATCATGCGTTGGCTAGCAACTGTTCTGGCTGTGGTGTTGCTGTCACAGCCAGTTCAAGCACAAACTGTTGGGGCGGCATTGCTGATACCCAGCCCTGTTAGTGTTGCACTCACACTTGGCCACTGGGTCATGACACGTGACAACCGCAAGGTGTTTTACGTAGAGGTACAAAGCCAGGCCGAAACTTTCACCGCGGCTCGCAGTGAAGGTTATAGGTTAGCAGTGGAACATGCTGTGGGCAGTTTGATCTTGAGCGAAACAGAAGTGCGTAACAGTCGCATGACACGTGAAGAAATCACTACCTATGCATCGGGTTACGTAGATCGGTTTGAAGTTGTTAGCGAGAAAAAAGTACCCGGCGGTGTGCAACTGCACATGAAGGTATGGGTTGCGCACTCAGCGTTGGCAAACCGCTTGCTAAACCAAAGTGCCACAGCTGGCCGAGTAGAGGGCGAACGTATAAATGCGCAGATTGAAACATTTCGCACTGAACGCCAAGCTGGAGACCGTGTGTTGAATGCAGTGCTACGTGACTTTCCGCATAGAGCATTTGATTTCCGTATGGAACCTACTCAAGTCATAGTTGACAATCAACGCAGGCCGCATTTGAGAATTGTATTTTCTATGAGTTGGAACACTGCATATCTCACAGCACTGGGCGAAGCAGTGACCAAGGTAAATCAACGTCAAAACTGTAACAGTTGGCTCAAGCACTGCCAAACCACAAACACCGTGCAAGTGGTAATGAACAACTACAGCTCAAACCCACAGGGTTGGTTTGACGACAATGTAGCCTGGAACATTTTTCATGAACACTTGATCCTAAGCAAGCCTCAAATACTAGTAACCATTCGTGATGCCGGTGGAACCAAACGATTTGAACAGTGCTGGAGCGCAGCCGAGCTGGATCACAGCAGTTATGCGCCCTGGCATTATGCCGAAGTTGGGCCCGGAGCGGTCACGGTACACGGACTCAAACAACGCAAATTTGATGGATTTTTGGATATATCCAATCAGCGTGTAGAAACGTTTGATCGGGTAGAATTGCGAGCTGTAAGGGCAACTCAGTGTCCGGCTTAGGTTGGATAAGTACTAGCGATGTCCAAGATCTGTGTTACACTTAATATACATAGATAAAGGTCTAATAGAATGTCTGATAAAATGTCCCAAGATATTGATCTAGAAAAATCACCCGGTCAGCTGTTGCAAGACAATGGCATGTACGTTTTCATGGATGACGTTGACAACGACACCATTAGGCCCATTGTTGAGTGGATCTTGGTAGAAAACCATGTTACTAAACGCAAGAAAAAAGAATTGCTGTTGATGATTTGCAGTTCTGGCGGGGAAATGGAGCCAGCATTTGCACTGATTGATGTTATGAAGAGCAGTTCTATTCCCATTAAAACAGTGGGCTTGGGACAAATATCCAGCTGTGGACTGCTGATCTTTTTAGCAGGCGCACGTGGACGCAGGATCCTTACACCTAACACATCAATTTTAAGTCACCAATACAGCTGGGGCAGTGAAGGTAAACATCACGAACTATGGGCAATGACCAAGGAGTTTGGTCTGGCGCAAGAACGTATGTTGCGCCATTACAAAGAATGCACTGGCTTGAGTCATGAAGAAATCAAAGACAAACTGTTGCCACCGCATGATGTGTGGCTCAGCTCAAAAGAAGCCCTGGACCTGGGCATTTGCGATTACGTCAGCGACTTAACCAAGAAATAATTAACGACGTCGTTCACGACCCAGTGTTGTAGCACTGTAGTCGGGCTCACGTGTCTTGGCGGCTTTTACGCCAGGGCCAGTCAATCTTGATCCTGATGTGACCTGATCTAACTTTTCTGTTTCGGCTTCGGCGTCTACTGGTGCCGCATCCACTGGCACATCTGTATCTTTGTTGCCGCCACCGTTGTAGCTGAAACTGATACGCCCAATAATGCCTGTTGCTGAATACACCTTTGTGGCATCTAGGCCCACAGTACCACGGAAGTCAGGCGGATACTTTGAAGTAAACCCTGTGACAGTGTAGTTACCACTTTTTTCATTGCCATTGAGGTGTAGCTGAATAATAGGACTTACATTCAAGAACTTCAAGCAGGCTTCGCCAAACTTGGGGTCTTGGTTAACGTTTACAGCAACACGGCGAGCCAGTGCTGCCAAGGCATGATATCCGCGATTGTATCTAGGATTGTCTGTTTTGGCTTTGATGTCGCCCATGAGCTCTACTATGGCTGGATTGGTACTTTCAGCATTGGTCTTGATCATTTGCTTGATTTCTGTGCCAGTGGCCTCATCAATCAAACCTTGTTTGATACCGTACACTATGGGGAAGTCTACAGCACTGAGTTTACCGATTTCCTCAATGATTGCAACTTGTGGTTGGTAGGAATTCAGCAACGTTTCCATTTTCTTTTTACGTGCTGTTTCAACACCGTCAGAAATGTTTTTAACAGATGCGCTGGCACCTTTTTCGCCCTTGCTTGAAATGCCAATTTCCACACCACTGGGGTGAAATAGGTAACTGTCCACAAGTCCGTTGTTTTTGTCAGCTGGGAAGTTGATTTGACTGCCTTCAAAACTGCCCCTGGGGCCTAGGATATCTTTACGTGCGGCTTCTGCCCCGGCACCCATGTTCATGCCTTGTATCAGTGCAATAGGACCAATGGTTTCGCCCAAGTCATCTCGCACAGCAGTGGCCATTTCGCCAACGTTGTCAAATGTGGGCAGTTTGCCTGTTAGCAATACATCCATACCTGGGCGTATTTTGTCTATATGTGCCAGTTGATCTGGCGTAGTACCTGGGCGTGTGCCCATGGCAGCCACAGTGTCAGCTGGGGTAGCAAAAGTTGAGTTTGCTGGGAAGAGATCTGCTGGCTTGAGTTTGTAATATGCGCCTTTGAGACTCACTGCTTTGTTTAATTGCCAACCGCCGGGAAGGTCGTTGTTTTTCCAGAATCCAGCCATGTCTGGTTTGATTTCGTTGAAGAATCTACCAAAGTATGTTTTTTCCCCCGGCGCTGGCCCATCAAAGGTAAGTATGGCAAATGCTTTGGTAGCCGGGCCAGGCTTGTTGCTCCAAGTTATAGCTGGGTATTGTTTGAACAACTCTACCCCTACAACAGCCATTTCATCGTAGTTGGCATACGCACCGGGCATGCTGGGATAATATTCGGCTTTGTCAAACACAATTTCCGCAGTGGGGTTGTCTTTTGTGCCTTGGAAAAAGCTGTCGCCTTTTTCTCGGTACAATAAGCCGCGTGATTTTTCCATTAACAGTGAATCTAACCGATCTAGTATGTCTCTCATTTGCATAGTTCCAAAGAATATGTTATACTTATCTAACACAACAAGGAGAAAAGATGTTTACACCGCACTATTTCATTGACAACGTACAACAACTCAAACGCAATACTGTAGCCAGTTTAGTAAGTAATCCTGTGCTCAAGGATGAAATGCTTACTTTGATTGATGCACAAACACAATTTTACAAATCCACAGTCAATAGTTCGCTGGCAATTCTTGCCGCAACAGTCAAGACCGTTGAACCCAAATAACAAGGAAACCCTGTGCCTAATCTAGTACCCATTGTTCTTGAACAAACCTCCAAAGGTGAACGCAGTTACGACATCTATAGCCGTTTGCTGAAAGACCGCATTATCATGCTGGACAACGAAGTCAGTGAGCACAGCGCCAGCTTGATTGTAGCTCAATTGTTGTTTCTTGAAAGCGAAGATCCCGACAAAGACATTAGCTTTTACATCAACTCTCCTGGCGGCGTAGTCACAGCAGGTATGGCAATTTACGATACCATGCAGTTTATCAAGCCCGATGTACAGACCATTGTCATGGGACAGGCCTGCTCCATGGGTTCGTTGTTGGCGCAAGCCGGAGCCCCGGGCAAACGCATGATACTGCCCAATGCCAGACACATGATTCATCAGCCCAGCGGTGGTGCTCGTGGACAAGCCACAGACATACAGATTCAAGCTCAAGAAATACTCAAAATGAAAAAGAACTTGACAGAAGTTTATGTCAAACATAACTCAGCTGACAAAACATTTGAACAGCTCAGTGCTGACATGGAACGCGATTTCTTTATGAGTGCAGAAGAAGCAGTGGCCTATGGGTTAGCAGACAAGATTATTGACAAACGCTGATGTTTTTCCATATAGACAAACAATCACAAGAGAATTACCCCTGTCACTGGCAGCTGGGTAATTTTTCTATCAGTACTGACACCGGATGGCAGCTTGCTCAAGCCGGAGACCGTGTAGTTTTATACAAAGGTTATGTTGACAATGGCCCTATAGAATCTTTTCTAGAACAAATAGTACAGCAGGTCACTCCCCAGTTAACTGGTAATTTTTGTTTGCTCACGCTAGATCAAGGCAAAGTTTGCATCAAAACGGATCTATATCGAAGTTTTCCCATTTACATTGGCAACCACAATGTCAATAACTTGATCCCGCAGGATCGCATTGCATGGTGTGATAGCCTGGTCACTGTAGACAATGATTTTTGTGTCACTGAAAACAAGTTTGATGTGATTGGTAATACAGAAATCAAAATCAGTGCCATTGATGACATTGATGCTCGGCTGACCAAAAAAGTGCAACAATTTGGTCAACAAGTCAGCCAACCCATAAAGATTTTTTTAAGTGGTGGAGTGGACACGCTGTTGGTGTATAGTTACGTAAAAAAATTACAAATACCACATGAACTGGTTTGGAATCAGCACTGTGATTTAGACTGGTTCACGTTGCAAAATCACAGCGAAATGCAAAAACACTGGGGCTATACTCAGATACACTATTGGAAAGATTCAACTGTGCTGGCATCGGGCGCACCTGGCGATGAATTTACGTTGCGTAGTCCAACCACAGCCAACTGGTATTTGTTGCACCATGGTACCAATATTTTAGATTTGTTGTTGGACTATCCCTCCTGTTTGCATCGTGAATATTTTACCAGGTACACAGATGCACTTCGGCAACAAATACAAAGTTACAAACCCGCTGACAGTGATGCTGATTTAGTCTGGAAATTGTGTAACAATGTATCAAATGACTGGCAACATTGGCACATTGGTAAAACTTTGACCTGGACGCCTTTGCGTGATTTGGAGTTGTTCAAAATGTTTTTGTCATTGCCTCGGGAACTAGCCACACAACAGATTATGGACAGTGCGGTCAGCAAAACCTTGATTGAGCGCAATAGTCCCGGTCTGACCGCTGTGCTCAGTGATCAAAAAAATCATGGAAACTTCATGAAAAACTTGACAAAAATACTACAATAAAATCAATGACTTAGCAACGTATTTTTGTTGGTTGACCAAAAAACCCCATTTTGCTACAATAGAGTTACTGTGTTAAACAAGGAGCCAAAATGGAATACACTGTAGAGCAAGTCAAAGCAATCGTGGCCGAAGCCCGCGAAGAAGCAAAAAAGGCCGCTGATGAGTTTTTCCAAAAAAAATTGGGAGGCCAAGATCAGTATGCTTGTGGGTTTGCCTGGGTCAATATCTACGGCGTCAAAGGCAACACCAAGCTGGGCAAAACTCTCAAAGCCGCTGGTCTCAAACAAGACTATACCAAGGCGTTTAGCATCTGGAATCCCAGCGAACACAATTGCCAAAATATCGATACCAAAGAAGCTGGCGCCAATGCCGCGGCCAAGGTGTTTGAGAAATATGGTTTTCGTGCCTATGCTGGTTCACGTTTGGATTAAGGGGAGATCATGACTGTAAATGACCTGCGCGAACAAATCTCAGTCCTAGATGACACTGAGCTTTGGAATCAACTTGAGCTTTACCAAGGCCTGCAAAGTCGTGGTGTACGCGATGAAATCATGCTCACACTGTTGGAAGACGAGACCTACAGCCGGACAGAATTAGACATTTAGTCTCCGCCCTGGTCCAATCTGGGCAGATGCTAGGCATCCTAAGTCCTAAATCCAGGATAAAGATTGGTAACGTGCTAAGTCATTGATTTCTAAAGGAAAATTTTTCTAATAGAATCAATGACTTAGCTACGTATAAAACAGTTGACCAAAAATGCCCAATTTGCTATAATATAGGTATAGTGAACGAAAAGGAGCAAGCAATGAGTGAGCAATTCAAGAGCTGGGAAGAACTGAGTCGCAAAGAGCAGTTGGCCGCTACTCACTATGATTTTTACAAAGACGTTCATGGCATCCGCCCACGTTGGATGAACTATGACGACATGACCGAAGCCGAGCTCGAAGCCGAACTTGAGCAGTTGGGTCGTGAAAGCGAAATCCAAGCTCGCGAAGAGCAGTGCCAACAAGAAGCCGCGGCTCATGATTTTGAAACTCGTGTGCAGATGTTGTTGGGCGCAGGTGCCAAGACACGTGAGCAAGCTATTAAATGGATACACGAAGCCGAAGGTTCGGATGGTGACGATGAGTACTTGTGCTTCTTGCTAGGTTTACGATATGGTTATTTTAGGAAGGCGGCCTAATGGACAAGAAGAAATTGTATAGCATACGTTATACCTTGAGCCCAGATCAGATCATGACCTTTGTGGGCGGCTTACACGGCATGCAGGCCGATATGATCGAAGAGGTTGTGGCTCGTAAGGAAAAAGAGGGATTCCCCGAAGCCACCGCAGTTATTGAACACATCAAGTCACTGGATAAGAAATGAAAATTTTTCAAGAAGTTACTAGCTGGGCCGACGTTGCAGTGCCTCCCAACCATGTGTATCTCATGGACGGTGACAAGGCCTATGCATACGTGCCCTGGGGCAAAGGTAAGCCGCAGTACTTCAAGAATTTCATTAGGCTTGATCGACGCGGCCGCAAGTTTGTAGAAGTTAAACAAGACACTTGGGGATTCAAGTTTGATGCAGAGCCACAAGGCCGTAGTTGGACAGTAAAAGGTAGCAAAGGCGACGAGTATCATGTCACAGAAAACAGTGGAGATTTCCAGTGTACGTGTACCGGCTTTAGGTTCCGCGGAGCCTGTAAGCACATCGAAAGTATTCGTCAAGCGGTTTGACAGCGTTTCAATGGAACAGTGGGGCGAGATGCGTGATTGGTGCTACAACAATCTCTACCACGGTGGTTACTATGAGCCCAACTGGCATCATCAATACCCCAGTTTCTATTTCACAGACGAAAAGGAATATACTCTGTTCTTGTTGAGGTGGGCATGATAAAGAAACAATATCACAGAATGACTCCAGGTTATTTCTACAACTTTGTCAACAGTCAAAAAGATATGGATTCCTATATTGAAGATGGGTTGCGTCCATATAAGGCCACTTTGGGAAAGAGTAAGAATCGTAACTACAAGTTAAATGTAAAATGGCATGATCTAAAGATGTATGCAATATTTGTGTTGAGGTGGTCATGAACATTCAATATCGCTTTATAGGGTGGTGCAGGGACGAGCTTAAAAACGCCGACAAGGTCTGGGGTGCCATTGCCATCAGCAACAACAAATGCATTACCTTCTGGGGGCGTCGCGGCAAAGCTCTTCAAACCAAGGTGGTCAATGATGACTGGGACCTTGACCGGCTGATCAACAAAAAACGCGACAAAGGATACCGCAGTGTTGACCAACAGCACTTGGAACGTGTGTATCCCGAATTCCAAAGTGACTTGGAACGTACCGCAGTTTGGGGGATGTTGCGGGCATAAAAAAATCTGGGGAGTTACCCCCAGATTTCTCGGTACTTCTGTAAAGCCAATTGTCTGGCCATGTACAATCTTAACTTGACATAATCTGAAAGTTCTTCCTCGTCCACCAAGTCAGGTCGCCGGTAACTGCGATGTACTGCATCAGCAAACTCAATTTCAACTTCACAATCTTCAAATTCGAGTATTATGGCCTGAGTTGGATTACTTCTTAGCAGGCTCGGCTTTTTTAGCGTCGCTTTTGGCAGCTGGGGCCTGTGCTGTGGCTGGTGCTGGGGCACTAGCGGCAGGCTTGGCTTCCACCTTTTTTTCTTCTTTCTTGACAGGTGCTTGAGCAAAAGCAGACATTGCAAACACGGATGCTACGATAGCGATAAATGATTTCATTTCAATTTCCTTTTTAAAAGCACAGAACAAATACGCCCTGTGTAATAATATAACGCCTGGCCAGCCAAAAGAGTTGACACAATTTGGTAATTTTGCCAAATGTATTGCATGTGCTTCAACATTGTTATACAATAATGACATGCTGTGAGAACAGCTACTTTTATGAAAGGTAATTTTTAACATGATGCGATTTAACGAAGATACAAAGACTTACAAGCTTTTTACAGCTCTCCACAGTGGCGAGACTGTTACTGCTAGTCAAGCTGCCAAGCGATTTGGCATTAAAAACATTTCGGCCGAAGTTAGCCGTATTCGCCAAGCTGGTTTTGCAGTTTATGCCAACAGCCGTACAGCCGGCAATGGTGTCAAGGTAACCGAGTACACAATCGGTAAGCCAAGCCGCAAGATCGTTGCCGCTGGCTACAGAGCTCTTGCAATGGGCTTGGTTTAATAACTGTCGCTGTCCAAATCCCACTGGACACCGGTTACTCAAAGGCCGCATTGACGGCCTTTTTATTTGACCATTTATTCTAGAACCTGTATAATTGATACATGCTTAAAAAATTAATGCAACGATTGGGACGGCATCGTGTTATCAAGGACCGTCAAGACAATGAACCTTACTTGGAAAGGTATTACCTTTTTCTCAAAGATCGCAAGCGGTTCCCGTTTAATGTATTCTTACACAAGTTCCTCAAAGGAGATCCAGACGATGTACATGATCACCCATGGCCCTATTGTACTCTCATTCTTGCGGGCGGCTATTATGAGTGGGTTCCGCAGTTTAACGCAGACGGTACTAAAAATTGCGAGGTTCGGTATTGGCGCGGGCCCGGACACTTTCGTCATTGCAGTGCCAACAGTTATCACCGTATTGAACTCAAACCCGGTGTAACAGCATGGACATTATTCATGCCCGGCCCACAGCGTCGAGATTGGGGTTTCTGGGTAAACGATGAATGGGTACAACACGAGCAGTATTTTGACATGAGAAAGGCAGAGAAATGAAGTGGTTTGATCGTTGGTTTTATCGCAAAGCCAAGTGGGCTTGGGAAAATAGGGATGAAATAGAAGCTGATGTGCCAAGCTCTATTACCAGAGCCAGTAGAGGAAATCGTCTCGTCGCTGTGGAAGAAGATGTCAGCTGGGGCGATGGGTTGCGTATTCAAGTTCATCGTGTGCATGGTGGGCATGTTGTTACGTTTAGGCATTATGATCGCAAAACTGATCGAAACAATGATCAACACTACATTATCAATGCTGATTCAGACTTTAACCAAGAGCTTGGCAAGTTGATCACTATGGAATCTATGCGGCATAACTAAGGAACTGACATGGATATTTTGGCTGGTATTGCAATTGGTATTGCACTGTGCGTGATTTGGTTTGTTTGGACAGCCAACCGTGTGATTGCAAAATTGGAACGTGAAGTGACAGCTGAGCTGGTGGAAAAAGCCAGCGACAAAATGGTGGGTCTTGTGGTTGAACGTGTCAGCAATACCATTTATTGCTACAGTGAGAAAGACAACGAGTTTGTGTGTCAAGGCACTACGCTGGAAGAACTTCGTACTGCATTCAAACAGAGATTTCCTGATCGTACAGGATACATTGCCGGTGGTGACCCCGACACTGTAGAAAATTTAAAGAAACAATTGGAGTTGGTAAAAAATGAAAATAGCACTGGCATCTGACATACATCTTGAGTTTGGCGACTTAATGCTCAAAAATGAGCAAGACGCTGACCTCTTGATCCTGGCCGGCGACATCTGTGTGGCCAAAGATGCGCTGAAAGAAGGCGACATGGGCGACCGTGTGCGCAACTTCTTTCAGCGAGTGAGTTTTCAGTTTCCGCAAACACTGTACGTCATGGGCAATCACGAGCACTACTCGGGAGACTTTGCCAAGAGCCAAAATATCTTGCAAACCATGTTGGATCAGTTGTGTATCACCAATATCAAAATCATGGAAAAAAGCATCCATGAAATTGGCAATGTCACATTCATTGGTGGCACAATGTGGACTGATTTCAACAACGGTGACAGCATTACACTGTTCCATGCGGCTCAGGCCATGAACGACTATCGCGGTGTGCGTAACAGCAACTCGGGTCATGCCTCAGGTGTATGGAAGTTTTTGCCCAAGCACAGTTACGAAGATCATGTCAGAATGAAACAATACATTCGTATGATTCTTGGCAACTTGCGTGATCAAGGTCGCACAGATCAGCGTGTGGTAGTAATATCACATCATGCACCAACACATCTCAGCATTGACGAGTACTACAAAAACGATGCTGTGATGAACGGTAACTTTGCCAGCCGGCTTGATGACTTGATCCTAGATCATCCTGAAATTGCTGTGTGGGTACATGGTCACATGCACAACCCCAGTGACTACCAAGTTGGTGATACACGTGTGTTATGCAACCCACGTGGTTATATTGGGTACGAAAGTCGTGCCAATACTTTTGAACTGTTACATTTTGAGGTGTAAAAAATGAAAATCGGTCTTAGCTACAGTCGATGCATCCGCGACATTGTTGATGGCACAGTGGACATTGGTGATGTTCTAGTCATAATTTCACGCACAGATTTTGATCCACACGATGACAAACAGTGGCAGGGCATCTGGCTAGGATACGGTGGCGGCACCAGCAATACTGGCCTGCATGGTTTGTTTGGTGGTAGTCTGCCCGAGTGGGGCTCTTATGGCGATGAGGACGAAGACCGTTTTCGCTCAGTGAGCATTGAGTTGTGGGAAAGTGGCAAGTTTCACCAACCCAGAAAGTTTGGTGCTCGCCCACATCGACTGCCCTATTACTGGTTGGAAACTATGTTGCCCAACAGTGAGTTGGACGCCAATCCCGCAGTAAAGGCAGCCTGGGATCAGTTCCAAGTCATTGCTGGACTGACTGGACATCACGGTGTGGAACACACGGCATGAAATGGTTGCGATACTCGGGCATCAGTGTTATAATAACACTAAATCCACTGTGGTGGAAGGTGTTGCCCTGGTTCCGTAAAGAAACCAATGAGTGGGCTGGCCCAAAAGAGCATACTTGGGCCTTGACGTTTTTGTTTTTGACCATACGTGTATGGATTGACGATGGGAGTTGGTAATGAATGACAAGTTAAGAGAGTTAGCGTTGCAAGTGGGCGGCAGTCACTACCCCGAAGTCAGCCAACAGTTTTTAGAAACCACTGTGCGCCTGGTAATCAAGCAGTGTGCTGAAGCTTATCATCAAACACGACTGGCTGAAACACCTATTGAACAACACTTTTTGAAGAAATTTGATTTAGAATGAAAGTATATCTCAGCAAACCTCGAGATCATTGGATCTCACCATACACCATGTTGGACCGTGCGTTCTTCTGGACTGAGTGGTCAAAGTGTAGTCGTTGGACCCTGGAGCAAACTCTCGAAGACAATGCTCGAGTCACTCGCGGTGAAAAAAGCCAGTACGTGGAACATCCTGAGTGGGTAGAAAAAGCCTCAGATTATCTAGTACCCATTAGCCGAGCTATTGCATGGGTCCTGGATCGTGTGCATCCGCCCATCAGATATGTCAAAATTGATCGCTGGGATACCTGGAGCATGGATCATACCTTGGCTGACATTGTGTTGCCCATGTTGAAACAGCTCCGAGCTACCAAACATGGTGCTCCGTTTGTGGACGATGAAGATGTGCCCGAGCATCTGCGTAGCACAGCCGCGCCTGCTAAAGAGAATGAATGGGATACCGACGACAATCACTTCAAGCGTTGGGACTGGGCCATGGATGAAATGATCTTTGCATTTGAGTGCAAGGTTGACGATAGTTGGCAAGATGCATTCCGCTCAGGTGAGCATGACATCAAGTGGATTCCCGTGGATGCCGATGGCAACGAAGTACCCAAAGGCGAACACAAGTATTACCAAATGGGGCACGGCCCCAATGACACTTACCAATGCGATTATGATGGCATGAAGAAAGTGGAAGAACGGATTCAAAACGGGTTTAGATTGTTTGGCAAATATTATCAAGGACTGTGGGACTGACTATGAATGCTGTGGTTGATTTGAAAGAAACATTTGACGCCTGGTTAAAAGATTTTCCCACTAATGGGTCGCCCATTATTGATTTAAAGTCCCCTGAAGTCAAATTTAGCGACGATCCATTGGCATTGAGCTGTGCCAGCTATCGCATTTTCAAAAACACCAGTGTGCCGTTTACCGATATTGACAGCGTAACTGCCACAGCCGAGGACCGCGAAACTGCCGCATTGATCCGAAGTTACTATGGGCAAAAGCTGGTGTGGCAAGCTCTGCAAGGACGTAGTCTAAGTGAGTTTAGAACCAAAATGGGTCAGTTCCTTAACGGTGAACACCAACTGACGTCAGACGAGCTGGGCATGCTGTACAGGATTCCTTACTTCTATGATGAGGACTGTGCGCTGGATAAAGTGATTGCAAATACTAAACCAGCCCAAGTCGTTGAACCTCACCTGGTGCATCGGCGCCGACTCAACTACATCACTTGCATTAATCAATATCGTCGTGCAAACACTTCACGTCACTACTGGTTTGCTGATGAGAATCAATATGCCTATGTAATCAAAGTGTTGGCCAACAATTCGTTGGTACCACTGTTAGAAAGTGTTATTGCTCGCGGGACGTTGGATGTTAATGCTAGGTTGTATCCTAGGTCACATCGTGGTGCCGACAGCGACAAAACATACTATGATCTAGTAAAGTTTGAATTGGCATGATGCCTTTTCCCAGCGCCTTTTCTGAATACATGCCCGAGCATGTTCACTTGTCAAGATCCACAGTAGACCACTGTTGGTCACTTTGGCCTCGTCGATGCAGTGTGTCTAATAGACTGCTATGGTTTACTAAAGCCTACCGTGCTCGCCGCATAATTACTGGACCTGGGGAGCCTGTGATAGTAGATCGCTGGTACGGGCCACTAGAATTTTTAATTTTACAACTGAAGGAAATTTAATGAGTTATTTGTTTACAAGCGAGAGCGTGAGTGAAGGACATCCAGACAAAGTAGCAGACGCCATTAGCGATGCTATCCTTGACTTGGTCATGTCCAAGCAAGACCCCACATTGCGTTGCGCATGTGAAACACTGGTCACAACAAACATGGTCACTGTGGCAGGCGAATACAAAGGTATTTTGCACAAAGAAGAAGTAGACTCTACCATTCGCAAAACTATCAAAAACATTGGTTACGAGCAGCCTGGCTTTGACTGGCGTACAGTAAAAATCTACAACGAGTTGCACGGACAATCAGCAGACATTGCACTGGGCACTGACAACTTTGGCGCTGGAGACCAAGGCTTGATGTTTGGTTATGCTTGCAATGAAACCGACAGTTACATGCCCAGCGCAATTTACTGGAGTCATCGCATTGTGGAAGGCTTGGCACAAGCACGTAAAAATGGTGTTGTGACTTGGCTTGGCCCCGACGCAAAAAGTCAAGTAACTTTTGAATACGATGAAACAAACAAACCTATTCGTATTTCCAAGGTAGTTTGTAGTACACAACATGCCGAGTCAGTTGACATTGAAACTGTGCGCAGTGTTGTCAAAACTTTGATCACAAACATACTTCCAGTGCAATATGTTGATACAAATACTGATTTTTATATTAATCCTACTGGGCGCTTTGTTATTGGCGGCCCTGATGGCGACACTGGACTTACCGGTCGCAAAATTATCGTTGATACATATGGTGGTTATAGCCCTCACGGTGGCGGAGCTTTCTCTGGTAAAGACCCTACTAAAGTTGACCGTTCAGCCGCTTACATGATGCGCTACATTGCCAAGAACATTGTGGCCAGTGGACGTGCGGACTGGGCCACATGCCAAATCAGTTATGCTATTGGTATGGCGCAACCCATGAGTTTCTACGTGGAATGCGAAGACCGAGCCCTGGCAAGAGATCTAACAATGCTGATTCCACGTGTGGTGGATTTGACACCAAAGGGCATTATTGATCGTTTTGATTTGTTTAGGCCTATTTACAGTTCTACAACAAATTATGGACACTTTGGTAAAGCAGATCTTCCTTGGGAACGGGTTGACTTGTTTTAAATAAGTATGAGTCAAGGACATCAAGTTTTCAAATTCATAGAGGAGCAAATGTCCTTGGTCAGCAGAAGCCTTGACGTGAAAATTACTAGAGACGAGTACAATCTTTGGCAGAAAGATTATACGTGGGAAGCACTCCACGGTATTCGTTACGGCCAAAGCTTCTGTAATCATTTCAACATCAACGACAACAAGCTTTACTATACACGGGATTCAGTTTGGGCTGATGACTACATACAAGAAACCTACATTAGGTGAACATCTCAAAGGCATGAAACTCCCGTTTGAAATACGAGAGCAATCTAGTTTTCTCTATGCCAAGGAGATAGTCAAACCTTTTGGTGTGGTTGATCAGGTCATTGAGTGGTGCAAGCACGAAATGATTGCTGAGTGGCGCTGGCAACTGGTTGAAGTCAGTTCAGATGTGCGTCCGGGGCGTTACGTATTCTATTTTGACAGCGAGCGAGACGCTGTGGCCTTTACGCTACGCTGGATCTAGCCTGGTTGACCATTTATTCCTGTTTTGCTATAATATGTGTATAGTACAAGGAGTATATCATGAATGCACACGATCGTGGTAATCTAGAGTTTTTGCTGTCAGCAGACAAAGCCACAATGGATCAGTGGTACCAAACTGCCACAGCCGATGACCTTGCCTACGCTCAAGAACTGCTACAGATGGCTCGCAGTGAACTAGAACTACGTGCTCTGGAAGTAATTGATGCAGAAGCTGACGAAGATGTGTCTGACGCTCAGGCAGTGCTGGCTCGTTTTGCACTATGAATCACCAGTTTTTGATCATGTGGGACTGTCAAGGTCTTGAATGTGTTGTGGACATCACCGAAGATGAACAGCGCCGTATGTGGCAAAAACTCAAGGGTGAGCTACCGAATGAAACGGCTGTGCCCAATATCAATCATCTTGTATTACGAGCCAGGTACAATAGCCAGCGCCACTACGAGATCTATTTCATAGAAGCACAAGAAGGCATCACACAAGACGATATTCGTGAAATGTTTGAAAGTGCTCCACAACATGCAGCCGACACTATCCGGCGAATAGGACAATGTCTTTACAGTGATAGGGTTGACAGTAACCGGGTAAAAATTGTATAATTATATCATGGACCTATATAGAATATTAGACAGAATTGAAGAGTGGTGGAGATACCCACAACCTAGTCAGCGTCAACGCCAGTTACTGGGCTTGCATACTGATGTCATTGACACAGAGTTTACAGCCACAAGACTGGCAAGTGAGGAATCAGCGCAATATGCGCTGACTTACATGCGAGCAGTGCCCAACTTTGACACTGATTATGACTTGCATCGGTGGGTGGCCACAACACAGACTGATCCCACGCTGGAGTCAGGCTTGGTGCTGGAGTTCGGTGTTGCCACTGGACGTACATTGAATCAATTTGCTCGTTGGTTCCCCGGCGACACTGTGTATGGATTTGATGGATTTCAAGGACTGCCCGAAGACTGGACCAGCCGCATGCGCCGTGGGTTCTTTGCTAGAAAGAACTTGCCCCGTGTGAGAAGCAACTGCGAACTTGTGGTGGGATGGTTTGATCGAACACTGCCAAACTTTGTTAGAAAAATTGGGCATAGACCAATCAAGTTACTGCACGTGGATTGCGACTTGTATTCCAGCACTGTGACCATTTTGGAAAACTTGCGTCACAACATTGTGCCCGGCACTGTGATTGTGTTTGACGAGTACATGAACTACCCAGGCTGGCAACTAGATGAATATCGCGCCTGGCAAGAGTTCGTTACACAATACAAAATTGACTATGAATACATTGGCCGTGTGAGCCGGCACCAAAAAGTAGCTGTAAGAGTACTAAAGTAATACTCAAGTACTACTTTTGCGTTTGGCCAAAATTCGCTCTTTTGCTATAATAGAAACATAGCAAGGAGCAAGTGATGATTGAAAACGGTACCAACGTTTACATTGTACAGATCAACATGGCAGAGCCCAATCAAAATCCTGATTGGGACAATGTTGGCGTATATCAAGACCGTCAGCAGGCAGTGACCCAAATTGACTGGATGAAAGCCGAGTACGGCGACACCATCGAGTTCCGCATTGACACTGTGCAATTCTACATTGCAGCCTAAGGACATGCAAATGAAATCCTACAAGGTCACGATTCTGTTTACCAATTTGGATAACAGTTTGTACACAGATTTTCAGGCCAGAGTAAAGTATGACATTGAGTCAGACGACTACAGCCACGCATTCTTGATGGCCCAACGACTGGCCAAGTCCCTAGACGCTGACCAATTTGACATTGAGGAAGTACAGTGAGCCAGGAGTTTATCCGTAGCCAAGTTGAATACTACAGGCGACATCTAAACTGTGGTCATCCGCGTGACTGGAACCAAATCCTTGGCCTGTATCAATATTACAAAGGATTGCTGAAATGAACATCCACACCGTAGCACAAAATCTCCGCAACACAATCGCCGGCAAGGAACACTTACTGAATCAATACAACCGAGCACTCGAAGGTGATAAGATGTTGTATGAACAGAAGATTGCAGTAAATGCCGCAAGTGAGTTTGTTAAAATCAACATTGACGAACTACGACGCATCTTGCAGGATGTAGAACAGTGTTGCGAAAAAGCCACAGCAGATTCATGGGCACTGAGTCCCGACCGTAGCGGTGGGCAATTCACTCAAGACGAAATCAACAATGCAGATCGTTCGGGCTGGATTGCACCCTGACAAAGGTTGACAAATAAACAGAATTTTGCTATAATTATTTTACGGTGAAAGATTATCACCGGCTAACCTAGAAGTAACGACTTGACATGGGGTCAACCAGTTACAAGGTTACGAACGAAAGGAATCGCTTTATGGCAACCGCCAACGCAACTTATGCGGCACAACGTAACGCCCGCTTCTCTAACACTAGCTCTAACCTTGTAGACCTGGTTCAACGATACAATGACACCGTGGCTGCTTTGCCTGTACAGGCTCGTCGCAACCACCAAGCCGCACTGGCCAAAGCACTGAAACAGTTTCGCGCCAACCACCCTGGGCTCACTGTGCTCAGCGATCGTGGTCGCTTCCGTATGTGCAAGAGTCTCATGGGCCGACTCAAGGACATTGAGATTGATACCACAATGCAACGTGAGCCCAATTTGAAGTGGATCATCACGATCATCGCCAACTTCCGTGCATATCAAGCACAACCCATTCAGGTGTACGAACTGCCCGACGGCAACTACGGTGCCTGGGACGGTCAACACACCAGCCTTGCACTGTACCTTATTGGTACACAGGCCCTGGGCATGGCGTTTGAAGACATTGAAGTTCCCATCAACATTTACGACATCAAGAGCCGCGGCGAGATCCGTAGCAACTTCATCAACAACAACACCACAGTGGGCAAAAACGCTGGCAAAAAACCTCTAGACATCATTGACATTTTCATGCAGATGATTTACGGTGTAGAAGTTGACGGCGTCTCAGAACAAGAGTGGGTAGATGCGCACGCCAAGTGGCGACACATTGCCAACGCTGGTATGTTCTTGACTGCTGACAAGTTTAACGATACAGATCAAGTGGGTGCAATTAGTCGTCTCAATGAAGTAGCAGACGAAGGCACTAGTGTAGAAACTGTGCGTCAGTTCTCTGTGTATGGAAAATACATTGTTGCCAGCCAGCAACGTGCTATCAACACAAAGGAAATTCCCATCATCATTGAGCTGTTGAACCTTTGTGCCCAACAAGATATTCAGTGGAGCGATGCTGATATCGAGGACCTTGCGCAACACTGTATTGACTTGTTTGACGCCAACTTTGACGCCAAGGGTCCATACTGGGATCAAGTGCATCAAGCCAACCTCAATGCTTATAACAAAGCCAACAAGGGCATTCCCAAGCACCTGTGGCCTGAAGCACCGCGTAACAGCAAGAACGTGCCACAAGGTATTGCATTTTTCTGGCATCAACTCATGACATCTTGGGTTCCCACCAAAGCCAAAAGTTTCCGTTTCCCCAAACAACCATTCAGTGCCTACACGCCTGACACCAAGGACTTGTTTTAATGAACAGCGATAAAATATTTTATGGCACCATCCTGGCCTTGATGACATTGTTGTTTGGGCATCCAGGGTGGGCATTTTGTATCTTTTTAATTGCAGTGCTATGACATTGACTTACTACAAAATTCGTAACAAACACAATCCCGAATTATTCCGTAAGGCCGACGGTACTTGGAATCAATCAGGCAAAGTGTATGACACCTTGGGCAAGCTTCGTGCAATTATCACCCAGCATATGAACAGCACCAGTGATTACTATCGTGCTAAGATTCAAGACTGGGAATTTGTTGAATACGAAGTTCGAGAAAAAGAAGTCCGGCAACTGATTGACATTGTGGACAAGAAGAAAATTTTTGAACTGTTGAAAAAATGATCTATATACTGTTGATTTGGACTGTGGTTGGCTACGGCGGAACTAAGTCTGGTCTCCACACCAAACACGATTGGCGACCCTTGGGTGAGTTTCATATGGAAGAGGGTCGTATGGGCAAAAAGACTGCACAAGAAATGTGTGAAGATGCGGCCCGAGAGCTTGCACTTAAAAAAGATCGTTATCGCTGTGTGAGGTCAAAATGAATTATATTGCGGGTGCCTTGGCCATCGTTGTACTGTTTATTCCGTTGATGGTTGTTCTTTACACGTTTCATAAACGTAACAAAGAGATTGATCGTAGATACGAAGAAGCAATGAAACAAATTAAAAAGCGGTATGGAGTTGAATAATGAACGAAACATTGATCCTTGTCACACTGTTGTTCGCCAAGCACTTTGTCATAGATTTTCCGCTACAAACAAAGTTTCAATGGAGCAATAAAGGCACTTACTTGCACCCAGGCGGACTGTTGCATGCCGCACTGCATGGCATTGGAACTTGGCTATGCTTTTATTGGTACGCACCTTATGCGACGCTGTACCTGGCTTGGATCGACGCAGTGATTCACTATCACGTTGACTGGGCAAAAATGAACCTCAATGCCCGACTTGGCTATGGACCAACAACGCATGAACAGTTTTGGTGGTTGCTGGGTTTGGATCAGTTTTTGCATGCACTAACTTACATTGGCCTTGTGGCCTTGGTGGTTTAAATGGCATATTATGTTGATGGCGTAAGGTACGAAAAACTGCATTTGCCTTGTGGCGGCACTGCTCGCTTTGACGAAGCCAGCGGCATCAGTTACAGATGCGAAGATTGTATGGCAGTGGTGGGCAGTATTGGTCAACCAGAGCACTGCAAAAATGTAGCACAAAAGTATGAAATTCTTGCCCGACTTGGCAGTAAAATCAAATGGGATTATAATAATGGCTGTGAGGTGATAGAATGAAAACATTAATGGAACGTGTGAGCGGGTTTGCTCAAATCAAGCCCACCCCGGTGAAACGTGGTGGTGCCAGTTACGACTCTACTTATCGATTCTGTCAGCGAGGGCTCAAGCTGTGCATTTGGATGTACCGCCGCCTAAAGGTAGAAGATCAAACGGCACGATTGATCCGCGACGTCATGGACTTCTTGTTGCGTAGATACCATGGCTATGCCATCAAAGAAAACATCGGCGCACACTACTACGAAAAAGGCTTGCCCCGCGGCGCCAAGACCGAGTTTGAGCACGTGATCCCTGCGGCTGTGGCTCGTGACTTGTTGCTGTATAATCGTATCACCATTGACGAAGCCTTGAATATTCCCACATGCCGCTTGAGTGCCAAGCTTCACAAAAAGCTCAACAGCACCAAACTGGGATCTACTACTCCGGACATTTATTGGTTTTGGCAACGTTATCAAAGCTTGGGAATTCAAGTTGAAACACACGACGGTGTTGACGTTGACACTGTGACTTGGAATCTTGACAAGCATTATCAACATTTTGGTATTGTTTGAAAGGACTAACACATGGGCATCATTAACTTATACAGTAGGCCGCTGATTAGGTTTGATGTAAAAAATAAACAACACCGGCAATATTATTCTCAGTATCTCATGGACCGGTGCTGGAAACAGTGCCCGGTTCAATTCTACATTGAGCCTGGGTATGGCGATCTTGTGAGCATGATCGAAAGCAAGCTTGCCTGGTATTATTTGAGCCGAGAAACCAAAAAACCTCTGCCCACACGTGAAGATTCTTGGCTAGGTCGTTGAAAATACTGTTGTTTTTCTGCAACAAAATTCGGTTGGCCAAAATATCCCAATTTGCTATAATATAGGTATAGTGAATGATAAGGAGCCTGAGATGACTGAATTTGAAAAGAACTGCTATGGAATGACCGAGCAAGCAATTCGTGAAGAGTACATGGAAAGTATTACCGCAAGGTTTTCCGGACTTGAAATGGTTGTGATGGGTATTTTGTCTGATGCCCAGGAGTGCTCGGCAATGGGTTCCAAAGAAGAAGTTCGCAAGCAACTGAACATTGCCAAGTTCATTCTGTCCGAAATAATGGAAGCCAAGCAAGCGGCTTGACCAAAATTTCCCAATTTGCTATAATATTGACATAGCGTAACTAAACAGGAGTTAGAAATGGGTACACGTAGTCGGATTGCTGTGATGCATGGTGAAGTTTGCAAGAGCGTTTACTGTCACTGGGACGGTTACCTTGAGCACAATGGCTTCCTCCTGATGAATCACTATGACAGCACCAAGGCCAACTTCCTTGTAGCACTGGGCGACATCAGTTCCCTAGGAGAAGAAATTGGTGAAGAGCACCCGTTTGATCAGTACGGTTTGACCCCGGAAGAAAAGGCCCGTTACAAAAACTGGACTACATTTTACGGTCGTGATCGTGGTGAAGAAAACGTGGGCTACCGTGTGGACCACAGTTTTGAAGACTTCTTGCGCCGTGTTGACAACTGTGGCGGCGAGTGGTACTATGTCATGAAGGACGGTGAGTGGTACTGTGGCAACACTTACGAGGGCCACAAGCTGTACAATCGCTTGACTCCCTTGGCTACTGCAATTTACGAACTCAGCGAGCAAGAATAATGCGTGACTTGAACTGGTATCTCAAGTGGTTGGCACTAGCGGCAACTCTCAGTGGCGCACTGTGTACCAGTTTGAGGATTGACCCTTTGAATGTGTACCTACTGAATTTGGGTGCATTGCTGTACCTGATTTGGAGTGTGCGCATTCGAGAGCTGAATTTGGTAGCCGTCAACGCTGGTTTATTGACCATTTACGTTGTAGGGTTATTTTTTGGTAGATCTTGACCAAAATTTCCCAATTTGCTATAATATAGGTATAGTGAGTAACAAGGAGTTTGAAATGACCAGTCCAGATTATGCAATGTACACCAGCTTTGGCAACGATGCAGTTCACGCAATTGTGCGCCGTGCGCAGATTCTCAAAATGTCTTGGTCGCAAGTGTACGCAGAACTGGCAGACCTGGCCGAACGCTTTCCTGAAGATTTTGGCGAGGCAACTGACACCGCAGTGCGAGAAGTGGTGTACAGTAAGCTGGGATTTGATCGCACCAACCAGTCGTTTTATGTGTAATACTCAAGTATTACCATTAAAAAGGTTGACCAAAATTGCCCAATTTGCTATAATATAGGTATAGTAAGAAACAAGGAGTTGAACATGGCTGGTTTTGTTGATGTTAGTAACATGAGTGCATTGGAGATCAAGCGTCTGGGCCAAATGGACGACGATGTAGAGGACCAGCCCCGTCAACGCCGTTATGGCAAGTATCCGTCGACTCCCATTGTGGAGTACTCTGTAGACAATGTGTGGGCCGCGGCAGTGGCTGCTCAGCGAGTGAACGGCGCCTACTACAAAGAAAATGTTTACAACTGGGACGACGCCACCCAACAACAGATTTTGGTCAAGCGCCGTAATCGCGACGTCATGATGAGTTACTTGCAAGACCCCAGCCAGCTCACTGCTGAAGACATCCAGCAAGGTCAGAATGTGCGCAACTTTATTCAAAGCGACATTACCTTCCGTGGGCTCAAAGGCAAGCTCACTGACTTTGACTCTTCGGCTAGCCGTGTAGCGGCTGTGACTGGGGTGTTCAACACCGCCAAGCACAAGCTTGAACTGGCCACTGTGGCATGTTTGCCAGCCAGTGCCGAGCGCAGTCGTGCTCGCCAAGAATCCAGCAATCGCATCAGCATGGCCCAGGGTGGCTACATTGGCAAGCCCGATGATCGTGTGGTAGCCAATATTGAAGTGCTGGAATCATCTTACAGTCAAAAGTGGAATCTGTACTGGATCAAGGGCATTACTGACCAAGACCAACCAGTGTTCTTTAGCTTCAAACGAGGCATTGACTCTGGTACACGCATGTCAATACAGGGCAACGTCAAGGCCCATCGTGACAACTTGACTCAACTCAACCGTGTCAAAATTGTTTAAGGAGACAACATGAAATCATTTATCGCAGGCACTATTTTTGGACTGGTGATTGCAACTGTGGGTTTCTCGGGCGTGGCCCGTATGCTGGACAACGGCGTGGCCAAGGTGCAAGAGGTCAGCAAGGAAGCGGCAAAATGAAATACGTAATTCTATCGATTTCCGTAGCAATGCTCACAGCATGCGGTACTGTAGGCGGTGCTGTGTCTGGCGCTGGTCAGGATCTGACCCGAGCTGGTGAGTGGATTAGAAATCGGTAAACCAGAATTCAAAAAGTGGTTGACATCAATTCCGATTTCAGCTATAATTTGAATATGTTGAAAATTGTTCAACATTGTTTTTAAACTTTGATAGGCAACTTTAGAAAGGCAACTTCAAAATGGCAACAGAAAAAATGTTCACTGTGGCAGGTACTGCAACTCACAAGGGTGTTACCAAGGTTCGTTTTGCTAACGATCTCGTGGCACGTATCAAGATCCTCAACAAGGCTGGCGCAACTAACGTCAATTTGATTGAACTCCCCCATGCAATGACCAAGCTTGATGCACTCAAGTATTTGGCAGAGCAAGGCATTACCGAAGGCGATGCTGGTTATGCTGTGTCCAACAAGCTGGCCGAAAAGTCCAAGGTAGCCAAGAAAGGCGAAGTCAAGGTGGCTGGCAAAGGTCTCAAAGCCAAGACCAAGACCACTGCTGTCAAGGCTGAAGTGCCTAGCGACGCGGTGGAAAGCACCAACGCTTAATATGGCCAGTAGCTGGGGCTACGGCCCCTGCTATAGATAAGTGCTAATAAAGGTATCGTTACAGGACGCTGTAACTATTCGGGCCTAACTGGCGAGGAACAGGTCCTGATACAACTGGTTAGTCGCTGTGGAACGGAAGCACCGGACTCCTAAATAGACCACTCTTAGCACTTATCTATAGCATCAATCAGTGACGAAAAATAGTATTTCGTATAGGGCTGGTATAAGTATTTTTATATCATTGCCCGCAAAGGAAAAATCCCAAATGAAAATATCCCGCATTCCTAATTTAGGTAGCTTCGGTGTCTACATCGATGACTTTGACATGGACCGTGCCTCCCCCGAGGAGTGGTTAGAAGTTGGTAAAATTTTTGTCAAAGAACTAGTGGTAGTTTTACGAAACATCAACATCAGCAAAGAACAATACTACGATCAAATTCCAAAGTTTGGCCCAATATACAACATTGCAGGTTCTTATTTTTACAAGAAATATGGACACAATAATTTTAATAGAAACCCAGCAACTTGGGAACCCTTGGACGACCTTGACAAGAAGTTCATGGAGACTCGTTACATTCGCCAAGAAGATATTGGCAATAACAAATACCTTTCTAGAATTTATGGCGGCCGCGATGAGAATGGCCAGAGCCTAGGCTATTTTGATTCTGGTGACTTGTTTTGGCACAGCAACGAGGCTTCATCCCTGACTTTTGCTCCGTGTGTGTCATTATTGGGCTGGGAATCCATGGGTGGCAGCTCAACTGGATTCACCCAAACAGTTGATGTTTATGAAAACTTGCCCGAAAGCCTGCGCAAAGAACTTGATGAAATGGTGTTGGTACATGACTATGTTCCAGGTGTAGTCAACCCTGGCGAAATCACAGACCCAGTTATGGCCAAGCACACACTGATGAACTTTGGTCCTTTCCCGGGCATGGAAACACCTTTGGTGTGTACTGCCCCCAACGGGCGCAAAGGACTGCATTATGCAATTCACTCACGCAATGGCATTCGTGGTATGTCAAAAGAAGAGTCTGACAAACTGTTTGCACGACTTGACAAACTGATCTTTGCCGAAAACAATGTGTACGATCACTGGTATGACGAGCAACGTCGAGATTTGTTGTTGTTTGATAACAGTGTTACACTGCATCGTAGAATTGGTCACCAAGAAGGCCGCCTGGCATATCGTGTTCAGTTTACGCCCAGCGAAGTAGTTGAAAAGCCTTGGCTGCCTTGGGCACACATGCCAGCATGTGATCAACAATACCGTATCGAAATGAAAACATTGGTTGACTTGACTGGTGGCGACTTGCAGGCTCGATACAAAGTACCCGAGTTAGTTTAACCAAATTGGCATAATTAATGTTATGCCAATTATCTATATAAGTCGGCCACAAACTTGGCCGACACAAAACCCCAATGTCTGTTTTAAATTTTAAATCAGCAGATCCACTTTATATTGTGATCATGCGAGAAGGTCAGGCCGAAGCACTATTTCGTTCCTGGATCAAAACCAATCGAATAGAGCATGCTATTGTCAACGGCAATCGTATGATGTTGCATCATCAAAATGCATTTGACAGACTGTTGGTTAGTTGGAGTCATAGCTGGGACAATATCACTATCTGGGACACGTGGCATAGGCGTCACATTTACATTTGATCAAGAGTGCCAAAATCCTTGGAATTTATTGACACCTCCTTGTGCGGCTCGTATAATTAATGCTGTTACAAGGAGAACTACATGTCACAACAACACGACACTATTAAACAAGCATTCGAAACTTATCTAGCCGAGAACGAAAAGTTTACAGCCAAGGGCGTCAAGGCATCTGCCGCACGTGCCCGCAAAGCTTTGCAAGAACTTAGCAAAGCCATCAAAGAACGTCGCAAAGAAATCACAGCAGAAAAAGAAGCTCTGGCCGCCAAGTAATGAGTCAGTGTTTCACCAGAAGTGTGATCCAAGATCCTGACAACCCCGAAGACCTGTTGCTGGACCTTGGCACAGAACTCTGTGAACTAGCCGGGTGGAAGCCCGGCGATGTCATTGAGTGGATAGATAACAAGGACGGAACATGGACTCTACGGAAACAAAGTTAAATGAAATCCAGATCAATCTGGATTCTATGATAACTGATTACAGTAGTGATTACAGTACTATCAGGATGTCTGATTACAATATAAACATTTCAGACACCATTACACTGAGCAACACCGGTGCTATCAGCGGAGCAATGGGCTCCACATACCAATACCCCAATGTTACAATTGCCAACGGTGCTTATACCACCAGCGCATTTGGAAACGTGTGGGGAGGAAATCCACTAACAGTTGGCGGATCAGGACAAGTTGATCTCATAGGTGAAAATGCTGATATCAAAATCAACGGCAAAAGTTTGTGCAAAGCAATTGAAGCCATTGAACAACGACTCAACATACTCACCCCCAACACCAAACTAGAAGCCGAGTGGGATGAACTACGCAAGCTAGGTGAACGCTATCGTGAGCTAGAAAAGCAGTGCTTGGAAAAAGCCGAGATGTGGAAAAAGCTCAAATCAATGCCCCCACCCGAAATAGTATGACACCAAAACAAAGAATCAAGCACATAGTTTCGTGGATACGGAATTATGCCAAACAAAACAAAATCCAAACCTTGGTTGTTGGAGTAAGTGGTGGTATTGATTCTGCTGTGGTGTCTGCGCTGTGTGCCAAAACTGGTATGAGAACTGTGGCACTGAGCATGCCTATTCGTCAAAGCGAACACACGCACAATCTAAGTCAACAACATTGTATGTGGTTGGTCAATCGCTACGAAAACGCAGAATTCCATAACATTGATCTTACGTCTACATTCGAGCAATTTGAATCTGTTACAGTGCAGTTTGGTAATCAGCTGGCCTATGCAAACACTCGCAGTAGATTGCGAATGACAACACTGTATCAAGTAGCACAGGCCATGGACGGTATTGTAGTGGGCACCGGCAACCGAGTAGAAGACTTTGGAGTAGGATTCTTTACCAAGTACGGCGATGGCGGCGTGGACATCAGCCCCATTGCTGACTGTTTGAAGACTGAAGTGTGGGACATGGGCCGCGAGCTAGGTGTGTTATCAAGCATTATTGATGCCGCACCCACTGATGGATTATGGGACGATCAGCGCACTGACGAAGATCAAATTGGCATGACATATCCTGATCTAGAGCGTATGATGGCACTAGACTTCTTGAAACGTGCGCACATTGTAGATTCCAGTATGCCCGGGAGTGCCAAACTCAACGCAGATGACCGTAAAAAACTAAAACGCTACCAAGAACTACGTGCAAGAAACATGCACAAAATGATCCCAATACCTATTTGTAAAATACCCAAGGAATAAAGATGACTTATGTTGTAACCGAAAGCTGTGTCAAATGCAAGTACACCGACTGTGTAGATGTTTGCCCAGTTGACTGTTTCAAAGCTGGACCAAACTTTCTTGTAATTGATCCCGACGAGTGCATTGATTGTGCTGTATGCGTAACCGAATGTCCGGTGAATGCTATCTACGCTGATCGAGATTTGCCCGAAAGCCAACGAGAATTTTTGGATATCAATGCTCGTCTAGCTAAAAACTGGCCTACAATTAGCAAAAAGATTGAGCCACTGCCTGATGCAGAAGAGTGGGCTGGTGTAACTGAAAAACGACATTTAATCGATCAAGGTTGACAACTAACTCAAAAACTCATATAATAGTGTTTTATTAGTTAAAACCCTATATTATGGAAAAAATTGAGTGTTTTGGCAGTTTTTTAACTGATGTAGACAGTCAGAAACTAAGTAAAACTGAACGCGGAAAACAGATACCGGCGCTTTTTAAGCCATTGAAAGGGTCCGCGAACACTTGCAGTCCGTTGCAAGATAATAATAATAAAAATACGGACACACGTTGCAGTCTTGGAATTTCGTCCAAAATACCAAGGCTGTTCGAAAGAGGGCTTCGGAAATCCTCTTCGTTGACAAATGGTATTGATTCCGCCAAACACTGTAGCGATATGGACGCTGGTGGAATCCAAGAGAGTATGCCAAAGAAGGCCCGAGGTCTCGCACATAACTCTGATGTAAATATCACGTCAACGTCGTTCATCTTGAACAACTCCGGTGAACAGCTCACTATTAGCTGAAAGGAGAAAACGTTGAAACTAACTTCAATTAATCGTTTAGGCAGTACAGCCTTAAAGGTTCTAGGTTTCGTAGCTGTGATTTTTGTAGTGGCTTCTGCCACCAATGCCAAGCTTGATTCCCTGAAAGGAACCAATGAAGTAGCCCGCCAAGGATTTGTCAGTGTGGCGGATCGTACCAAGCAACTTGAGTGCTTGACACGTAACATTTATTGGGAAGCTGGCACAGAACCTTTTGAAGGCAAAGTAGCAGTGGCCCAAGTCACCTTGAACCGTGTGGAATCCGGTCGCTTTGCTCGTGACATTTGCGGTGTGGTATATCAAAAGAATGTGATCTATGACAAAGTAGTATGTCAGTTCTCATGGTTCTGTGATGGGTCCAGCAAGGTCCGACCCATTTATCCAGCACACTGGAAAGAAGCCGAAGAAGTAGCCAAAAAGGTTCTACTAGAAGGCTTTAGACTACCCAGTCTCAAAGATGCTCTTTATTTCCATGCTGATTATGTAAACCCGCAATGGAAGAAAGAAAAAGTAGCAAAGTTTGGTCGACATATCTTTTACGCAGAACGGAATAACATATGATCATGCAACGACTGGAAGAATTTAGAAAAAACTTCAACGTCTGGACCAACCAGCACTTCAGCAAAATTTCAGCTGATACCTTGGGCTGGTTGGCAGTGATATTGATTCATTGCTCAACTATTCCCACCTTGTTGGCATTGCTGACAGGACTCAGCGACACTGTACCCAATTTGGACATTGTGATGTTTATGTGGGCTGGCTTGGTGTTGTTGTTTGCACGTGCTGTGGTGCTCAAAGATACTTTGAATATCATCACAGTGGGTGTGGGCTTTATTGCCCAAGCAGTGATCATGGCAATGATCTTGTTCAAATAATGCTTGACCAAAAATCCCCATTTTGCTATAATATTGTTATTGTGAGTAATGGGGATTTTTTATGACCATGCATCTTGAAGGCCCTTGGCTGAGTACTACTGGCAAGCTAAAAAGCAAACGCAGAAAATATGCATCAGCAGATGCCGCCCGCAAGGCTCGAGAACTGCAAGCTGAGTGGGAACGCCGGCAACAAGAGTGGGACAAGCTGGCTCCAAAGTTCAGCAACAACAAAATGGCCAAAGCCCGGCCCAAATCCAATTTCCCTACATATCAACCTCCTCCCGGACGTGAAACTGTTCGTATTCCCAGCCTCAACAACGGTGTTGATACCGGGGTTGCTACACGTGCTCCTGACAAAGTGTACACTGGTACCAAGATCAAAGGCATTGGTACCATGCACAAATCCAATGCAGTGCCAATCTTTTCAGATGAGCAAGCTGTGGAAATAAGTAAGATGCGACGTTAACAAAAGGAAAGCAAACTCAATTGGCCAAAGAAGAAGGTTTTAAAATGGAAGGGCAAGTGGTAGAGGTACTACCCAACGCCATGTTCCGTGTCAAATTAGATGTAAATGCAACACCGGTGACCGGTATCATTTCAGGAAAAATGCGACAGCACAATATCAAAATTCTCTTGGGAGACCGAGTAGAAATTGAATTCAGCCCATATGATCTAACTCGTGGGCGCATTACCCGTAGAAAATAAATATCAGTATGCGTGAACATATTGATCTCATTGAAGCTAGCACTCGCCCAGCCAAACTAGAAACCACTCCGCTTCCTTACGGGGAACGAGATCTAGAACCTGTGATGAGCCGTGCTACAATCAACTACCATTACGAACATTTAGCCAAAGGCTATGCAAAGCGTTACAACGCAGGAGAGGGCAATGCCAATTTTAATCGTGCTGGCAGTTATTTGCACAATAAATTTTTCCCTCAACTTCGTGCTCCTAAACCCAGCAACCGCCCCAAGGGTGCTGTACTTGCGTTGATCGAAGAGCACTTTAAGACTTGGGAAGATTTCAAAGAATCTTTCAAAGAAGAAGCAATGAAGATACAAGGGTCGGGTTGGATTTATTTGAGCACATCGGGTGACATCAAAACCATTGCCAACCATGCTGTGCGCACTGATATCTGCATGCTGGTGGATTGGTGGGAACATGCTTGGGCTCTGGACTACCAAAGCGACAAAGAAGCATATCTAAACAATATCTGGAAAATTATTGACTGGGACGTTTGCAACGAACGACTATGATTACAATTACTGATTCTGCTGTTGAAAAAATTCGAGACATTCTTGCTGAAGAAAACAACCCCAATCTGCGATTGCGTGTGTTTGTGCAAGGTGGCGGCTGTTCGGGATTTCAGTACGGCTTTACACTAGATGAAGACCACAACGATGACGACTTTAATATCGAAGCTGGTGGTGTTGAAGTTTTAGTGGATGCAATGAGCAGTCAATACCTTCAAGGTGCCACAGTAGACTACAAAGAAGATGTGTACGGTGCCAACTTTACCATCAACAATCCGCAAGCTGTTTCCACTTGCGGATGCGGTTCAAGTTTTTCTATTTAAACGTCAATAAAGAACGGGGTAACCCAGTTCTCGCTGCCAAATAATCCACCACCGCCCATGTTTACTTGTGTCACAGCTATACCGGCTGCGGCACACTTGGCCAAGAACAAGTTGTAAGACGAACGCACAGTGTCTGTGGTCATGCTACCTGAATTGTCCACTGCTAGTATTACTTTACTACCGGCAGATGCATTGTCAAGACCGCAGATAACAAACCAGTCAGAAACTGCACTGCTACCGTTGTCGCGATTTACAGCAATAGGGCCTCGAGATCCCCGATAATTATAATAGTTGTCAGGAACTTTCAAACTGCCTTGACTAGGGCCACCGGGTTGTAACAAGTTAAATGCACGTAGCGGATAAGTGGCTGTGAATTGATCCCAGTTAGATTGTATAGTACCAGCGTTGACGCTACACTCGTCAATGACAGCAACACAGGATACAAACGGAGTGCCTACAGAACTGCTTCGACTGACGTATCCAAACTGACCTGACGCAACAACAAAGTTTGGTGCGTAAGTGCCTGATACTGGTTCCCAAATTCCGTTTACATTTACAAAGTCACCTTTGACTGGATACCAATCACCGTTGTCTTTGACCCAGGTTTGTTTGACTGGTTGCCAACCGTCGTTGACCTTGACAAAGGTGCCATTGATATCAAAATCTAGTACAGCGTAGCCTGGGTTACCAGCTTGGCCAGTTGTGCCACCGTAGCCCACACCCCCGCCAGGGTAATACCCTTGTCCAGTTCCGCCAGGTGCTCGGCCACTGGGGTTAGCACTGACATCACCACGATTTCCGCCATAGAAACCAGGATATCCCCAAGTGTCATACGGTGCTTGATTGCCACCTTGTCCTGCACCCCAACCGCCACCTCCGGCTCCACCGCCACCGCCATCGCCCTCACGATCAACGCCGTCGCCACCAATGCTGATGCCAATTGCGGCTTGCCCGGCGGAACCAGGTGCATTGCCCGGTTGACCTCCACCGCCATTGATACCGGCACCTGCGCCACCACCGCCACCACCGGCTACAGCAACAACGACTCCGTTCTTTCTTAGCACTGTGGCTCCACCACCGCCGCCACCGCCACCAGACGACCCAATCCAACCTGCGCGGCCGCCAGATCCACCGCAGAAAGAATTACCACCGTTGATAGACAATGCAAAACTGCCCGGACCACCAGTGTTTACGCCATACAATCTAACAGTGTGATTGCCTGCTGTTACGTATACACGAGCAATATAAGTGGTTCCGTACCCTGAAATATTCAGTATATTTGCCCCGTCAAGATAGATGTAACCGTAGTTGTCAACAGATCCTTCAAATGTGTACACACCGGTGCTAGGGAAGTTTACTGTGTAAGATCGATCAAATATTGCACTGCCACCACCGGCTTCATTCCAAACTCCATAGTTGTTTAGGAATGTGCAGTAAGCACTGTTTTGTACTCTAGGCAATCCAAGGTCGACTGTGTTAAAGAGGCCGCCACCTAGTAACAAACTAGGTCCGGCTGCGCCACCACTGGCACCGCCATAATATCCCCACCAACCCCACCAGCCGTAGCCGTAGTAGTCATACCATGCCCACGAGCGCCACCACCACCAACGCCAGTAATACCACCCGCCGTTGTTGCCGGCACCACCAGGACCGCCCACACTGACTTCTAGTACATCTCCGGGATTCACAGTGAGCGTGACTCGAGTAAAGCCACCGCCACCACCTTCGCCACCTGGATTTCCAGCATCATTGCCACCACCGCCACCGCCGGCTCCCCACAAGTATGCAGTTACCGTTCCGTTGTAGGCCTGAGTTGAAGGCCAAGTCAAAGTTTGACGATAGCCTGTGTATCCTAATGCTCTAATAATTGATTGTGCCATGCTGTGCCGTTAAATCTGGTACCAAATATCGCCGTTGTTGCCACCACTGGGGTTGGCTGTGGAAACGTATCTTATCCCAAAACCATTGCTGTTTGTTGCAATACTCAATATGCGGTTAGTACTTAGATCGCCGCCGCCAGTGAGTCCAGCGCCAGCAATGATTTGTAGTGTAGTAGATGGGACACCTAAATTGGTTCTGGCTTGTGCCGCAGTAGAAGCACCGGTACCACCATCTGCTATGGCAAGATCTGTGATGCCTGTAATAGAGCCACCAATGATAGCAACTGCGCCTGCGTTTTGTGTTGCCATTGTGCCTACATCAGTTACAGCACCGCTTCTAAGACCAAGATTGGTACGTGCTCCGCTTGCGTCGTTTGCCCCGGTACCACCGTTGTTCAGGCCCAGTGGTGCAGACAATACGTTGATATAGCCGCCATTGATGCTGACATCATTGGCATTTTGTGTGGCCATGCTACCTAGTCCAAGATTGGTTCTTGCTTGAACTGCTGTATTAGCACCAGTACCGCCAGACGCAACTGGTATTGGGTTGATACCGCTGATGTTACCGCCAGTGATGTTGACGTTGGCACTACCTTGAGTGGCCATTGTGCCAAGTCCTAGGTTAATTCTGGCAGTTACTACGTCGGTTGCACTGGTACCGCCAGATGTAATAGACAGTGGACTTAACAATGATTGTACAGTGACACCTTGAATAGTACCGCCAGTAATGCTAACAGCGTCACTGCTTTGAGTAGCAATAGATCCTAGGCCTAGATTATCTCTAGCAGTGGCAGCATTATTGGCATTGGTACCACCGTCTGCAATTGCCAACGGAGCGATGCCTGCAATAGTACCGCCTGTGATATTGACAGCATTGCGGTTTTGTGTAGCTATACTGCCCAATCCCAGATTGCTTCTTGCACCGGCAGCATCAGACGCACCAGTACCACCATCGGCTATAGCAAGATCAACAATGCCTGTGATCTCTCCGCCTGAAATATTAATAGCGTTGGCGTCTTGAGTTGAAACACTGCCTAGTCCTAAGTTTGTTCTTGCATCTCCGGGAGTGGCCGCACCTGTGCCGCCAAACGCCACAGCAATTGGTGCAACACCGCTGATAGAGCCACCAGTGATAGTCACACTATTGGCATTTTGTTGACTCATTGTACCCAATGTACCAGTGATGTTTTTTACAAATGCTGTGGTAGCCAACTGATCAGTGTTGGAGTTATTGGGTGCAGTGGGCGCAGTTGGGATGCCAGTAAATGCTGGTGAATCTTTTTCACCTTGTACAAATGCTGTTGTGGCAATTTGTGTGGAATTTGTGTTGTAAGCCGCAGTTGGTGCAGTGGGTGTTCCGCTAAACGCTGGGCTAACTTTGTTGTTTTGTACAAATGCTGTGGTGGCAACAATATTGCTGTTGTCTGTAACAGGCACAGTGGGTGCTGTGGGAGAGCCTGAAAATTCAGGACCTGACGTTACAAAAGCCGTTGTAGCAATTTGCGTGGTATTTGTGCCAGCATTGGCTGTGGGCGCAGTGGGCACACCGCTTAATTGCACACTGTTTGTGACAAAAGCTGTTGTGGCAATCTGTGTGGTAGCTGTGCCTGGAGCCGCTGTGGGCGCACGTGGCGTGCCCAAAAACTGTGGGCTAGATGTAACAAATTCTGTTGTGGCAATCTGTGTAGTTGATGTACCGGTAGCTGCCGTGGGTGCTTCGGGTACACCGCTGAAAACCGGAGAAACCTTGGCTTCTTCGATGTTTTGTTGAGTGGCCACAGGTGCCCAAGTATTGGCGCTGTTGTACACACTCAGTGTGTCTGACGCAGAATTGTACCATAATTGCCCTGTGATAGGGTTATTGGGTGCTGTGGAATTTGTAAAATTTTCCAGTAATTTTACGTAGTTTTCGTTTTCGCTTTCACCATAGCCAGCAACAGCTCGGCCTACAAGCGCCAAGCTGGTAGCACTGGTGTTTATTGTGCCGTCTGCAACAACGGCTAAAACCTGACCGCGACTGTTATTGATAATATATGACATTGAATAGCTCCGAACTCGTGTATTTAGCGGTCTAGTATCTTTTGGTAAATAGCATACAAGGACAGGATTTTATGGCACAACAGTTTATTGACATTGGAAACACAGCCAATGACGGCTCAGGTGATCCGTTAAGAACCGCATTTACCATCACTAACGAAAACTTTAGTGAACTCTACAATATTGGTGGTATTTCGGGTATTGCTAACGGCACTTCAAACATTCAAATTATTCAGGATTCTACAGTCAGTATTTCCAGCGCCAACGTGGCCAACGTGCTGGTTGTGTCTGGAACTGGTGCCACAGTACAAGGGACATTGCTTGCAAATTCTGCTATTTCTGCCACTGGTAATATCACAGCTTCTGGATTCTTTTTAGGTAACGGTAGTTTGCTAACTGGTGTGGTTAGCCAAGCCAATGCCGCATTGCTGATTGGCAACACACTCAGTGCCAACGTCACAAATTCTACACTGACCACTGTGGGTGTGCTATCTTCGCTCAGCGTGGGCGGAAACATTGTTGGCGGTAACATACAGACTCCGGGCACAATCAGTAGCTCAGGTAATATTGTATCGCAGAACTTAAACACTGGCGGCGTAATGAGCGCCACAGGTAATATTTTTGGAGCCAGCGCAGAATTTACTGGGGCTGTTTCAGCAGTGGGCAACATTGATACTCTGGGCAACATTGCTGGTGGTTATTTTATTGGTAACGGTAGTTTGCTGACAGGTATCCAAGCCACAACTGGTGCGGCGTTGTTGACTGGTACTACTTTGAGCTCCAACGTTGTCAACAGTTTCTTGCAAACTGTGGGTACTTTGGACAGTCTTGTTGTAGCCAATAGCCTGGGTGGCACAGGTAACGTCACTGCCAACAACATTTCAGTGGGCATCAGCATCAGTGCTGGTGGTAACATCACTGGTGGTAATTTGGTTAGCTTGGGCGCAGTAACTGGTGCTAGCTTTAGCACAGCAGGTGATATCACTGGCGGTAACATTACCGGCAGCCTGACCGACGGTAACATTGCTGCCAACAACATCAATGCCAATACCTTGGTGACTTCTGCCAGTGTTTCTGCATCAGGTAACATCACTAGCGGTAACATCAACACTGGCATTGTCAGTGCCACAGGCAACATCACAGGAACCAATATAATATTAACTGGGTCAGCCAATGCTACCCTGGGCTTCAGTACTTTGGCCACTGTCAGTGCCACAGGTAACATCACTGGTGGCAACGTCAATGCCAACAGCGATTTAGTGGCCACTGCCAATGTACGTGGTGTTAACTTGCTGGCATCGGCCAATATCACGGCCACAGGTAACGTATTTGCCACTACATTCTTTGGCAATGTAACAGGTAACATTTCAGGCAACTTGAATGTCAACGGTAGCAACACTCAAGTGCTGTTTAACGATGGTGGCAATGCCAACGCCACAGCAGGATTTACTTTTAACAAAGTCAGCAATGCAGTAACAGTGATTGGTACGCTGACTGGTGGCAACATTGTATCTCCAGGTAACCTAAGCATCACCGGAGACGCAGTGGTCAACGGCAACCTAACTGTAAACGGCTCTTACGAATACACCAATGTAACCACACTGGCTGTAGAGGATCCTGTGATCTCCATAGGTCGTGGTGCCAACAACACTCCCTTGGGATCCAGCGACGGCAAAGACCGTGGTGAACAACTCTATTACTTCGACACCCAAGAACGCAGTGCGTTTATTGGCTATCAAGCATCTAGCAACAAACTCATTGCCGCAATTGAAGCCAGTGTCAACAGTGACATTGTCACTGTAACACAATACGGTAACCTAGTAATTGGTAACTTAGAAGCCACTGTGGTTTCTGCATCTGGCAACGTCATAGGTGGCAACCTAAGAACTGCAGGATTTGTCAGCGCCACTGGCACCATTACTGGAGCCAACATCACAGGCGCTAACTTATTGACCAGCGGCTTAATATCGGCCACAGGCAACGTCACTGGTGGCAACGTTATTACTACTGGACTGGTATCGGCAGCTGGCAACATCACCGGTGCTCTAGCACAGTTTCAAACTCTCAACGTCAACACTGTTGCCAACATTTCTGGCAACGTTATTGGCGGTAACTTGACCACAGGTGGTATGGTTATGAGTAGTGGCATCATCAGTGCCACAGGAGCCATACAAAGTTCCAGTAACGTAGCTGGTGCCAACGTCACAGCATCACAGAATGTGTCAGCAACCGGCAACGTCTTAGCTGGCAGTTTCTTTATTGGCGATGGTAGTTTGATCACCAACGTAGTTGCGGCCAACATTGGAACAATTGGCAGCATCAGTGTAACCGGCAACGTACAAAGCGGTAACACTCGTGCGTCAGGTGTGATCAGTGCAGTGGGCAACATCATTGGCGGAAACGTACAAACTGGCACAGTGTCAGCCACCACGGTCAGTGCTTCGGGCACTGTAACTGGCGCATCATTGTCATCATTAGGCACTGTGATAGGTACTGGCAACGTCAGCGGGCAGAACTTGACCACAGGTGGACAGGTATTTGCAACTGGTGCCATAACAGGCGGAAGTTTCTCTACAACAGGTGCCATCAGCGCAGCCGGCACTGTAACTGGCAGCCAGTTCAACGGTTCAGGTGCAGGGTTAAGTAACTTACCAGGCGGAAACGTATCAGGTACAGTGGGATCAGCCAGCTTTGCATCATCAGCTAGCACAGCAACCACAGTGACGGGAGCCAGCCAGCCTAACATCACTAGCTTGGGTACATTGACCAGCTTATCCATCTCGGGCGGCCTAGATGTCAATGGTATTCCAAACTTTAACCAAGGACTGTACATGGTAATTCCTACTAGAAACGGTGACCCGTCTACCAGTACTACTGGTTCATTCTACTTGAATACAAACCTGGGTAGATTGCGAGCTTATTATTTTAACAGCTGGAACAACGTTTAAACAGGTATTATGGCACAACCAACTTGGATCACACCCGCAGGCAGTTTAGGTGTAATACCCGAAGAGGTATTTTACCAGCAAACACTATTGGCCGATGTTCCGGCCATTGGTGCTCCCACAATCACCAGTGGCACTACCGCTGGTACTAATTTAATAACCTGCGCCAGCACTGCTGGCGTAGTAGTAGGCTATAGAGTTATATTTTCTGGCACACCGTTTGGTGGATTGCAAGCCAATACACCTTATTTTGTTCTCACAGTCAATAGCTCAACTACGTTTACAGTTACAGCTGACCCAGAAACTACCACACCAGTGTCGCTGACAACTGATACTGGCTATCTTGTAACAAACTTTTATCAACCAATATACTATCGTCTCATTGCTGGTACACTGCCAGCAGGCGTGCAAGTCAATGCTCGTGGTAGCATAACTGGTGTTCCTCAAGCATTAACTACTATCCAAGGCGTGCCTACAGCAGTGGCCACAGACGTTATTAGTAAGTTTGTAATGAGAGCATATACACAAAAACCCGACGGCAGCGTAGACAGAATTGCTGATAGAACATTTACACTGACTATTACTGGCAACGACGTCCCGCAATTTGTGACGCCGGCTGGGCAAGTAGCAACATACTACGACGGAGATTACGCCAATGTACAAATTCAAGTTGAAGGTGTGGATCCCAACGAAACCAACATTGTCAGACTAGTTGCTGGTCAACTTCCGCCTGGTACAAGTCTAAGCACCACAGGATTGATATCAGGGTATATTCAACCAGCACGAAATGTCAACGAACCGCCTGGGTATGATTTAACGCCCAGTGGCAACACGCCGTATGACTTTATTATTTCGGCCATTAGCAAAAACTATCAATTTACTTTGGAAGTTACCGATGGCAAAAGCAGTAGCTTGCGAGTGTTTACTATCTATGTTTACAACCGCGATGATCTAACTGCTGACAACACCACTATCACTGCCGACAACTCACAGGTCACCGCAGACGAAACTACAGAACGTGCGCCTTTCTTGCTGAACTTTGAACCCAGCAGTTTGGGCATTGTTCGTAGTGACAACTATTTTGCCTATAGATTTGTGGGACAGGATTATGATTCAACCGAAGTTGAATATGCTATCACAGTTAACCAAGGTGTGGGCTTGCCACCGGGTCTATCACTAGATCGTTACACTGGTTGGTACTATGGTTACATTCCTGACCAAGGTATTACAGAAATTGACTATAGCTTTTATATTCAAGTACGTGCCAGAACACTGGTGTGCAGTGCTACTGATTCAGCAACTGACCTTATAACGTGTGATACTTCAACCCGTGCTGATTTTTATGTTGGCACCGAAGTTGTATTTGAAGGTGAAACTTTTGGCGGCATTGTAGCTGGTCAAGTTTATTACGTGTCCACAATTCCTGATGACACACACTTCAGTATCACAGCCACTATAGATGGCCCAGTGTTGGCATTGACCGATGCCACTGGTGAAATGTTGGCCATACCTGAAGATTTACCACAAAGCATACTGTATCCGTTTACGTTAACTATTACTGGTGCTGTGGATCAGGAAGTCACTTGGCTCACAGACAGCTTCCTAGGGTACCTGGAAAACGGTCAAATCAGTTTGTTCAAAGTAGAAGCAGTCAACCGTGGTGGCCGACGACTGTTTTACAGACTAGGCAGTGGCGACTTTAATCAGTTGCCACAAGGATTAAAACTGTTGGAGTCGGGAGAAATTGCAGGTCGTGCCAGTTTCAACACATTCAGTCTTGATCTAGGCACAACAACAATTGATGCAAGTCAGAGTACCGTGACTGGCATACAAGAAACAACATTTGACTTGACATTTGTATTCACTGTCAATACCTTTGCCACAGATCCTTTACAGTTAATCTACGAAGTGGCCAATGTTACTGTGATCAGCGGCGGCTTGAACTATCAAACTGGTAACCTTGCTCCGGTAATTGGATTTAGTAGCCCCAAAGGCGCACTGGCCGAAACAGCCGAAGCTCTTGCTGTGGTATCTGGTACCAGCATTGTAGAAATCAACGTTACAAATCCTGGTGCCGAATACACCAGCCAGGCCAGTGTTTTTGTTGCACAAGGCTACGGCGGGTCAGGTGCGCAGTTACAAGCCAACATGAGATTGACTGGACAAAAAGAAATTGTTTCTGTATTCAAGCAGTTTACTATTAAGTTAATACGTAGATACAACAAGCCTTATCAAAACTTGTTTGTGTTGGCCATGCCTCCACAAAACGATCGTGTGTTGTTGACTGAACTGTTAAACAATACTGAAATATTTCCACCAGAGTTTATCTATAGACCGGATGATCCAAACTTTGGATTGGCCACACGTGTGAAGTACCAGCATGCATTTGGCATTGCTCCTGACACTTACGAAACATACATTTCCAGTCTGTATGAAAACCACTACTGGAAAAATTTAATTTTAGGCAGTATTAACACAGCACAGGCTATTGACCCCGAAACTGGAGCAGTGGTGTACGAAGTTGTGTACAGTCAAATCATTGATGATTTGGTAAACGCACAAGGTCAAAGTGTAAGCAAAGCTGTGGCCCTGCCATATGCTATAGAATTAGACAACGGCACTGAAGTTCGTGTGGTGTACCCCAACAGCCTTGTGAACATGCGAGATCAAGTGATTGATGTTGTGGGACAAATATCAACCAAACTGCCACTGTGGATGACTTCTAAACAAGCTGACGGTCGAGTGTTGGGATTTACTCCAGCTTGGGTAATTTGTTATACCAACCCTGGCAAGAGTGCGCAAGTTGCATATTATCTCAATCAGTTTGGTCCCGCATTAAACCAAATTGATTTCAAAGTAGATCGGTACGAACTTGATGCTACTTTGAGTCGCAACTGGGATCCATACACACAAAATTGGACACCAGAAGCCAGCCAAACAACATTTGACCGTATCAACGCCACAGGTTATACTGACATAGGCATTGTCAATGCTTGTACTGAATTAGCATTCAGTGATGTCAATGGTAGAACTGTGGAGTATATCAATGCCCTGGGAGGGTTAGACGGTGTTACATGGGTAGCATCTGGCAGTATCAGTCCTCCTCCTGGCACCCGTGTAACTGTACGCAACGGTAGCAAAATTATTTTTGTTCGTCAAGAAAACTACAGCAATATTGATGTTGAACAGGGCTGGAGTAATTTCTTACAACCATATGATGACACGGTGTTTGATTCGGGCACTGTCCCAGCATTTTCAGGATCGTTTGATTATGCAACACCGGTTCTGGGCGGATTTGCCAGCACATGTTCAGCTACAGATGCCGCAACTGACAGTATTGTTTGTGATACCACAATCAACATGACTGTGGGCGACAAAGTTTACTTCACTGGATCTACGTTTGGTGGCATTGACGCCGAAACTGGACTGGGCCTAACTCAAGTATATTATGTTACCAGCATTGGCGGCTCAAAGTGTACTGCCACAGTTTCCAGCACTGACCGTATTACATGTGCCAGCACTGCTGACTTGTCTGTGGGCGACGAAGTATGGTTCACTGCGGTAAGAATACTTTCTCAAGCCACTAGAACTGAGTTGTTAGGCAATCAAATAACCTGCAACGATGTCACTGGCTTGGTTGTTGGGCAACCTATTGTGTTCAGCGGTACTACATTTGGTAACATTGTTTCTGGATTTACATATTATGTTGCCAGCGTCAGTGCTACTACAAAGAAAATTACTATAAGCAACAGCTATCTTGGGCCAACTTTTAACTTGATTGATGCCACAGGCAACATGGAATATCTTGCAGGCGGCACATTTGGTAACGTAGAAGACCGTTTGCCCAATGGCGAAGCTCGTGCCTATTTTGTTGTTGAAGTGTTTAGTGCCACACAATTTCAGATCAGTGATATTCCTGGCGGTGTTCCAGTGCAGTTAACCAACAGCAACGGGGCAATGACTGTAAACTACGGCAAGTTTCAAGTTAGTGAAACACAGGGCGGAACACCAGTTGTGCTGACAACTGCTTCAGGCACAATGACTGTAAATTACGCAAACGATCGCATGGCAATATGGGATCTCACTATTGACGCCAGCGGAGTGTTCCACTTGTCAATTGCTCAAGAAACTGTGTCCAACGACTATGTTACTTCAAGTCAAGGCGCCAAGTACTCTAGTGGAACGTATCTTTATAGACCAGTTGCACCTGGGCCAGAACTCACAAGAGTTAGCTGGTTGCCGCTAATTACTGCCACAACTGTTGTGAGCACAGAAACAACATTTGACAAGAACAGCGTACAGTGGGTTGAGCCAGTTGATATGTACGACCCAAGCGATACCAATGATAAATATCTCGTATTTCCCAACGCCCAAATTGTTGAGTAACTAGGAACCAGAATGACCAGTGCAATTAACCCAAACAACATTGATACAGAATATCCCGTAGCCGGGCAGGACAACAACACCCAGGGATTCCGTACCAATTTTACCAACATCAAGAATAACTTCTTGGCTGCTGAAACTGAAATCAACGACTTGCAAGGCAAAGTCTTGCTGAAGGCTTCGCTCACAGGCGGAACACTCAACAACGATCTTGGCGGATCATTGATTTACAACGGGCAAATTCAAGATTTTGCACTGTCAAGAGTTGCCCTAGGCACAGTAACCGGGGTTGCAACCATTAACTATGCATCTGCACATTATCACACCTTGACCACAGGTGGCGCAGTAACATTGACATTTACCAACTTTCCACCAGCCGGAACAGCGGCTATCGTCAAAGTTCAAGTCACAGTGGCATCAACTGCACATACTCTGGAGTTTCCGGCAGCCGTTACAGTAAACAATGTTGGCATTCAAGGCTTGACTGTGAGTGGAGTAACTGGTGCTAGTACTATTACTTTTGCAGCCACTGGCGTGTATGAATTTACATTTGAAACTTACACCAACGGCAGTACTATTTCTGTCAGCGAGTCCAACAAAGAAATTGCACCATTCAACAACAGCAGTGAAGACCTTGCTCCCACAACCGCGGCAAGCTTGGCAAAAACTGTGAGTTATTTTACAACTGCTGGTGCAGAAACAGCAACACTGGCAGCCGGAGTTGCTGGACAAATTAAAACATTTGCCATGTACGGCGACAGCGGTGACATGGTAATCACTGTTACCAACGCTGGTTGGAAGAGTTCAGGCACAGGCACAATTACATTTGATACTATTGGCGATGCTTGTACCTTGCAATATATCAATGACAAATGGTTCTGCATTGGCAACAATGGTTGCACGTTTGCATAAAGTAGAGAGAACAGTACATGACAAGTCAGATTAATCCAAACAACATAGATGGCGCATACCCAGTTGCAGGCCAAGACAACAACAGTCAAGGTTTCCGAGACAACTTCACCAACATCAAGCAAAACTTTCAGTATGCAGAAAACGAACTCAATGACTTGCAAAACAAAGCTATTTTAAAAGCAGCCTTGATTGGTGGCGTTCTTGATAACAACATGAACGACAACCTGATATTTGCAGCCAAGATACAAGACTTTTCGGCAACAGCAGTCAGCGTGGGTACTACCACAGGTACAGTGCTGTTGAACTATGCATTAGGGCACTATCAATTAATCACAACAACTGGTAGCGTGTCCTTGAATTTTGCCAACTTCCCCACAACTGGAAGTTATGGTTACATGAAAATTCAAATCAATATCACTAACGTGGCGCACACACTGACACTGCCAGTGTCTGTGAGTCTGGGTCTTAGTGGTATTCAAGGTATTAGCCCTGGCAATCCTGGCGTCACTAACACAATCACATTTGGTCAGACTGGTAGATATGAATTTGGATTTGGCACCAGCGATGGTGGAGCAACTATTACACTGTTTGACTTAAACCGTGCGTTGACAAACTTCACCAGTGCTGACATCAACACTGACGATATCACTGCCACTGGTACTATTGTAGCAACTGGCAACATCACTGGTGGTAACATTAACAGTCCTGGTCTAGCCAGCATCACTGGCAACGTTGTCAGCGGCAATATTGTAACTGCTGGCCAAGTCACAGCCGTTGGTAACATTCGTGGTGCTAACGTTACTACAGCTGGCTTAATGAGTGCCACTGGTAACGTGGTGTCTAATTCCAGTGTGTTGGGCTTTGTTAGACCCAGTGCTGGTACTTCACTAACACCGCCTATGACGTTCACTGCTGGCGGATTAAATTCTACTGTTGCCCCGGGTATTGTTGAATACGACGGTGTTGTATTTTACACTGCACCTGTGGCCAGCCAACGTGGTGTTTTGCCCAGCGTACCGTTTGTTTGTTTAACCAGTGATTATGTGGCATTGAATTCGTCAGCGGCTCAAAAGGTATTCAACTCGCCCACAAACGGTGCTATTACATTGCCGGCAGCCACAACTTATCAGTTTGAGGCATTGTACTACATTACTAGAAGTGCTGGAACCACAAGTCACACCACTGCCGTGAGTTTTGGTGGCACAGCTACATTTACCAGTATTTCGTATGTTGCCGAAGCATGTACAACTACAACCAATGCCCTGGGTGCAGTTAACCGAATCATTGGTACCAGCGTAGGTGCCACAGTGGTAACAGGCGCAGTAAACACAACCACAGAGTTTATTACAATTAAACTCACAGGTACATTGAGAACTAACACCGGTGGTTCAGTTATTCCGCAGTTCCAATTCTCGGCAGCCCCAGGTGGCGCACCCACTGTGTTGCGCAACAGCTATTTCATGCTGACTCCGTTGGGCACTAGCTCGGTATCTTCAGTTGGAAACTGGTCATAACCAAAAGATTTGACTTTTAGCTGTGGTCAGCATATAATTGCTAAATGGAACATCCTTTAATTGGCAACCTCGATGACTTAACAGTGGATCAGTTGTCCGAAAAAGTCGGAGAGCTTCACAAAAAAATGAGCATTGCCCAAACGACCGGCAACGGAAATTTGGTGCATCAAATTCGCATGGCCCTGGAAGCCTACAACAACAAGTACCTTGAAAAACTTAACGATAGCTATCAAAAGCAAAACCCAGGTAATATTGACTTTGATGGCAAGATCAAAATCGAATGAACGTAAGAATCCAATATGATGTAGAATTCCTTGGTAGCACGTACTCCGAGGATGGGCTTTCCTTAAACAAATACACGGCCAGTATGTCGCTAGTAACTGGCACCACTGACAAAGTGCAACTCAATGTGGCCATGGAGCGATTAAAATGTTTTGTGTATGCCATACTCAAAGATGCTGTGTTTATCAATCAAGCACGACGCGAGCATGCTACACTGTTGCGCATGATGGGTGTAAACATCACTACTTTGCCAGAAGAACCAGTTGACCAAATCATTGGCATGATGTTATACTGTAAGCTCAATGCAATCATGGAAGGTCGATTGATTGTTACTGGTGTGGACATCACTAGCGAACAAAGCGATGGAGTTTGGTACATGCATGACGAAGATGAAAGCATTGGGCCTTTCTCTCAATCAGGTTGGTGGGATCACCCAGGCACACTGAACCACAATGTGGAGTTTGAGGACGAAAACGAAAAGATTGTCAAAGTGCCAGTGGAATCTTGGTCAGATTATGAATTGAATTGGCCTGACGCCAACGGTGCGCCAGGTAACATTGTAGTGTATGCAAATTTTGGAAAAAATGAAGACGACTCAGTTCGGTGAAATTGTGCTTGATGAACAAGACTTGTTTGACTTTGCTATGCAAGGCCACAGTGTTGATCAGTTGACCAACGTCACCGTAGATGAAAATTTCAATATTGAACAGTTGGCACATGTGTTGGAAAATCCCCAAAGCTTGGTGACTTGGACATTTCCCAACAACAGCAACATCGGCGTACCTGAATTTGATCTAAAACAACAGAGTCAGTGGTTCATGCCCCAGGAATATAAAGACCTAGACATTGCTGAATATGTGCTGGGTTTGTGCGAAACACAAGAGCAACTGCAACGCTGTGGGGATGAGTTGCTGATGTTTCAAGAACGTAACTTGTTTGATTTGTTGCGCTACTTGAAATATCTAGTGGATACCATGAACGAACATCGCATGATTTGGGGTGTAGGCCGTGGTAGCAGTGTGGCCAGTTATGTACTGTACAAATTAGGTGTGCATAGAATTGATAGTATGTTCTATGATTTAGACCCCCAGGAATTCCTGCGTTAAATACTGTTTTAGGAGAACGCCATGACACAAAAAGTTTACAAAACAGCCCAAGGCAAAACTTTGGACATGGGCAAACTCATGCTACAAAACGAAAAGATTCGTGCTGTAGGCAACATGAAAGTCAACGCCCGCGGTGACGAAGTAGATGACATGAACAATGTTATTCGTAGCAAGCCAGAGCAAGTCAACAAACAATACAACAAACAAGTAACTAACCCACGTAGAAAATGAGTAAACACGCATTTGAACCACACAAGATTGCCCGGGCACAACTCAAGGCCCTGCGTGATCACGTCATTGTCACAGACATGAACTTTGAAACTCGTCTCAGCACCGGCGGCATTATTATCCCTGGCGACAACGGTACTACCAAAGGTATCCGTCCACGCTGGGGACATGTATATGCTGTGGGCCCTGAACAAAAGGACATCAGCGTGGGACAGTGGATTTTGGTAGCACACGGTCGTTGGACACGCGGCCTAGACATTGAAGATGAAAACGGCAAACGTACCATACGCAGAGTTGACCCCAAAGACATCATGCTTGTGAGTGACGAGCGCATGGACGACGAAACATTTTCGGATGCCATTCATATTGACAAGAAGCCGGATCATATGTTACACTCGTAACATGGGCTTCAAAAAACCACTAGACAGAAACAACACTCTTCAAGAACTTCGGCGTGCATACGTTGAAGTTCTTTCACCTTATAACGACGGATACAATGCTTGGACAATCAAACAAGATCTTTACCGTATAAAGTTTGAGTTAGATTTGATGCTAGAACAATGCCCAAAATTTGCCGACGAAGAGGAGTTTTTAAAACAACATGAACAACAGCGAATCTGGGCCAAGCTCAAACAAATGTAATGCCTGCGGCGAAGACATTCGCCCTGACTGTGATTGGCGGCAAGGACGTTGCCCTCATGCACCAGCCATGATTGACTCAATACTGCTTGACAGTTACCGATCAAGGTTTTATAATTTAATCAATACAATAAGAGGATTTTTCAATGAGCGGAAAAGGTAGTAGACCCCGGCCATTTAGTGTAACACAACAAGAATTTGATCAAAAGTTTGACAGCATTTTTGGCAAGAAGCCGGCCAAGGAATCTTATGTTCCACCACCACTGCCCGAAGACGTTGTCAAAAAAGAATCAAGCAAAGACAAACTAAAGAAACTATTTGGAGAATAATATGCAAGTAAGAGCAGAACAAATCAAAGAAGGCGGTGTGCCGTGTGGTTGCGGCCGCAGTCCCACAGGGTTTTGCTGTGGTTGGCATGCGCTGACTGAGGAAGCATACCAGGCCAAAGCAGCCGAATATGACTTGGCCAAGTATCGTGAACAAGCTGAAGAAATGTGGTTCAACGATGGATCATGCACCGGCGGAAAAGCAGAATAATCATGCAGCCGATACAGCCCCCACAAACGATCAAAATCTATCAGTTGGTGCGGCAAAGCGGCATGAATTTTAGTTCTATGGCAACTGCGACCACTGGCATAAATCTTGGACTTGGCTTCTTTATTACTTTACAAGAAGCTGAACATTATCGTACACTAGAAGTATTGAAACTCACCAGTGGCAGTCAAGATCGTTTTCACATATTTGAACTTGAAGTTCCAAATCCAGCATACAAAGGCAACGAATGAAAGAATTGCGCCGGACCACCATTCGTCACATGCCATTACCTCACCCAAAAAACAAGTTCAAGTATTGTTTTGAAATGCGCGATTATGGGGGCAATGAGCGGGCAGAGTTAGAAGCGTGGTGTTTAGCTGATCCAGAAAATCGCCGTTGGGGCAACATGGGGTACGTAGAATGTAAACTGGATAGTGATGCCATTGCGTTTATCACAACCTGGGGCATCAATTGTCCCAGGGCAATTATAAAAACACCTAAAGTTTTAGACAACGAAACGGTGTCCAAGCTTGGGTATAGCAGAGTAGGATTGGGTAATGTATGAGTAAGATACCTATATTAGAAAAATTTGCCGCACAAAGTCTAGTTGAACATGATGGTGAGCTAATCTTTAGTAAAGAAAAGTTCGCCGAGTTGGTTATCAAAGAAACACTACAAGTTGCTCGTGCTGGTATAGAATATGGCGATGGTATGGAAGATGCTGTTTACAAATATTTTGGAGTTGAAGAATGAAAGAATTATGGGTAGAAAAATACCGTCCCAAAAACATGGACGGTTACGTATTTGTTGATGATAATCAACGTCAACAAGTGGCAGCCTGGGTCAAAGAGGGAACTATTCCTCATTTGCTACTCAGCGGTTCGCCGGGCACTGGCAAGACTACACTGGCCAAGATGCTGATCAATGAGCTGGGTGTAGATGAGTATGACGTAATGTTTGCAAACGGCTCCAAAGAAGGTCGTAAGATTGAGTGGGTAGACAAACTGATCTCGTTTTGTCAAACAATGCCGTTTGGCAAGTTCAAGGTTGTGTTGATTGACGAAGCTGACTACTTGAACCCTAACTCAGTACAGCCCGCAATGCGTAACTTGATGGAAGACTACAGTCAAACAGTGCGCTTTATTTTGACTTGTAACTATCCCAACAAGATTATTCCTCCGCTACACAGTCGTTGTCAAGGCTTTCATATCGTCAAAACAGATCACACAGAGTTCACAGCACGTGTGGCCACTGTGTTAGTAACAGAAGGTGTAGAATTTGAACTTGATACGCTGGACAGCTATGTCAAGGCCACATATCCTGACTTGCGTAAATGTTTGAATCTAGTTCAGCTCAACAGCCAAACAGGTCGGCTAGTTGAACCCGGCGCTTCAGACCGCAGTACTCGTGACTGGAGACTGGATTGTGTGGAATTGTTCAAACACGGCAAAGTTCGAGAGGCACGTACATTGTTGTGCCAAAGCTCTACGCCAGAAGAAGCAGAAGAGATTTTCCGCTGGATGTATGACAACATCGAACTGTTTGGCAAATCGCCTGAACAGCAAGATCAAGCCATTGTGATTATTCGTAACGGACTTGTGAACAACACCATGGTAGCAGATACTGAAATTAACTTGAGTGCAACACTTATTGAACTGGGAAATATAGAATGAGATATTTGATGTTAACGTATTACCGTAAACCCAACGGTCAAATTGACGAAGCCATGGAAGTTTCAAAACGAGTACGCACCCGTGACCTCCAGTGTGCCAATGTGATTCTGGACTTCAAGCTACAGCGTGTGGACAAGTGTAGCATGGACGGTGCGTCTGTGCCCAAAAATTGGGACAGAATTGTCAGCTACTACTACCAGCATTATCCCAATGTCATAGAGCGACTGTTTACCGAAAACGGACACCCCATCAATATCATTGCAGATGCACCCGAGCAACCTCCGGTTGACCAAACAAAATAACTGTGTTACAATACTAATATGAAAAATAAAATCATTTTAGTAGATGCAGATGGTGTGCTGTTGGATTGGGAATACGCTTTTGACGTGTACCTACAAACGCACGGGTTCAACAAAGTTGAGGGCGGCCAATTCAAGTACGACATTGGCAAACGCTACGGCATTGAGCGTGATCAAGGCAAGAAGCTGATTAAGATTTTCAACGAATCAGCACACATTGGCTTCTTGCCTCCCTTGCGCGATGCTATGTTTTATGTCAAGCGACTGCACGAAGAACATGGCTATGTGTTTCACTGTGTCACAAGCCTTAGCAAAGACGAAAACGCACAAGAACTACGCAGAATGAATTTGCGTAAGTTATTTGGCGCCACTGCATTTGAAAAGTTTGTGTTCTTGGACACTGGTGCTGATAAGGACCAAGCACTGGAGCCTTACAGGAACTCCAACTACTGGTGGGTTGAAGACAAAATTGTCAATGCCGAAGTTGGGCATGAACTTGGACTTAAAAGTTTGCTAATGGAGCATGGTCACAACATGGACTATGAAAACCCAGCTATACCACGTGTGCGCAACTGGAAAGAAATATACGATCTAATTGTCAATGGCCAATAAGTTTTGTGGCTTTTTAAGCAATGGCCTGAGAGTACAAACTGACTGGGATCGACTCAAGGCCATGCCCTGTTGCGCTTATCCTGGCGCACCGGTGTACTTTGATGATCCCGAGTTTGACACAAAGTTTGTAAAAATACACAACCAAGTCAGTTGCACTGGTTGTAACTATCACCACGAACCCAAGAACAGTCTACGTGGGCAGGCCAGCCGTTTAGTGCCACCAGATGCCCAAAGCGGTGCTATAACGTACCTGGAACTCAGTATTGATCTAGAGTGTAATGCGGCATGTTTGAGCTGTAACGACAGTTTTAGTTCAACTTGGGCGGCGCAAAACAAAAAATTCAAAATCAAAAGCGAGCACGACTATCCTGATCCACAAGATCCCAGGGAAACTGTTGATCAACTGTTTGCACGTTATAACTTTGGTAGTTTGAACCAATTGTTGTTTTTTGGTGGCGAGCCCATGAAGGCTCCCACAACAGAATTGTTTTTAACTAGACTGGGGCAAGAATACAATATTGCCAACATTGAATTGACATTTGTTACCAACGCCAGTCTGCCACCCCCGCCAGCTGTCAGCGCACTGTTTAAGCAGTTTCGCAAAGTCAACCTGAACCTTAGTCTAGACGGCATAGGTGAACAGTTTGAATATTTGAGATTTCCGTTGAACTGGCAACGTGTAGTTGACAATATATCGTATCTACGCACATTAGATGTGGATCAGTTTCTAGTAACAGCAACTATCAATCCATTTAATGCGTACTACTGTGATAGGTTGATTAGCTGGGCTAATAGTTATTTTTCAGGGGATAGATTACACAGTGTGGCGTTTAGCAAATGTACCGGATTAATGGACTTGTACATGACGCCACAGAAATTAATCAATGTGTTGCGAGAAAAGTATGCTGACCATCCTCAGTTGGCAAGGATATTTAATTCAACCACAGCTCAAAACAACACCAAAATGATGGAATACATTGCTACCATGGACCGATATAGAAAACAGTCCTGGCAGCAAGTATTTCCCGAAGTGTGTGAGTACTTCGTTAGTTAGAGTACAGCTTTAACACATCTCCTATGATTTTATGACGTTGCACATCTCGAGATTCGAGTGCGCAAACTGCAATGCCCCCCACTGGGTGAGTAGTTAGGCGTTCGCACAAATCCATGAGTCCGTTTTCTCCGCGACTGCGATCTGCTTGCTCGACGTCACCGGTAATAACAATCTTGCTATTCTGCCCTATACGGGTCATCAACATTTTCACTTGAGCTGGAGTAGCATTTTGCATTTCGTCTGCGATGATCCACGAATTTTTAAAAGTCCGACCGCGCATGTAAGCCAGTGGCGCAATTTCGATAACTTGGTCTTCAATCATGGCCACAATATCTTGTGGTCTATAGTGTTCACGCAGTACGTCTAGCAATGGTCTAGTCCATGGCTCCATTTTGGCAACTAGATTGCCAGGCAAGAAGCCGTGTTGCTCTCCTTCAACCCCCACTGCTGGTCGGGTCATAATAATTCTCTCGCATGCTCCTTCTTTCAGTGCTTTGATAGCCGCTAGCATAGCCAAGTACGTTTTACCCGTACCAGCAGGACCCGCTGTGACAATAATGTCTGTATGATCATTTTGTAGAGCCAGAACAAGGCGTTCCTGGTTTCGTGTTCGAGGGACCAGTACCACAGGCCGCGATTTATACGGTTTCTGTGCCTGTTCAAAAGGGATTGTGTTCTCTACGTTGGTCATACGTTTTTGTGCTTTTTGTGCGCGATTTCTACTCAAGTGCAATTCTCCTTGTTGAGTTCGTCCAAGTCGGACTTGGTATTTACGGATACGCACAAAGACTTCTATAGGTATTGAATCACTGGTGTATTCGTTATAAATATCAACCAGGCGGAGATTTCTAGGAAATCAACAAGTCATTGATTGCGTATAAATAACAGCATGGACAAAGAGATTTTTAAGAACCACGAAGATTACTGGCAAGTTGCCGACAACATTCGCGACATTTACATGAGCGATGGCAGTCTCAGCACGTTGCTGGACTTTGAGCGTGTGCTTGACGAAGTTGATATCTATGCGTTTAAAAACTGGGAGATTGGTGAGCTAGTTGCTGGCCCAGATATTAGCAAGTACCGAGTGGGTTGCACATTTATGTGGCCTTTAAAACTCATGCCCGACCCACGTGGTGGACGCAGACTACTTCCGTTTGACTGCGAAGTGCGTTACAAAAAACAAAAAATTAAAATCCCTATCAAGATCACTGATCCCAGTGATTATATTCCGGGCACACACAAGGCTAGACTAATTGAAAAAGAAGTATGGCTTGTGGAAATTGTCATGCCCAAGGCCTTGATGAGTGAAATACGCACTGGTTCAATTGAGATGGAAGATCAAGAAATTGACCTGGGAGATCTAGACGATGCATACGAGCAAGATCTAGACAAAGAAGAATATCAAAACGACGAGCAAGCTCAAGATGCACAACAGAATCTACAACAGGCACAATAATCCACAAGCTTTGCTAGAAGGCTTGCAATACAAAGATCTTGACGGGATCATGAAGAGCACCGTTCACGTAGATGAATTTTCATCTAAAATGGGCGATGACGAAGATATTATTGTTTTGAGTTTTTTTGTTCGTGACAAAGCGGCTGCTCGTGACCTAATGGCTTGGTTTGAAAAAGGCTATGATTTTGTGCTAGACGCAGATGTCAGCCCTGGCGAAATCAAACCCAATCGTTATCTTGTGTACGTAGAAATCCGTCGTCGCAGTGCTGCCGCACGTAATGTGTACGAGTTGTTGGACGATCTCAGTACGCTTACAGAATTTGATCCTGATGAGTGGACTGTGGATTACGAAGGCAAGGAATTCCCATTCAGCGAAGAAGCATTTGCCAAGGCCATTCCCTTGACGCCTGACGCATACCGCAGATCACACGAAGCCGAACTCAACGACATTCGTGACGCAGCCGGTATCCCTCCCAAGAAAATTTACAAAGACAAAAAGTCCCCTGACATTGAGAATTTAAAAGCAGCCGCCGGTATCTAACTACATACTGGATGATTTTAAAAAGCTTTGGTTGCAGTTTTATCTGGGGCAGTGACTTTCCCAATTCCAGTTGGAGACCCAGTCTTGATACCTGGCCAGCACTGTTGGCCAAAGAGCTTGGATTGGTGTATCGATGTCATGCATGGCCCGGATCAGGAAACTTGTACATTGCCAAAAAAATACTAGAGCACACTGAACCCAACGATGTAGTGGTAGTGCAGTGGACTTTTATTGATCGTTTTGACTATCAGAATCACAGCGGCGAGTGGAAAACTATTAGGCCCATGGGCACTGATACTCTAACTCAAACTCACTATCAAAAAATACACAGCCAATATCGTGACAAACTAACTAGTTTAATTGGTATAAAATCCTGTATAGATCATTTGAAGCAGTTGAATTGTAAATTTGTCATGACATACATGGATAGTTTGTTATTTGAAACTAAGTGGCACAGTGACCCTGCTATCACAGCCTTGCAAAACTATGTTCGACCCCACTTGTTGTCATTTGACGACAAGAACATGTTGGAGTACAGTGTTGCAAACGGGCACCCGGTCAGCAACAACAATCACCCTTTACACAGTGGGCATGCCGCACTGTTTGAATATGCCAAGAAGAATTTTTTAAAGGAACTGCAATGAAACAACCCAAACGTATCTTAATCATGGGCTTACCTGGTGCAGGCAAAACCTATTTTGCCGCGGCGCTCAAGAAGTATCTTGAAACACACAGTGATTTTTTTCATCCCAACACAGAAACATTGAGCCAAAGCAGAGCCACAGTGGGTTGGCTCAATGCTGACGAAGTTCGCAGGCACTATAACGACTGGGATTTCAGCAGAGATGGGCGTATTCGCCAAAGTCTTCGCATGCGAGATTTAGCTGATGACAGCAACACTGATTATTGTATTGTAGACTTTGTTGCCCCACTGCCAGAAATGCGCAACAACTACAAAGCTGACTGGACCATATGGATTGATACCATTGAGGCTGGTCGTTTTGAAGATACCAACAAGATGTTTGTTCCGCCTGACGTGTATGATTTCCGCATCACCGAGAAAGAGGCAGAAAAGTGGGCTGAGTTTGTGGGCACACACATATTGGAAAACCGTCGACGTCCCACATTCAACTGGCAGCGAGAAACTGTGCAGATGTTGGGACGTTGGCAACCCTGGCATGCTGGGCATCGTGCGTTGTTTGAACGTGCCATTGCCAAGACCGGACAGGTTGTGATACAGATACGCGATTGTCAGGGCTGGCAAGGAAGTAATCCATTTGCTATAGAACAAGTCAAAAATTACATACGCCGTGATTTAGATCCCTTATATCAAGGACAATACGAGATACAGGTAGTGCCCAACATTGTAAACATCACTTATGGTCGTGATGTAGGATATAAAATTGAGCAAGAAACTTTTGACGATGCTACACATTCAATAAGTGCTACTAAAATTCGTCGGGAGATGGGGCTTGAGTGACCTAGCTCGCAGAAGCTTGGTCAAGACCATAAGTTGGCGCCTTACTGGTTCAGGTGCCACTTTTGCTATATCATGGATAATAGCGGGAGATTTTGCTATTGCTGGCACAATAGCTGTTATCCAGCTAATTTCAAACACCATACTGTATTTTGTCCACGAGCGGCTGTGGAACCGTATTAGCTGGGGTCGCAGGTAAATACCTGCATGTGGATAGTACACTTTTTACCCGACAGCTTATTACTTTGGTTCTGTAACATTCTGCTACTGTTTGGCATTGCTGCCACAGTGGCTGGATGGTTTGCACACAGAATCCCCTTTGTTTATCAATACCAACTCATACTCAAAATAGCTGGTGCTATTTTGTTGGCCTTGGGCGTGTATTTTCGCGGTGGTGTTGCTGTTGAGCAAGACTGGCGTGATAGAGTCACTGAGCTTGAAAGCAAGTTGAAAGTAGTTGAAGCTGAAAGCGCCAAGACCAACATAGAAATCAAAGAAAAAGTCATTACCAAGGATCGTATTGTTCGTGAAAAAGGCGAAACAATTATCCAGCGTGTGGAAGTGGTAAAAGTTGATCCCAAGTGCGAAGCATTGCCCAAGGAATACTTGGACATACACAACGAAGCCGCACGTATGAATTTGATTGTGGAAGAGCAATTAAAGGACAAGAAGAAATGAAATATCTAATCATGTCCTTAGCATTGTTTTTGTCAGCATGTTCCACAACTGTGCCAGTGAAACAAAAGTTTCCTGACGCACCTGACATACTCATGGAAAAATGTCAGCAACTAAAAACTGTGGCCGATGACAAGGGTACGTTAAAAGAGTTCTTAAAAGTAGTAATTGAAAACTATTCACTGCATTATCAGTGCGCTGGCAAAGTACAAGGCTGGCAAGACTGGTATATTGAACAAAAGCGCATTTATGAAAGTGTTAAATGAGATTTCGTGAGTTTGTATCAGAGATAGAGCGCCTAAGCAAAAGCGGGTTTGAAGGCGGCAAAGAATACCTAGACAGCTACGGTAGAGAAAAGTCTGTTCAGCCATTG